TTAAGGATTCTATCAAAAAGGGTTACTCAACAAAAACCGTTGTAAAGATGGTACCAAGTAAACCTTGGTATGGTAATTGGGAATCAGAAGAAGTATCTTATAAAGAAGTATATGATGATTCTATTACCTTCAATAAATATGCCAGAAAGATGGTTTATGACAGACTTAAATGGAATATTAAACAAGGTAGATATCCTGCACTCGTAGTATGTAAATTTATTGCACACTGTGAGAAATTATGCAAATACTTTAAAAAGAAGCTAGGAAGTAAATATAATATTGCCTGTGTGCATGTAGATACTCCTTCAAAGATAAGACAACAAATAATGAAAGATTTTAGGGAAGGCAAGATTGATATCCTGGTATCAACTACAATCATTGCTCGAGGTAAAAACTTTCCTAAGCTTAGGTATTTACTTAATGCAGCATCAATGGATAGCCAGGAAAAATCTATTCAGTTCCTGGGTCGTTTGGTTAGAACAGATTCTTCAAAGAAAAAGGTTTACCTTGATGACCTACATTATCCAGGTCCTTATCTTAATAGGCATGGTAAACATAGGAAGCAGTATTATCAAAAACAAGAATTGAAAGTTATTCTGTTAGAGAAGATATGGAAGAATCATCCTATTCATTCTTTATGAGAATACCTTACTTAATCTGTTCTATTAAGTACTATGGATAATTACTTTTTCCGGTAGGAGGAAGTAATTAATCTAATAGAGGGACATAGGGCATTAATCATTAAATTAAAAGATATGGAATTACTAATACTTGTAGTACTGGGAGTGATAATCGGAATACTTTATCTCTATTCATCTCAGTATGATTGCAATGAATACAAATACAGATGTCATCATTGCAAGAAGAAATTCAAGGAGAGCGATATAAAGGATTTAAGAGGTCCTTGGCATACTAAGGATTGGACTTGTCCTCATTGTAAACATCAAAATGTAACACTCAAAAGTTATGATTACTAAGTTATATAAGAAATTCATAGATAAGATAATCGGAGAGGAACAATCTCCTCTCCATGTTTTTAACTGTACTACCCTGGTATGGATATCAGATATACAATCTGTTCAGGTAATGGCTAACGAATACAAGGTATATTTTGATTTATCTTTCTGTTCAGGACTGCAGGTTAGAGTACTAACTTATACTGACTCTCGTTACTCACAACACTTGGGTGATATCAGGAAACTATTTATTAATGCAATTGGACATTCCTACTTACCACTGTATGAGTCGGAATTGAAGATTGGAGATTCAGCTATAAGACTAACAGAAAAAAAAATAGATGATTAATTATGGCAAAGAAAAAACAAATGCTTCCCGACTTAACCAAGCAGGATATCCTAACACCTTTAGATATCTCTCAGTTGGGAAGTAATGGAGACCCATGCTTTGGTATTGGGTATGATTTATCCACTAAAGAGTGTAAATTATGCGGAGACTCAGAACTATGTGCGTTCAAGATGTCCCAGAACTTGAATATTACAAGAAAAGAATTAGAACAGAAGAATCAATACAAAGATTTGGATGTATTAGAAGACACGGTTGGTATCAAGAAATACATCCGAGGCTTGATTCGGAAAGGGAAAGACAGAAAAGAAATTATCTCAAAGACAGTTGAGAAATTCGAAGTACCAAAGAAACGTATTAGAGAACTTTATAGAGAATGCAATGGGAAAGGTCAGTAAGTTAAGAATGATATGGGCAATGTTTAAGTTATATCTTAACAACCCAAATTATTATGTACGGCAAGATGATGTTCTTGCTGATTTGTTTATGCAGGGTGAATATGACGTAGAAAGATTCTGTCATTCACTCGGAGTAACTCCTCAACGAGGATTAACCTTTGGACAACTTTTAAAAGAATGTAATATATTATGAACAGATTCAGATTTATTAAAGTAAGAGACGTAAAGACTCCATCAAGAGGTAATGCAGGTGATGCAGGTTTGGATTTCTATATCCCAAGAAACTTAGACCCTCAACAATTAATCCAAATTGAGGCAAACCAATCTCCAAATCATTTTACTCCAGATTTTGTGTTGGGAGTAAATACAACTACCAATTTCATAACCGATATTCAGATTTATCCGGGAGGGAGAATCCTTATTCCATCAGGTATTAAACCTCTTATTGAACCTCAAGAGTCAATGCTTATGGCAGCTAATAAGTCTGGGCTTGCTTCTAAAAGAGGTCTTCTGTATACTGCCGAGATTGTAGATTCTCCTTATGTAGGAGAGATTCATATCGGTATAATCAATCTCAGTCGAGTAATACAGACTCTAAGAGTAGATGAGAAAGCAACCCAATTTATTCATGTACCAATCTATCTCACAGAACCTGAAGAGATTCAATCCGAAGAATTTTATTCTGAATCTCAAATGTGGGGAACTAGAGGTGAAGGGGGATTTAATTCAACAGGAAGTAAATAATGGATATACGTAATATAAAGGAAATAGTACCTCCTTTAGAAGTGGGTACTTATTTACAAGCTATGTATTCTCTTTCGTTAGAACAATTAGACGGCTACAGGCAAATAGAAAAGCTACCTGATTACCCAGTTGATATCAATAATCATCAAAATCAGGTAGTTCTTAAGGATTTTATTGCCCGGGTTATCGAAGAACTAATGGAAGGTTATGAATCTACATCCGAGGTAGTAAAGATATGTAAGAAGTGGGGATGGAATATCGAACAACTTACAGAGGATGAATATACCCAAGTACTCAATCACTTACAGAATGCCAATGAAGAACAAGGAGATGCTCTGGGATTCCTATTCACTTTGTTTCACTTTGCAAACATTCTACCAGAAGACATATTCTCATGGGGAACTTCTTATGTAATTGATTATTCTGATTTTAAGGTAAAAGACTTAAAGGATATAATCACTCTTGGTATGGCAATGGTTACTGAAGGTAGTATAGGTTTAGTTAATCGATTTAGAATGATTGATGAAGACCATGAATCAGTAAAGGATTATACTCCCGGGTTTAATACCTTAAGCGAAGCTTCTCATGAAGAAGAGAAGGTATTATTATTCGATGTAGTATATGAACTGAATATTGCAAGGAATCTTCTTAAGTGTAGACCCTGGAAACAAACCCAAGTAATGACTAAGGAATTAGACTTTCAGTATTCTTTGGTAAAAGCTTTCTATCTATATATGGGATTCTTGGGTATCCAAGGATTTTCAGATGAATCAATCTATAGGTTATTCTTTAAGAAACAAAGACTTAACCTCTGGAGACAAAAAACAAATTACTAATGAGTGGATGGAATAGAAAATTAGAGGGTCTTCAATCTAATACGGAGGAGACCCTCCACTCTTTGGAGTTTGCTACTTCACAAGAGGCATGGGAGAAATTGAACGAGGCTTTCTTAAGATTAGACCCTGTTCTTTTTGATAAAGGTGCTACTGCAAACAGTGGAGTTGCAGTAGCATACAACGTGTTTATAAAAATACGTAAAGCATGGGTAGACCCAGATTTTGATTATGGCCGGTGTTTTAATTACAAAGAAACTAAGTGGACGAGCTTATTGAATAATTATATTGATTTTAATAAGTTAGACCTCTTACGTAGCAAATTAAGAATCCTGAAAAACAAATATAATCAGAATTACAATGTTACGTATATGTTCAACAATCATCATGATAATGGTAAACAATGTTTAATTGCGGCGACTTTTTCGAAGAGATTTCAAGAGGACATCCCAGTTATTACAATGGTAATCAGAGCATCAGAGATTACAAAAAGGTTAATATTCGACTTCCTATTAATTCAACGGATGGCAGAATATGTGTATGGGCCGGACCAGTCAGTACAAATCAACCTATTTGCGACTCAAATGTATGGGAATGTAGAAACACTCTTAATGTACTCGGCTTATAAACCCCTAAAGAAAGTAATCAAGGGTATAGATAATCCTTGGACTAAAAGGGTTAAGGAGGTTTATAAGAAAATCCAAAAGGGTACAGAAAAGGAATGGTCTTCCTTTAAGGTATTCTTCCGAAGTTTTAAAGTACTTCGTCCGGACTTATACGAATACCAAGCTTTGTTAGCAAAGGACTTGCTATTAGAATATGAAGATATAGAATATCCAGAAAATGTGATATCCTATTCTCAACGTAAAGCATATAAGAAGAAACTTTTAAAGAAACAAAAGAATGAGAATCTACAGTAATTCTTTTGAGTTAATGTCAGAACTTGGCAGAGAACTCAACAGTTATGGTCAAACTGTAAAACCAAAGACCTATCAGAATCAAGTCATTGAAGGTAAAGAGGGATTCGAAACTAAGGAACTCATTTGCCAACAGTATTGCTTAACTTCACTCGGAGACCCGGTATGGTTATTTGTATTCTCTCATTCAAAAGAATGGGCAGATGCCGAGTTTGATGAAAGAATTGGTTGGTACGAATTAAATCCTGGTAAAGCTTGGGAACTGAGGAAAGATTTATGGGAACAGTTCCTGGTAAATGGTAGATTTGATTATACCTATCCAGAACGTATTTGGAATCAATTATATCTGTATGGTAGTACATCATTTAATTGTGATTCTGCAATGCAATCTGTTATCGAACTACTTAAAAGGGATAATGATACTCGTAAGGCAGTACTCCCTATATTCCATGGTACGGATTTAAGATTTCTCGATGGAAGTAAACGTATTCCATGTTCTATGTATTATGATTTCCTTATCCGTCAGAATGGTAAAGGAGAGAAGGTATTACATATTTGCTATCATCAAAGGAGTTCAGATTTTGTTACTCATTTTGGTAATGATGTATACCTTGCATGGAAACTTATGGAATATGTAGCTAAAGAGGTTGGAGTTAAACCAGGTTACTTATATCATACAATTGATTCTCTTCATTCTTACAAGAAAGATTGGAAATACCTAAATACCAATCTTGAAGATTTACAGGACTCATTCTAATATTAGAGGGATGTATCTACTACAGGTGGGTATGTCCCTCTTTCTATTTATAAATATATGGAAACGAGATATAAGATAATTAAGAATAAAAGAGAACTCAAGAAACTTATTGCTTGTTGCAAAGCAACTGGTTATGCTTGCTGTGACTACGAAACTAATGCTGAACCAATCTATAACAAAAGTTTCAAGCCAACTATTCTCTCGGTATCTTGGATGCCAGGATTTGGTGCTTCTATTCCCTTAGACCATTTCCAAACCAAAGAATATACTTCACCAGGGTGGAATTGGAAGAAGATGTTAAGGAAATTTGGGGAAGAGGTTATTGAGAATTATGATATTGTAAAGGTTGCATGGAACTGGAAATTCGATGACCAGATTAATCAAAAGTATCACATCTATTATAGGGGTACTTGCCTTGATGGGATGCTTGCAAAATATGTTCTCAATGAGGAAAAACCTCACGGTCTAAAGGATATGGTTAGAAGATATTTACCTGAATACGGTGATTATGAAAAGCAAGATAAATTCGATAAGATACCATGGGATAAGAAGGAATTAGACCCATTATGTAAATATGGTTGTCAAGATACAGACTTTACATTACGATTAATGATATTCTTTGAGAAGAAGTTAATTGACTTAAAGATGTATTCGGTATTTCGTAATTTATTCATGTGTAATTCTCGGGTATTAACTTCTGTGGAGAAAGAGGGATTATATCTTGATAGAGATTTCAATCAGAAATTGCTTGAGGAATATAAACCAAAAATTGATGCTGCTAGACAGGCAATCTATGATTTACCAAGGGTAAAGAAGTTTACCAAAAAATATAACCAAGGTAAAATTGAAAGATATATCGAATCTATTTACCAAGAACTTGAAGAGTTAGATTATAATGACCCAAAAGACAAACGTAAGATTGATTCAAGACAACAGAAAATATCTAATATTCGTGCAGGGATATTTACTACCAAGAAAGAACAGGAACTTATAAGACCTCTTAATCTTGGTAGTCCAGTTGATTTACCCCAACTCATGTATTCAGATTCTGGTTTTAAATTCCCAGTAATTAAAAATAATGAATCGGGTAAGCCAAGTACCGATGAAGATACTTTGGTTGAATTAAGGTTAACAATAAAAGACCCAGAATCTCCAAAAGCAATATTCCTTGATAAGCTACTTGAATTAAGAGGTTTGCAGAAAATGTATACTACTTATATTGAGGGTTGGCATGAGAAAGTTCAAGATGATTCTCGATTACATGGTAGGTATAATATACATGGTACTGATTCTAATAGATTTAGTTCGGCTGACCCAAATATGCAGCAAATACCAAAGACATCAGTAGACCCAAATATCAAGAAACAATTAGTTGCTCCTCCAGGTTATTTATATATGGCATTCGACTATTCTCAGGCAGAGTTAAGAATGATGGCTCATTTATCTGGAGATGAAACCTATCTGGAAGCATTTGCTAAAGGAGTAGACCCTCACCTTGGTATAGCAGCAGCAAAGTATGGTGTTTCAATTGAAGAAGCAAGTAAAGCTTATGAAGATGAAACACATCCGGATTATAAATTATGGAAGGTAAGGAGAAAGCAAGCTAAACAGATTGCTTTTGGACTTATTTATGGAATTGGTAATAAATTGCTAGCAGTTAAACTATCCGACCCAAAAGCGGGTATTATAGTTACACCAGAAGAAGCAGCAAAGGAAATGGAAGTATTCTTTGGTCAACATCCTAAGATTAGGAAGTTTAAAGAGAAACAAGAGAAATTCCTTCGTAAGCATGGGTATTACACCCAATTATTTGGTACTAAACGAAGACTCCCACAAATATATTCAAATGATAAGCAAGAAGTTGCTTATGCAATTCGTTTAGGTCTTAATTTCCCATGTCAGGGTGCTGCAGCAAATATGACCAATTTCGGAGCTATCCTTGTTTATTGGTTAATGAGACAAGGTAAATTACCCATGATGAAAGAAGCTTGTACAGTACATGATGCTGTATATATGTATTCTAAACCTCAAGATATTAACACATGGACTGTATATACAATCTGGAATATCCTACGTAATCCGAGTACGAAAAGGTATTTCGGATTTCAAGTTGATGATGTTGATATGGACATGGACTTTACCATTGGTAGAACTATGGCAGAGGAATTGCCATTTATTCCTGGGTATGATTATCGTAAGATGTTACAACCCGATTTCTCGGTAGAGGAGTATATGGAAGAGCATAAGAAATATAAGCATATTCACATCAAACAGTTTAAAGAAAGATTTAACAAACAAATAAAGAGATATGAAAAAGATTTTGAACGGACCCACCGTATGGCGAGCTAAGTGCCCATATTGTGATTGTGAATTTGAATATGATTATTCAGAAGTAGATTCGCATACATTTGCAGATGCTAAGTTAGTAAAATGCCCTGCTTGTAATAGGAATTTACATCATAAAGAAAATCCAAAATCACCTACAGAAGTGAAGAAAGAGGATACTATGACAACATAAAATAATAAAATATTATAAACTATGGCAACTGAAGAACAAATAATGAATACAAATAGGCTATCATCTTTAACTTATATGATATCTGCTTGTTTAGAGTTCTCTATCCAAAATCTTAATTATCAATTAGACCAATGTAATCTGAGATTAGTCGGTAGAGATAAGATGGTATTCAATAGAGTAAGGTCTCAGATAGAGCAACTTCAATCGAATCTAAAGTTATTAGAGGATTTAGCCTTTGGAGTAATGAAGGATGAAGATGCAAGGTTAGCTTATGAAGATGCTACCCATATTTATTGGGCTTTGTTTATGACTTTAGTAGATAGAGGAGGGACAGATAATCTATGCGACCTAAGATTCAAGGCTTTAATCGATATAATTGGTAAGTACGAATCTATTCTTCATTTGCCTGGTTTAGATATTGCATATCATTGCGCATTTGCTCAGGTATCTAAAGCAATTCAAGAAGGTAAATATTCAAAAGAAGATTTTAAGAATTTATTGAAAGTACATGAAGACGGAACTGAAGAAACTAAAGGTTAAATTCGAAGGTAATATCATAACCATAGATATTGCTAAGGAATTATCCATTAATGAAAATATCATTAATTCTCAGTTAAGGGAATCTCCTACTAGTTATTATATACTTTGTTCTTTAAGAGATAAGTATATTAAAGAAAGAGATGCTCTAGCAAGGGAAAAGGATGAAGCTTATTCTGCTGCTTGGATATTTATTAAAGAATCTAATGAAAGATTCAATAATGATTACGTTGCTCATAAGGCTAACATATCCCCAAAATATAAATCGATATATCAACGATATTTGAAAGCAGTAGAAAAGGCTAACAAGTATATTACAATATGTAGAGCTTATGAGTCTAGAGAGAATATCTTGAGGACTATTAATGCCAACATGAGGAAGCAACAATAATAACTATAAGTAATTACTAACTTTTAAAAACGAATTAAGAATATGAATTATTCATTATCTTTTATCTCTGCTATGGTAGCAGCTCAGTTTGATAATCAATTACCAGGATGTCCAACTGAAAACAGAGTTCTTATTTTATCCCCAAAAGAAGTAAACCAAACTCGGTCCGGGCTTATTATTCCGGAACAGGTAAAAGAGGGAGTTCCTCGTAAGGGAGTTATAGTTAAACTCGGTGAGATTACCGAAGAGTATAGAACTTACCGGGATTTGGTGCAAATAGGTAGAATAGTTACCTATGGTTTGTATGCCGGTAAGGAACTGGAATTTGAAACAGACAAGCTTACCCCAGGCTTACAACAACTTTTGGAAAAGAACACTTTAACGGTGTTGAGTATGAATGAGATAATTTACTCAGAACCAAATAATAACGATTAATATGGCACTTGACAAAAAGAAAAAGAAGAAAGTTTCATCAGATGGACTTTCTACAAAGGAAAAGATGCTAGCTAGAAAGAAACAGTTAGAATCTAAGGGAAACGGAAATGGTTTGGTATTCCCTAAAGAAGGTACTTTACGTATGAGAATCAAATCTCCGGGAGATGACCAGGAATTGGGTATAGAAATTGTTCAGTTCTATCTTGGAGGTAATCTGGGAGGAGTAATATCTCCGGCTACTTTTGATGAACCATGCCCCTTCATGGAAAAATATCAAGAATTGAAAAACTCAAAGGATGAGGATGACAAGGAACTTGCAAAAACTCTCGTACCAAGAAGAAGATACGTTATTGGTGGTCCGGTCTATGCAGACGAAAAGGGAACTAAATTTGATTACGAAGGTAAAGATAAGGGAGTTCTAGTTCCACGCTCTGTTTATCAAGATATTATCGACTTATACCTCGATGAGGATGAAGCTGGTGATATGACAGACCCAAGAAATGGATACGATATCAAAATTATTCGTTCTGGTTCTGGTAAGCTTGATACTACCTATTCTGCTCGGGCTTGTAAACCAACCAAATTGGACAAGAAGTACCAGGGTAATGTAGACCTGGAAGGTATAGTTCGTTCTCAAATTAAATCTTACGATGAACTGGAGGAACTTCTTGCTAAGTTCTTAAATGAAGATCATGGAGGAGATGATGAGGATGACAAACCAAAGAAAAAGACAAAAAAGAAGGGGATTCACCGAGACCATTATATGGAAGATGATGAACCCAAAAAGAAAAAGAAGAAACGTTACAAATCCGACATTTAAAGGTTAGTTAATATATGGTTTCATTCGAAGGTGGTAATTAGATTCGTTCAGTTATCACCTTCTTTAGTCTAAATACATTACATTATGGTATCAAAAGAATATTGGGCAAACTTATCAGATGAAGATAAGTCAAAGATTATAAGAAGATTTTGTGAAATTAATGATATTGGGCCAGACTTTGATTATGCAAAGGTGAGGGATTTTTCTGAAAGGGTTAAACAGAAATATAAAGAATCTGGAATATACAGAAATAATCAATTTTGGGAACATCCTGTTTTAATATTGGAATTGGTAGACCCTCTTATGGCAGAAATGATATTATCATGGATGTATGCCAAAGTAGAATTACCCAATGGAGAGAGGTCTGAAGTACCCTTCATGGGATATCACATAGTAGAACTTGTATTCGACAAAGTTAGTCTCATGAAGTTTACCGATGAAGAGAAAAACGTATTGAATCAGGCAATGAATATTTTAAAATCAAGAGGAATTTAATATGGCAAAGAAAACTAAGGTTGGTTTAAAGGTACCAACAAAAAATGAGATATTAAAGAAATATGGTAGTATCATGAGATTGGCTTCAGATACAGTAGAATCAAACTTATGGTTACCCTCTACTTTCTTTGCTCTCAATTATACCTTTGGTGGTGGTATACCCTTTGGTAAAGTCCTTGAAGTAGCTGGAGAAGAATCATCGGGTAAATCCCTTATTGCTTATAATTTTGCATACACTTGTCAACAACTTGGTGGTCATGTAATTTGGGTAGATGCTGAACAATCTTGGATGAACTCCTGGGCTGAAGCAAATGGTGTAGACCCAGAAAGGGTTACAGTATTAACCGATACTCGTATAGAGTATATTTCCGATGCAGTAGCAGATTTAGCAATCTATCTTCGTTCTCAATTAACTAATAATGAACCGATTCTCTTAGTGATAGATTCTATTGCTGCTATGGATTGTGCAGATAACATAGATTCTAAAATGGTAGAGGGTAAGGCTGAAATGGGAGGTAGAGCAAAAGCTCTTTACAAATACTTCCGTATCAGAAGTGAATTATTCTATAGATTAGGAGTTACACAGATTTACATTAACCAATTAAGAACTGCTTTAAATGTCGGATTCGGAAAAGATAACACAACTACTACAGGAGGTGCAGCACTTAAGTTCTACGCTTCAATCAGAGCTGCCTTTTACTCAGGCAGGTCTATCACTGTTAAACAGAAAGGTAAAGAACGGAAAGCTGGTAAATTGGTCACAATCCGACTTATTAAAAATAAGGTTGCTCCTCCAAGACCTACAATCAGTAAGTGCCCGGTTTACTTCAATCCTAAGTTCCATGAAGTAGGTTTTGATAGATGCTATGCTCTTGAGGATGTATTGGTAGAAAATGATATCATAGAAAAATCTTCAGGTGGAGTATATAAGTTCAAAGGAAAAACTCTTGCAAGAGGGGAAGAAAAATTCCAAAAGCTTTTGGAAGAGGATGATGAACTTCGTCGTAAACTATTAAAGAAGGCCGAGATAAATACTATCGGTACAACTAGAAAGAAGATAGTAGCATTGACTACTAATTTATATCCAGTAGATGGAGTAGAATATGAATCATTTAACGAATCGGAAGACGAGGAGGAAGACGATGAGTAAGAAAACAGTATTATTGATTGATGGGGAGAATATTCTCCATCAATCTTTTCATAAGTTCGAGAAACTTAAATCTACAGACGGAAAACCAAGTGGAGCAATATTCGGATTTTTCAAATCACTTCATATGTATCTTACAAGGTTTAAACCAAACGAAGTAGTTATAACATTTGATAATGGTCATTCACCAGTAAGGGATAAGTTATTGCCTAATTACAAAGGCCATAGAAAAAATATATCGGTTGATTATGAATCCTTGCAAATACAAAAGGCAATCATAATGAAGATATTGGGTATGCTAAGAATTTCTTATATATTTGATAAAAGGAATAAAACTCAATATGAGGGAGATGATTTCTTAGCATACCTAATTATTAATACTTATCGTTCGGATAATGTAATCTTAGTATCATCCGATAAGGATTTTAATCAATTGTTAAACAAGAACGTTAGAATATTAAACCCCAGAAAAGATGAAGTTATTCGAGTGGGCAATTGTAAAGAACTCTTCGGTTATCATTCACATGAGACTGTTCAGTATCTTGCAATGGTAGGTGATACTTCTGACGATATCCCAGGTTTTAAGGGTATAGGTCCAGTAACTGCAAGAAAGATATTAGACGAATATAAGTCAATCTACAAATATTTGGAAGCTAAGCCAAACAAGGAGTATCAAGAAGCTTGGGATAGAAATCGTAAACTCATTGACTTATTCTGGTTTGTAGGTAATGTACCATTAGATAAGATGCCTATCAAAAGAAAGAAGACTTTCAACTATGATAAATTTAGGAAGTTGTGCATAGAGTATTCTCTTGCTTCGTTCCTAACTAAAGAATTTATTAAACCTTTTAAAGAGTTATCCGAATGAAAATCATGTTTGCAGGTGCAAGTGGAGTTGGGAAAACCACTTTAGCAAAGGAAGTTCCCGGGATGATTAAGTTTGATGTATCAGAATATCCTCCGGTACTAGATTTTATATCTGGTAGTGTATCAGATTTAATCCCTAAAACAAAAGATATGTCTCATAAAGAGATGTTAGAAAGAGATTCAAAGGATTTATTAATGGAAGACTTTCAGGTAATGAATCTGAGAAATAAAATGTTTAGAGACAGAGATAGATTCGTTACAGATAGGAGCTATCTTGATTTAGCTGCTTATTTCTATTATAAACAAGCCAAGAATGTTCCTAAATGTGAAATGGAACACTTCTTCGAAACTTGCAAGATGTTACTCAATCAGCAATGTACTCACCTCATTCTATTAGACTTTACTACTGCAATGGTAAAGGAATGGGTTATGGAAGATAATGGCAAACGAATAGAGAATAATTACTTCCAGTTCTTAATATCTTCTATAATGGATAACGTATTGAACTTGTGGGGATTCTTACCAACTAAGGAAATATCTTCTATCTATAAGAATATATTTAAGAATCAACTCTTGGAATATGGTGCAACAGAAGGAGTAATCAAATCTCCGTATGGTGAAACTAAAGTTCTCTGTATAAGAGAAGCTAATTTGGATATTCGTAAGAAACTTATTATTGATTTTCTTCATGAGTAAGGAAGTAGTATTTATAGCATTCTCGGATTTGCACATAAATCTATGGGCAAAATTCAATGAGAACAACAATAGGACCTTGAATAGTATCAAGGTCCTTGACGTTATTGCAGGTCAATGTGAAAAGTACAAATGTCCTGCTTTATTCTGTGGGGATTTATTTCATAAGCCAGAATCAATTGACCAAGACTTAGCAATATTCGTTGCTGAACAGTTTGATAGGTTAGAGAGTAATTATCCAAAATTCAAAATGATTTACATAGACGGGAATCATGATTTGAAATCTGTAAATCGTATTGATAGGCTAACTAAGGGATGGCCTTTTGTATTTCATAAGAATTTTATGAGCTGTGTTAATTTAACTAGAATCAAATGGTGTTCTTATGGAGATTACCACATTTATGGGGTTCCCTACATTGATAATAATGTGGGTCTAAGTGAATATCTTAAGAAACTTAAATTAGATAAGAATGTAAAGAACATACTTCTTCTTCATACGGATTATCCAGGAGCAAAGGATACTGATGGTAGAGAAGTTGATTCTGTAGAAAATCTCAATGTAAATATCCTGAACCGATTTGACCTTGTATTATGTGGTCATATACATAAACCCCAAAGATTATCAAAGAAGGTTTATATGATAGGAGCACCTAATCATCAAAGAAGAACAGATAGGGATTGTAAATTGGGTTATTGGAAGATTTATTCTGATTTATCTATGCAATTTGTACACCTTAAGCAATTCCCTAAATTCGTAGATGTAGAATCTGAAGAGGATATTAAAGATGATGGCAATTATTATACTGTTTTACCTAAGAAAACTAGTAACTTAGTAAATACTAACCATAAAATTACTAAGCAACTTTCTAAGAAAGCTCTAGCAAGGAAGTATCTTAAGGAAAAGGGTATAACCGAGCAAGATAAGAAAGAACTACTGATTGACATACTTAAAAAAGCTGAATCATGTTAACATTTACAACAATGAACGTAGTAGGATTCTGTTCAATAGAGAACCTACACATACCTTTAAATCCAAGTTGTACCATACTTATCAAGGCATCTAATGGTAAAGGTAAATCAACTATCTTATCGGCATTGGTATGGGCAATATATGGTAAAAATCTAAAGGGAGTATCAGAAGTAACTACCTGGGAAAAGGTAAGACCAAAAGATTACCAGGGAGTAATGGTAGAGGTATTCTTTCAAAAAGGAGAACATATTTATAAAATTATCCGATGTCAGAAATGTAACATAGTTCTTGAGGATGGAGCTAAGGGTAAAGATAGACTTATCCTTATGAAAGATAATGAGGTAGTGAATGTAAAAGGTAAGAATAAACTCCAAGATGCCATTAATGCAGAGCTTGGTTTATCCTACTCTCTATTCATGAACTCAATTATGTTTGGTCAGGGTATTAAAAGGTTGATACAAGAATCTAATTCAGATAAGAAGAAGATATTCGAAGAAGTATTTGATTTGGAATTTCTTAATATTGCCAAAGGTATAGCTATGCAGGATAAAAATAACCTATTAGCTCAGGCCAATGAGGTAGAACGTCAATCTGCTATATTAAAGAAAGAGTTAGAAGCAAATAAAGAAGCTTACTTTGATTTACGAGATAGGGAAAAGGGTTTTAAAGAGAAAATCAAATCAGAACGTAGAGAATTAAAGAAAGATAGGGAGGACCTAACTAAGCAACTTATTAAAAAGCAGCAACAACTTAAGGACGAGGTAGAGCAGAGTCTTAAAGTTAAGATTAAGAAACATACAGATTATGTAGATGGTCTTAAATCTAAAATAAAACACAATCGTAATATTTCAGGAGTATCATTACCAGATTTTGTAAAGAAACTTAAGATACAGTTAGATAAAGGCCACTACAAACGTGCTAAAGAGAGCGTAGATATTATCTATAAAGCAATCATAAATTCGGATAAACTCCAGGAAGAGTATGAAGATGCTCTTGATAGGTTAGACGAGTTGAGAACTACAAACGAAAAGTATAAGAGACTTCAAAAAGAATGTGATGATATTGCTTCTGACATTGCTGATATTGATGAGGAGTTGGAAAAACTCAAACAAGAAAAACTTAAGGTTATGTCTCCTAAATATAAAGAGAAACTTAAGGAAATTCGAAAAACTCTTCGTAAGGTAGATGAAGATTACCATAACAAGGAGTTGGAGTTAGAGAACTACAATTGGTTAATCAATGATCCTCTTGGTAACAACGGAATCAAGGCTTACTTATTCGATTCATCTTTGGATATGTTAAATAGAACCCTTGATAAATATTCTCAAGTATTGGGATTTAGGATTGAATTTAATATAGACCTTGGCACCGCTAGAAAAGAATTTTTTACTTTAATAGAAAGAGATGGGCAAATTATTGATTATGATGAACTTAGCGGTGGAGAAAAACAATTGGTAAATGTGGCAATGGCATTTGCAATGAACGAATCTCTTACAATGTCTAAAGGTATAAACCTTGCCTTCTTGGATGAGGTATTTGAATCATTAAGCTCGGATAATGTAGAAGTAGTAACTTCTTTAATCAGACATACCTTTGCAGATAAAACCCTATTCTTAATTACCCATTTGGATTCTCTTCCTCTATCAAATACGAAAATCCTGCAAGTCGAAAAAGTCAATGGCCTAAGTAGTTATAATTTACTATAATGTTATAACTACAAGACATTAACCTATGAACTCAAAAAATAAAGGAAACAGATTTGAAAGAAAAATAGGAGCCTGGTTTACTCAGTGGACCGGGTTCAAATTTGAAAGGAATCGGGCAGGTTCAGGAGCTTGGCATTCTAATAAGGATGCCACTTCTGATTTAACCTGTACAGATGAAAAACATGCTCATCGATGTAAGATATCAATTGAATGTAAAAACTACAAAGATATCAAATTCGAACATGTACTTCTTGGTAATAAAACTTGTGATATCCTAAGATTCTGGGAACAAGCAAGTAAGGATGCTAAAAGGGCAAATAAGCTCCCTATATTATGTATGAGATATAACTCTATGCCTGCAAATGAATTTTTCTTTGTAGTAGAGGGAGGACCCGGTACTCTTGGAGATTTTATATGGGTACAATCTAAAAAACCCAGTATGTCAATTAGTACTTCAGTGAATTTATATGTATTTCTTGCAAGTGATATTCTAGAGAATGTTAATTATAAGCAAGTACATAAGCAAGCTAAGTTAATCATTAAAAAGAAGTAATATGAAACGTATCCCTTATTCTTATTGTATCTTCTACATAGAACGAAAGTATTATCAGAACATTAATAAAGAACTTAAAGAAAAGGGATATAAAAAAGTACGTGCCATTATCCCTACAATAAACGTTTTAAAGAAAACCGCAAAGGGTAAGATGATATTCGAAGAAGTACCAATCTTATTCAATTATGGTTTTATCAAGATGCCTACAGAGTTAGCGTACTCTAGACCTTTTCTAAACAAATTGAAGAGAAGTATATCAGGTATAAGAACTTGGTTAAAGTCTACAGAGACTCTTCATGAAAGAAAGAAGAAAGCTAGAATAGATAACTCTGAAGACTTTGATGATTTCTCATTGGTAGCTACATGCACCAGAAAGGATGTTAAAAGGTTTAAGAGAATGGCAAAAGAAGGAAAGAAATATTCTGTAGACGATTTGATGAATGTTAAGATAGGCGATTACTTAGTACTCAAAGGCTATCCATACGAAGGAATAGATGCTACGGTATTAGGTATAGACCACATAAATAAAATGGTACAACTTCTTTTATATCCTGAAATGGGTAAAATGGAAATATGGTTACCCTTTGATAACGTAATCTATAGCGTGTACCAGAATTATGACCCAGATAAGTTATATGCTAACTCCCAAGATTATGACCCAAATGAGATAACAAGTGAATCAATAGATAGAATAATGGATTTTAGGAGGAATTAATTATGAATGATGCTCAGAAGAAAGCTTGGGACTGTTTAAACGAAATAGAAAGGCAGTCTTTATTCCTTCAGTTATCAGAAAGCAAATCCTCATGGGAAGCTGGTGAAATTTTAAAGTTGTCACATTACAAGTATTTGGAAATCAGAGAAAGGTCAGAAAAGTTCTTCAGATTATTCTCTGATTTTTTTGAGTTACACACTTCTATTTTTCGACCCGATTGCCCCTGTGAACGAAGCTTTTGTGATTTTATTGAAGGATGTATTGAAAAGAGATTAACAAGAAAAGAAGCTAGTCTATATACAGGAGACTCTTCTAACTTACTCTTGAATGTAACCAATAGTAATATAGAAAGGAATATGAAAAGACTCAAAGAATCTGAAGACCCTTGGGACCTAGATTCAATGAGATTAATCTTAGAGTTCGATAGGTGGAATAACTTTAGGATTCTACCAAGAATGCTACAACAGCCTTCTGCATTTAAAAGGAGGTTAAATAAGAAGGACAAGATATATATCAAATACCTTTTAAGCCGAGTACCAGAATGGATGCACACAAAACTGAAAGAAAGGTTTAGATATAAAGTAAAGCCTGGTAAGAAGAAATATTGGGTATGCTTAATATCAGAAGAATTATACACTGATGGATATTTACTAATGCCCGTAAGACCTTTAGATGAGGTAGTTAGTGAATTTAGTAGATTCTATATGTATGTATTCGAAAAGAAAGATGATGCAGATACATTTGGATTCATGGTATCCAAGTTTATGATTAAAACAGTTGATGTAAAATTAGGACAACGCTTCTGGCCTGAGTACAGATGCTGCGTGGAAAAAGCAGTTAACTATAATCAAGTGAATAATATAGAATTCAGTATTAAGAAACTTGATATGGCCTTCAATGCCGATAAGGTTAAAAAGAAAAGGAAGAAAAAGCCTAAATCAACGGCTGCTGAACGCATATCAGATACCTCAGCTTTTTATAAAAATAGATAGAAATATTTTTCTATATAAATAAAAAGTATTATATTTGCAACAAATTAAAATAAAAGATATGAGAAAGAACAAAAAGAATAAACCAGCACCCTCAAAAGAAAAAGCCAGTTTCCTTGGTTCAGCCGGGAGGAATATGACTTACAGGGATTTAAAAAGAAAAGCCATAGTATTGGGTATGCCTTTCCCTGATGCTTGTGCTGCTGGCGTTTTCGATTTAATTGGTTATATCGAAAGGTCAACCAATAAACCAGACAAATCATTAATTGACCAATATGATGATTGGATGGATAAACAATTAGAGAACATAGGTTATTCAAAGGATGACCCTCTAAGGAATTCGAAATTAAGGCTTGGGTTTCTCGGAGAAGAAGGGGAAAATGGGCAAAGGAAATCAAAAAGGGTTCCGGGAATAAAAAAGCCAAGGGAGAAGAAACCACCAAGAGAAAGGGATGAATTTAATCTCATCAAGGGAACTAAGAAATCCTATGTATGGTCATTAGTTGCAAAGGGTTACGATTTAGAAAGAGTAACTAGAAGGATGAAAAAGAAGTTCCCAGATGCAAACGATAAATCAATAACACTTTGGTTTAGAACTGCAAGGAGGACTATGAACAATGGTAAAACTAAAGGAAAGTAGTAGGGAACCAATCCGAGAAGATAGATATTATATATGGACATGGAGACCAGATACAACCAACAAATATATTACCGAAAAAAGTTTATATCGGAAACACCTAACAGGTATACCCTATTTCACAAGGTATCAGATAAAAAAGACTTTGGTTTATATGTACGGAGTAGATGTTCTTCAATATATTCATATCATATCAGGCAGGAAATTACTTAGGCAAGGGATAAGAATACTTCAAGACATGAATGGTATAAGACATACCTCTGGTTCTACTAAATTCTGGTATAAAGGGAGATTAGTTAAAGCCAGGAAGTTTATTATCCCGGATGAATATAAAATTGATAAACACAGAAGACGAAGGTTCATGGTTCAAATGCACCGGGTCTTCAAATCAAAAGGAAAGAAGGCATTCAATGAAAGGTACTCACAAAAATTGTATGGACAACGGGAAGGCATATCTTCCAAGTATATCCGGAAGAAGAGAATACAAATCCGTTCTGCTATCTTACAGGATTTACAACAGGCTGAGTCAGGAGGAAAAGCATAAATATAATATTCTTTCTTTGCAATATCCCCCATTGGTATGTTCCTTGGCCTTGTATCTAAGAAAGAAATTAGATATCCCGATACAGAAAGTACTATTTATCAAAGCACAAAGGGATATGCTCGATATCTTTTATGATGAATCCTTAAATCATTTGGGATGGCAACCAAAAGAAAGGTTCTTGGTAAAAGCTTTAAGATTTCAAGGGTTCACTCCTGTAAGCAAATATAGGATGAGAAGTAAATATGCCTACATTATGACAAACAGGATGCTAGAAAATGAATATTGGGTATTTCCTATGAGATTAGCTGATAACTATAAATCAATGCAAAATCCAAAATACAAATTCTATACCGAAGTATTTGGTAAGGTTGGTATTCCTGGAATAATTAAAATTAAATACAGCAATGGAAACTAAAAACCCAGTACCGGAAGTAAAGGTACATAAGCAATTAAATCCGTTCATGGGTAAATCCTTTAAGGTTAATACCTATAATGACCAGGATGAAGTTATCGATACAGAAGATGTAAAGATAGAATCTCAAGAAGAACTAAAGACCGTAATTGATGAGGTAAAACAATATAATATTGCATTTGCTTATCTTACGGGAAGCGAAAGAAAATACAAGAAACTTATAACAGAGTGATATAACTATTGATTATTAACATTTAAACATTTACGAAAATGGCTAAGAAAAAAGAAACCAAAAAGGTAGAGTTAAAGGAAGTATCTCGCAAAGAGATTAATGGTGCAATCATCATTACTTATGAAGATGGCTCAGTAAAAATTATCCCGGCTCCTATCATGTTGTCTGCCGAAGAAGCAAAAGACTTCTTTGCTTCAGAAGAAGAGGACGATGATGACGAAGACGAGGAAGAAGAAGAGGACGATGACGAAGATTCAGATGAGGATGACGACGATGAGGACTCTGATGATGAAGAAGATGAAGATGACGAGGATGATGAAGACTCGGACGACGATGAAGATGAGGACGAAGAGGAAGAAGAATTGACCGGTGAAGCTCTTGCTGAAATGGACTTCGAAGAATTGGAAGATGTTTGCGATGACAAAGACCTTGAAACAGACCCGGACGATTTCGAAGAAGACGACATTGAAAAACTTCGCAAAGCAATTGCCAAAGAATTGGGTCTCAAACTTCCGGCGAAGAAAGAAGCAAAAGGCAAAAGTAAAAAAGGGAAGAAGTAATTCATTCTCCGGTTACGAAGGTTGGGCTAAAGCAATAGCCCACCTTTATTATAAGAAATAACTATTGTTCTATTAAATAAAACTAAAACTTAAAAGATTATGGCAACTAAGAAAAAAGAAGACACCAAGAAGAAAGGTGGTAAAGAAAAAGATGCTGAAAAAGAAGCAAAACGTAAAGCTCGTATGGAAGCTCTGAAAAACCGACCGGCAGAACAACGACCGAACAGTAAACAGATTGATGTTATCAAAATCAATGACAAATCCGAGGTTCAGAACTACGGCTACGCAGTAAAGAACAAGGAAGGCTATCAGGGAGTGGTAGTAACATCAGTTCTGGTTATTGATGGTAAACCTGCTTCTACTTCCGTAACATTTGTTCCCGGCAACCTTACCGTAAAATCCAAAAAAGGACATGGTATCATCTGTAATCCAAAAGCTAAAAAGGCTAAGGGAGAAGAAGAGGAAGCCGGAGATGAAGATTAAACTCATGTTGTTTGCATAGTTTAAATTGTATTTCAAAAATTGTATTTTAGAAGCCTATTGCCTGAGAAGGTAGTAGGCTTCATTTATTTTATAGGTTATGGAAGACAAAAGAGAAATCCGAAAGAATATAACTATCTTAGCATTAGATAATCTTATTCAGAATTATACTAATGCACTAGAAGATAAAGATATGGACCCTCCCTTATCGAATGAAGAAAGGGAACTCTCTGAATTAATTATCAAGGAAGCCAGAGAAATGCTAACTGAAATGGCAATCGAAAATAAACCAATACCAAGACCCTCATGGAAGAAATGAATTTAAGAACCATTATACAGGGTATTCAATCCCTATTAAAAGATATGGAATATACTCAGTATATGATTAAGGTTACTCCTCCTCATAAGAGAGGTAAATATCAAACCCATGTTATTCACCTTCAATATCTTAAACGTAGGCTTAAGGATTTTAAGAGTAGGCTAGATAAAAAACTTAAAGGTACTATCAGTACTGTAAAGTTTAAATATGTTAATTATTCTGATGGACGTGAAATGATTGCAGAACAAACTTTTGTTAATCTTACTCAGCAAGAGATACATGATGCCTTAGAACTTGGGGCCACTCTCGAAAATGCAAGTATAGAAATCCTAGAAATTAAGGAAATCCATACTTCGATTAGGATTTTATAACTATGGATAATTACTAAGGAAAATTTCAATCCACTTAAAAATTTTAGAACATGAAGAAAGACAAGAAGAAAGACAAACCGGTTAATAAGACTCCGGAACTTTCAAAGGCTAAAAAGGCATTAGATGCTTATCTCAAAGAGAACAACTTGGACCCTCAAAAGGATTGGTCAAAAGACAAGAAACATGGTAAAAAGGTTACCGAACTCTTGAATAAGCTCAATAAGGAAAGAGACAAAGTCGCTGCCCAGTATCCTGAAAAGGATTTGAAGAACGAAGCCAAATTGGTAAAAATGAAAAAAGCCAAAGAAGACGAAAAGGCTTCAAAGAAAAAAGAAAAGAAGGAATCGACCAGTCGAGTTACCAAATACGATTATCCTCTCATCGATGGTCGGGAAATGACTTCCGATGAAAAGAAAAAATATCGTATGGAACAGAGAAGACTGGCTGCCGGTAAAGCTCCGAAGGAAGAAAAACCTAAGAAGGAAAAGAAAGAAAAGGCAGAAGCTACTGAAAAAGCTGCTCCTGCAAAGAAGGACAAAAAGGCCAAAGATAAAAAGAAAAAGAAGGCCAAAAAAGAAGAAGATTAATCTCATATCTTATTAAGTATTCGTTAATGATGTAAAGGCCTGGCAAATCACTTTTGTTCAGGCCTTTCTTTTTAATATCAATATCGTATGGAAGAAAAAATATATAAACCCAAACTACGTATCACTACACTTGAGGATAATGGCTCATATATTCAAGATAGATTAGTAGATGCCTATACCGAAATGAATTCAGGGCCAAAGGTACAACATAAAGGACCTTTAAGAATAGAGGTAACTCTTACAAATAAACAAGATGTCGAGAACTTTAAGAATTACTTAGATAAGCTCGTAGGTAACTTACCAATCAAAGAGCCATTGGCAGGAAGGGGAAGACCTTCTACTGGGAGTAAACAACTCACTGAATCACCAAGAGAAGATATCTTGGCAGATGTAGAGAAAATGGTTGAAGAAGGTAAAAGCCAACAAGAGATTATTAAGTATCTAAGGGAATTAGGGTTTGTCTTTATTCTTACAGAGGACTTTCTTTTTCATTTTCCCGGATTCGAATTCAACAGTAAGGATGTGGGAGAAGCCACTGACAACAAACAATATCCAAATTCGTACTCCTGGATGGCAAGATGTATCAAACGAGCTAAGGATCCCAAGGCAGATAAATTTGACCCAATGGTCATCTTCGGCTTTAGTATCCTTAGTGGACCATCGAAGAAAATTGTTCCGTATCTTTATAAAGAAAGGAAGAAACCATTAAGGGCCTCTGTTGGTAAGAAAACCATATCCTTTTCTCAGGCAGAGTTCACAAAGTTCCCTAAATACCAACTTGAAGAAGAACGATTAAAGTTCTCGGCTGAGATGAGGCAATTAATGACTAACCCAGATAAGAAACCTTCAAAGTTCTTCCTTCGTTGGGCACCAGATGTATTATTATCTCCTAATGCCTATGAATCCCTTAAGAGGTTAAATATTAAGTTTGCTAATGATAATCAAAAAGGATAACATACCCTTTCTAGAAGGTTACTTTATAAGTAAGAATGGAAGACTTTGGAGTAGATATGATAAGTCTGGCCATATTACTAAAGAATCTTGGCATAGAGTTAAATATAATACTTCTAAACAAGGGTACAAGTTTATTCAAAGACGCGGGAAGATACATTATATACATAGGTTAGTAGCTATGGTTTATATACCTAATCCAGAAAACAAGGCCTATGTATGTCATAAAGACAATAACCCTTGTAATAACCACATAGATAATTTATATTGGGGTACACCTTCTGAAAATACTCAGCAATGTATACGAGATGGTAGAGGATACATTGGAGATAAAAATCCTAGAGCTAAAGTAAAGAACATAGACCGAGAAATAATACGTAGAAAATTTACTCTTGGGTCAACTATCAATGAATTAACAAAAGAGTATAACCTCTCAAGGTCTGCTATACGAAAGATCCTCTACCTCAGTATTTAATAAAAGAGTATTATTTATTAAAATAAAATTCTTATATTTGTATAACGAAAAATAATATTAAAATGGATGCAGAAACCAAAGAGGTAGTAAAGAACATTGCTCAGATTCAAATTGAGGCATTGACTAATATCAAAAACAATATCACTACAACAGAACCTGATTTACTCAGGAAGTTGTTACAGATAAATGACGAAGAGATGCTTGATTCAGTCAAGCATCATATTCAGATTTACGAAGAGATATACGAAATGCCTCAATTGATAAAGACTCTGAACGAATATCAATTATATATCTGTTCTCATATCCTATTCAAAATGGAAGATGAATGGATACATGATTTATCCCAAGGAGTTTACGGAGCATGGGAACTATTACACAAAGAAACTAATAAATTTCATCCTGAACTCACATTAATAATTTAATTTAATATGGACAAGAACGAATACTTAGAATCAGTTGAATTGAACACTGGAGTTGAAATGATTCCTTGCGAATCCTCAAACGTTGAAGGCTACGGATATAACTCCAAAAACAAACAACTTTGGATTGCTTTCAAAGGCAACAAAGTTTACCGTTATGATGGTGTACCTAAAGAAATCTGTAATGAATTACACCTTGCAGAATCCAAAGGTAAATACGTTTCTTCTAATATCAGGAACAAGTTTAAAACTACGGGATATGAACTCAGGTCTTAAGAAACTACCCATCATAGGGCTGGCAGGATTTATACTAATTGGATTGGCTATAGGCTCAAAACCTACATCCGATGCAAGCAGGATAAATCCTGCTCCGTCGTTTAAAAAGAACGATGTACCTGAAACTAAATACAGTTTCTCATTTGCAGATAAGCCTAAGTCATTAATGGATTCAATCCAAGAAATGGCAAACCGATTAGGGAAAAGAATCTATGAATATCAGGTAGAAATAGAAATCATTCCAGAGAATCAAATCTACCAGATAAGTAATTCTGGATATCAACAATACGAAGTTACTAGAAAAGGAGTAGGATACTCCCATACCTGGGTTAAATTCTACACTGATAAGAAATTAACTTACCAAGATGCTATTAAGTTTGCAGAAAAGTATCCAGAAAAATGTATACCCTTTGTACCTACTCCCAAGGCTAAATCAGAACTCGATTATTATAACGAAAACCTGGACGAATATTTATCAGACCCAGAAAACGAGATAGACTATGCTCCAGAGATCTTCGACTTCTTAGCTGATTAACCTCAGCTATTTAAAAATATTCTTTTTATTTTATTGCTATATAAAATATTATTCTTATATTTGCAATGTGATAAGAAATTAATTCATTTATAAACATTTTAAATATAGACATTATGAAAAAGAATGAAAACAAGGTTGCTAACCTTATCAGTAACAAAGTTGCTCAACAGTTAGAAGGAATTAAGGATGCTACATCCAAGTCTAAAACTACTAAGGCCAAGGGAACTAAAAAGACTAAGGCTCAATTGGTAGAAGAATCTCAAGAAGCTGCCAAGAAATTTGCAGGTGCTAAATTGGTTCAGACTACCCCAGAAGAACCAAATCCCACAAAGAAAACCTCTAAAAAGGCAGAGGTAATAAAGGATGTTGAAAAACAACAGAAACCCTCTATCATTGAAAAGGTAATCTCCAACCGGGAAGTAAAATATGTATATCCAGAGGATGTAGTAGATACTCTTGCCCGGAAGAAATGGAGACAACAAACTCGCAATGAACTTCACAGACTTGAACGGGAAATGTTCCGTATCAAGGACCAAAACTCCAAAGAATACAAGAAAGCTGCTAAGGCATACGAGGACTTCAAGAATAAAGTTCTCAAGCCAGAACAAGTTGCTTGATTTTACCTTTCAGGGAAGGTACCCAATATCAGAGTACCTTCCTCATTGTATTAACCTTCTAAAGGTATAAAAATGGATTACACTATATTCTCCGCAAAGGAGATGTTAAAGCAAGACAAGGAGTTGGTGGAGTTGCATAAGAGATGCGTTAAAACCTACTTAGTTCAACGTTCACTTAAACATAGAAAGATTAAGAAGTTCTTTATTGTATACGACTGGTATATTAACACCAGTAACATAAGAAACTTCTTTTTCAGGCCTGTACCAATATTTGTGCAGGCATTACTCTTGGGACAATTAGACGAAATATCAGATTATGTAAATAAAGACGGTTATGGTAAGAAACATAAGAAAAGAAGAAATAGAAAAGGTTGAGGTAACTTATATCAAAGGTAAGTATGCCTATAAAACCCAATACAATGTAATTAGTGGGAAGAAGCATAATATACTTTATGCAGGACCAGTTAATGCTTTGCAACCTGCACTAGAGAATATTCTGATGCTGGTTAGAAATCCAACCAGAAGAATCTGTACAGATTCTAGAAAGACACTAAGGAAACTTGAGGAAAAGGCAACTAACCTAAATAACTTCAAGGACCAAGGTATAACCCATATAATAATCTACATATGTTCACGAATATAGTCAAAGACCTATACATAGGTAAATCGAAACTAAATATCCGATTTCAGAATCAAATCATAGAGCCTGAAACCATAGTAGATAGTTTGGGTGTACCTTACCCTAAATTAAAGGAATACCCTACCTTTCCGGACTATGTAGTAATAGGTAACTTTGATGGCAAGGATATTTTTAACATTCAAGTGGGAGAAAACCCTCACATGTTATTAATCACAGGAATCCCCAAAGGTGCCAAGACTTTAGATTGGTACAGGGTAAAGGAAGCAATCTGGTCCTCCTATTATGAGGATAATTACCGAGGATATTTATTTCAGGTCCAGAATGCAACCAAGAAAGTAACACTAAAGGCTTATCCTTTAGAAACAATTAAAGAGTAAATATATGGAAGCAATAGATTACGTAAAGTTATTTAAACTCGACCAAGAGAATTACGACTTCAAAAGGGAAGAGTTTATTTCCGAATTGGGTAAAGAGTTTCTAGATTATTGCCAAACTACTACCATTGGCATTAACCCTAAGACTCATAAGTTATATTATTATCGGTTCAAGGAAATCATTAAGAATTTCGAAAGTAAATTCTGGGCAATATCCAAGCTTAAGGTAGGCGAAGGATTTACACAGAACCTATGGAATGCTTTCTTTGCTACTCAGGTAGTACCTTTAAGAGCAAAGATGTTCCCAGATATCCAACAGTTCATTGAAAAAAGGAAGAAGGAATACCTCAATGAACAAGACAAAAAACAATCTACCTATAAAAAGGGAAGTCATGGCAAAGGAAATCCTAGACCTTCACGGCAATAAATTTATTGCCAAGGATTGGAAACTTTGCCTTAGTATTCCGATAGGCAAATGTGATAAATTAATTTTCACCAGGGATTATGTCTCTGGTGATTCTTTTAATTTGGCAGTGAAAAAGAAAACCTATAAGGCATATTTCTATAACCTTAGTATTAATTGCTATGTATGTTATAAGTTAGAGCTAGTAGGATATGATGAATCTAAAGATATAAGAAAGGCTTATTTATATGGCAAAAGAAGATAAAATAATAAGATTCCCTCGTCCTATGGGTACTACTGCAATGGCTTTAGAATACCAGAAGACACACGAAGAGGAATCATTGGTCAAGGTACAGAATTACCTTATTAATCAATGGTTAATGGGTAATGGGGTTTTATGTGGAGTAACATATGATATCAATTCATTCTCTAATAGGTTAGGGATTGATATAGAATATGTACGAGTATTCATGAGAGACAGATTATTGTCTTCTAGAATATGGGATAAAGATAAACAAGAAGAATTACTTAACGCGTTACTGGGAGAACAACTAGCATGGGCATTAGAAGATAGGATGGAGATATCTCATCAGTTGCAAATCTTAAGGGATTCCCAAGGAGGTAAATATACTCCATTTATCTCATCCGAGGTTAATAAGACATTGAAGCTTAAGTTGGAATCTTCTACATCATTACAATCAATTATTCGTAACCTTACTGGAGGCAATACAACTAATATCTTCAATCAGTTTAATCAACAGAATAACCTCAATACTGAGAATACTATCTCGATAGAGGAAGCAAGAACTATTGTATTAGAATCTCAAAAGGTACTTACTAAAACTGAAGAAGCAAAACTCTTAGAGGACAAATACGATATCAACTCATTGCCCGAAGTAGTTGCAACTAAGCAAGAGGGAGTAGATACGTCTAAAGAGGGCCTTAATCTTAATAAGAAAGAACTCAATCAAATTACAGATAACTATAAGGCTGCTATGGAATTATCCTCTAAAGAACACCATGAATTGCGTAGGGAGATTGAAATGAGGATTGATACTGATTCATATGACCCAGAGATGGATAGGTATTTAGAGGACGATGAAATACTAGAGTCAGAGGAAGATACATCCCTTGCTGCATCATTCTTAAACAAAAGAAAATAACTTAGAGGCTACCTATTAACGGTGGCCTCAGTTGTGTATATACGGATTTGCATATTAAAATTAAAAGTATTATATTTGCATATCAATTTAAAAATAGACAAATATATGGAAACATTAGACCCCAAATGTAAAAAGACCAAGATTAAGAACATCAATCAAGGTACTTATTTTAAACTCAAACCAACTACTACTGCACCGGTATGGGTAAGAGGAGAATATGAACGCTCAGTAGGCAAATATTCTTGCTTTAAATATGATGACACCAACCATGAAAAATTCATGAAAGGTTCCCAGGACGTATATATTAACTTTACATTTTAACAACATGTTCAAACTATTCAGAAAGAAAAAGAAAATCAGAGTAATCAAAAGCCGTAAACTTATTACTCTACAAAAGTTAGAGGGTATGGAAAATACCTTTAACGTAGCTATGCACTTTGAGCTAGAGGATTTTCATTCAAGAGTTCAAACGATACTCAATGAACTTCATATATACGATGACCGAGTTTATGTTGAGGCATACAAAGAGTACCAAGATCATTACAAGGTATATGATAGAGTACCAGACTTATTACTTTACAAGATACCGGTATTATTTGCTAACTCATACCCGGGAATCGAAGTACAGACAGATAAGGAGTTTGCTTATAGATTCTACATTCCAGATACTTCTTATTATGAAGCTTTACCAGAAGAGTTTAGATTAAAGGATTGGATTGAGGATAATTTCAAAATGATGTATTCAAAGGTATACCCTTATCTACCCGATAGTAAGGTATCAGTAAATGAATACGTAGATATTATTCGGTTTAATTATTGCAAGAACTGGGATGTACTCTGGAATAACCCTCAATCAATTAGAAACTACTTTGATGAATGTATGGGTATCATTATGTCATTTGCAGATGATGATTGCTTGGTAGTGGTAAATAATATCATTGAACGATGTGCCGAAGAACTAAAAGAGAAATTACTAACCCTTAAAAATAACAAAGATGAACAAGTTTAGATTCAAGGTATCTACCATGTTAGAACAGGTAGAGGACGATTACATTAAATTCGTTGGAGATAACTATGGTGTAAACCGGGATGAGTTCCTTAAAGACTTCAAGGCTAAACTCAATCTTGAAAGCCCTCATGTATCTACAGTACATGCTGAATTGATTGAATACGAACCAAATCGTATCATTATCCAGACTTCTAAATATAATACCATAGCAAAGGAATACAAGGATCATTACCTTTGGGTATTTACTAATAAGGGTGACAGAAAGTACGACTGGGACTTAAACAGATTCCGGGCTCTACCTCAGTAATTTAAAGATAGATTATTAATTTGTTTGCAGATTGAAATATTATTTTTATATTTGTACATGAATTAATAATCTATCAAAATTTTATAACCTATGCAAACCAAGTATTACTTATCATTCGAACAAGTTGGAATCATTAGACGTATTCCACTTAAGGAACAGGACCCCGATATGCAGGGAATCTTAGATGCCTTTATCAAAGCCTTCAGAATCGCTAACGAATTGGGAGATGAGGAAGAAGTTACTACTCCAGACTTAATCAATTCTCTTAACCATATTGATGACATTTACATTGATACAGTAGAGATTTACGAGGACGGATTCGAAATGATTGAACAGAAAGTACCTCTAGGAGATGCTAGCAAATGTGTAAGGAACCTCTTACAGATTATTCAATACAACGATGCTTTTGATTTAGCTGCTAATAATCTTGCTCTTGAGATTAAAAACAGCGTGAGATTCCATTGGAGACAACTTAACCCGGGTTCTTCAACTCCTGAACCTGAGTTCATAAATCAGTTCTACGACGAAGTTATTAACCGTTTAAAAACAAAAATATAATGCTAAAAATCGTATTTACCTCAGAAGACAATGAGAACTCTATGTTTGGCATAGAAGAATTCCCTATCTCAACAGAATATGCCTCACAATTAATGAGAGGCGATATGACCATAGAAAGATTCCTGGAAGATAATTTAAATGCTCCGGATGATATCTCTCGACTCAAAGGCCTCCTCATGGAAGGTGATACTATTGACCATGTTACGGTTGCAATCAAATTTGAACCCGAATCTGATGTCAAAGAAGACATTAAAAAGCATCTGGCCAACGATATATGGGAAACCATATATGATACATTGGTTAGTTCCAAGGATTCTATAACCCTGGAGACTATTGAAATGCTTCATTCTAACATTGATGCTTTCTACAAACAAGAAGTTACCCGGGAAGTAAAACCATTCAAAAAGAAGAAACCCTCTTATCAGAGTTAACAAACCAAATCAATCAAAAGGCAGTCAATCCAACTGCCTTTTCTTGTATGTAGAACCTCAGCTATATTAAAATAATTGCATGAATAAAGTAATATTTAAAATAAAATGCTTATATTTGTAATGTAATAATTAAAACAATAAAATATGAAAACAACAACCTCTAAACCCTCTATCCAAACATTGGACGAGGTACTTAAAAGATTCCTTACTAACAAAAACACTTTCTCCCTCTGTAATGGAGAAAAGGAAAACCTAAAGGCTAACTTATACGAGTTACTTAGTAAGTTATACGATAACTATCAACTTGCCTGCATTGATATCAATCAAATCTGGGTATACGAAACTTGCTATTATACATTTACATTTGAAAGCCTGGTTACAGTAGACCGACCAAGAGAAAACATCATTGCTGATGGCTGCGTACGATTTATGCAAAATTTTACCGATGGTGACGGTATCTTTATCTCATTCACCAAGCTGGACAAGAACAATTGGATTTACCAACTTAATTTCAGAATATCATGAACGAAGAGCAAATAAAAGAACAAGCCAGATTATTACATCAGGCTCAAATACAAGAATATCCCTGGGTCTCAGCAGACCCAGAGGATGCTGAATCCTATATTAGGACTTACGGAGATACTAACGTACACTTGTACTACGATTATTTACTTGCTAACGGAATAGGAGAAGTAACGGAATAGGAGAAGTAGAAGAATGAAAATCAGAGCTATTTTAGAAACAGAAACAATGGACCCTGACTTCAGGGAACCGTTCTTAAATGGTATGCCCTTTGACATTACCGAATCAACATTTGATAGGATTGTACGATATGCTTCGGGATGTACCGATGTTCAACAACCAGATGTAATCGCCATGGTTATTCAACATTCATTGGAAAACCGCAAAGAGTTATCGGAATTACTTGACAGATGTAATGATACTACACAAATGAGGATACTTATACCGGTACCAATTTCGGCTATTACCTTTGTTAAAAAATACCAAGATACCCTTAGAGGAGTCTTAAAAGAGAAAATAAAGGGAACCATAGATGGCCTACCAAAAGAATACCAGGTAGAACTTCTTCACGAACTATCAAATGAAATCCTTGATGAGGATTCTCTTAATGACGATTAACCAGTTGTTTTCATATCTACCCAAGAGGCAGGACTCTAATTCATACAGAGCCTGCCTCTACCTCAGTTATATTTGCATATATTATTTATTATTCTTACATTTGTAGTGAGAAATAAAATATATTATTCATTTTAAAATAGACAACAACATGGTTAATCTTTACAAACTCACCAACTTACTTGAATCTGGGATGACCATATTCCAGCTCAATCAATGGAAAAACGAGGGTATCTGGTATCCAATTACCCAATACAAAAAGGAATCAAACGAAATCGAGGTAGTCACCAACGTATTTACTCCTTTATCCGAGGAAAATCCAAGATTCCATATTCAACTATCAGCTAACTATGATACAGAAAAAGCCGAATGGAATCAATTTCTAGAGGATAACCAATGGAAACTTTATCCATTGCTCAGGAATATACTTAATGTATTCTTACCACCACATGAACCCGGGTACCGTATCTTATATACCTTATACCCTGAAGGTTTCTTATCAGTAATTGCCGAACCATTAAAATCAGAGGAGGCCTAACTATGTCACAATCAAAAACTTATCTTAAATTTAAAGAGACACGTTCCCAAGAGGACCTTGAAACTCTTAACTCATATCTCAAACGTTTATCAGAAATATCCGATATACTCAATGGAGACGAGGACTTGGATAATGAAACTGAAAACAAACTATATGACGAGGATGAGGACCTTACAGATAAAACAGTCCGGCTAATATTCGGAGACGTATTTTTCGTATTTGCCGGGGAATATAACCTTGACGGGTACGATTCCTGGGAGGATACTATCGAGGACCTAATCGAGGACTTATGTACAACCTATCAGGAATTACATGAAGCCTAATATTATACTTATCTTAGTCATGGGAGGAATTATCCTAATAATGGGTGCATCCTCCCATCCTACTAGTAAAGAACCTTTAACTTATGAGAATACTCATTGCTTAATATTAATAATATGCTAGAACAGTCTAAATTCTTAGTATCCTTCGATTGCCAAAACGAAAAATTCTGCGAAGAGTTAATCATAACATACAGAACTGAAGAACTAAGGCCATATCTAATATTCCCAAGGGTAAAACTAAATCCCAACCATCTTCATGTATATCATACCAAAAGGATAATTTCAGAACTTATAGGTATGCCATACTCTTCAATCGAGATAGTTGACCTTATAAGGCTTCAGTAGGTAATCGAGGTTATTGCATATATTATTTATTATTTCTATATTTGCATATCATTAATAATTTAAATATAGACGTTATGAAAGAAGAAAGTAAATTAATCGAATTATTTAAAAAATACCCCGGAATTGCTGCACGTATACGGAGGTCATTTGCTTATCACTACGACCAAATCCAACGGGAAATCGAATCCGAGGTTGCTACCATTAACAAGGACGATGCTGCAACCATTATCGATTATACTACCGAATACATGGAGGAATCCATGAATTGGCCTGACCCTGATAACCAGACCAACTTTAACAATCAACTCGCTTAATATTAACCAGGAGGGCTCACTACCCTCCACAAAACTTATAACATCATGACAACATTAAATTCAACCTCAATACTTGCATTAATCATTGCACAAAATCCTTATCATATTATCTCTATCCAAGGCCAAATGCCCATGTCACATGCCCAAAATACATATGACTTCGAAATTGCCGAGGATGACCCACATTACGATGATATGGTAAATTACTCTGGCGATATGCTTTGGGTATATACTTATGCCGATAAGGAATCCTTAGAACTCGACCTAATGGATATCCTCAATCAAATGGATTTACTTAGAGGCTGCGATGACCAATACTTTGATTATAACGTAGACGAAGTAGACATGGTACTTTACGGTGCAACCATTATCCAGGAACAGGAAAAATACAAACCTCTTATCATGCAAAAATTCCAACATTACAAGGATAACTTCGATGAGGAAGAACATGCCGAGGAAATCGACTATTATCTTAACTTCCTCGAAGAACCAGAAACTCTTTACATTTTCACCGAAAATATTATCAACCTTTTCAAATCCTTTATCAAATGAGAACCAAACTTATAAACCTAACATCAATTGCCATGGCTCTAGTAGTCATGGCTTTCCCTACTAATAAATTTCAACCTAAAACAGTATGGGAACACTACTGCAAGTATACATTGGGAATACACCCATCCCAGGCAACCGAGGACCAATATGATTACTTCCTTGATTGCTGGTCAGGAGATGACGAATACCAATATCTCTATGACTACTACGAGAACAAATACCCAGAGTATAACCAAGAACTAAAACATTACGGAAAATGAAACTAAAAATCACAACCTTAATAATCATAGAGGGTAACCAAGTAGAAAACATATATCATTCACTAGAGGATAACCAAGACAGGGCTTATCAGGACCTTATAGACCAAGTAAATGATACCTACGGTGACGGAGGAATACTACAATTCAAAACCATGAAAGGTATCAAAAACTACTTCGACTCAATAGCCATAGAAACCCAAGAGCTTACACCAAGCGGATTCAAAACTGCCTTACTAAACAGAGAAACCAAATGAAAAAGAAGAACAAAGACATAATATACATACCAGGCCAAGATACATGGTCTGAACATTTCCCTACTCCAGGTAAACTAAGACCGAGTAACTTCGGACATATGTTCTGTGAACCTAACTCCCAATTCAATAAGCTCCTCCGTACTCAAAACAAATTAAAATCCAAACAGAAATGAAAACCCTATTATTAATCCCAGTAATCATATATACCTGGTTATCACTAACCCACAGGGATAAGATATACCATCAAATAAAGTACCCCACCAACAAACAAAAATACATATACATATTCCTACAAGGCCTACAGATAACCCTAATGATTATCCTAGAAATCCTAATCCTAAGATACCTATAACCCACCTACCAAACAAAACAAATAATCAAATACATACTAAAGCCCAGTATGAACAATAAAACAAAATCATACTGGGCCTAACTATGTTACATACATAATTAAGATACACATTAATCCTAATATCATGTAATACTAATCAATATAACTAATATTAATATTCAAGGCCTTCGCCGGGGGTTGCGGATTTTTGAGTACCTAATATAGTTGAAGGCCTATCACTATACAACCACACTACTCTATAGCTATCTAACACATATGTCTCATAGCCTTTGGTCATTATGACCCATTGCCTAAAAGGCCCACAACTAAGGCCCATTTGGGTACCTAAATCCCCTTAATCCTAGACCCCTAATGGCCCTTTATATTAGTATATATTATATAGATATTGGTTAGGATTAGGCAATAGGATTTTGGGGATTAGGCATTAAAATATACCATTCATGGCCCCAGGATTTATTGGGATTTTATTAAAATTGTAGGCCATTAGGGGTACCTAAAACTAGTAAGTATGTTATTAACGGCCTTTATATTTAGATGTATTATTACTAAGAATGGCTAGAAGAGATATGAATTATGTAACTAATTGATTACTAATAAGTTAAGTAGCCTTAAGACATTATCCATTAATGGCCTCAGTAGGATTTGCATATATAAAATAAAATGTCTATATTTGCAGTATAAACAATTAAAAATATATAGATATGAAAACAATTCAATTTAATGCAAACAACATCCTTTGCGGTAACAATTACCCAATTGCCTATTATTATCCTATTGCCAAGGACCTGGTAGTTATCTCTACTGGCCATGACGATTCTATTATCGATGACTCTATGGGATACTCAGAATATATCATACCTATCCTAGAAGCAATCCAAAGTACTTCTCTTAAGGTATTACCGGTTATATCTTGCTTCTATTACTTCTACGGTCACAGATTATAAAGGTACACATACCTGGGTATTCACTACTGGCACTACTTACCAGGATGCCGACATCGAATATATCCAAGCTGCCTTATACAATTTATTCTGCGAAAACAATGACCAATGCGAACCAATTATCAATTACGTTAACGGTACATTTATCATAACCGACATTTATTCATGCTAAAACATTACCATTATGAGAACAAGTCAAATTAACCCACAGATTGCTATTAATGCCCTAATGGGATATCTATGTACCTATAACTATTATTACTCATGGTATCGATTCATACATAATACCTATGATAATAACTTCACTGGCTATGTACCTATACCGGATAAGGAAAACCCCTTCATTGCCCTAGAGGCTTACCTAAGGGAACCTAAACCAGAAATCCTGGTATACTATAATACAGATGAGGAATACTTTACCTTCAACAGATTACAGGATGAACCCATGGCCGATACCTCTATGGCAGACGATACATTTACTTACGAGGAAGCTACCTTCTATATCTTCAAAGATTAACTATCGCTAACTATGTTACACCCTATAAGCCCAGCCTATCTTAGGTACTGGGCTTTTCTTATGTAACCTAACTCTAGGCCATCATGGGACTTGCTAAGGCTTACCATAGGCCTAACTATAGACTCATAGGCCTTAGTTCTTTAGGACTCCATACATGGCCCAGGGCATTGGTATAAAAGCCTGCTAGTCACCTAATGGCCTTATATGATATAATATACAGATAATACCTACCGGACTGTATGGGGCCTCCGAATTTCTAAAGTGGTACCTATACCAACCCCTTACCTATATCCATCAATATACCTCTATTACCTACCCACAACCATGCCCACCTTTCAAACCCCTAAAACCTACTTGCAAATTTTCATACGAAATTATTAAAAATAATTCTTTAGAAATTTCTCAAAAATTTTTCTATAAATATTTTGTAGATACAAATAAAATTCTTATATTTGTATTGTTGAAAAAGCAAAGAGATATTTAAAATTTTGATTAACTATTTTTAAAGAAAAATTTCTCTGAAAATTTTGCTAATTAAAATATAAGTTGTATCTTTGTAATGTAATCAAAAAGCGATGTTTGACATACTGAAACACTTAAATAATTCCTTTTCTCTTTTTCTTATAAATCATTTAGTTTTATAGAGAAAAGGATATAATAAAATAAACTTAAAAACTAAATGTATTTTATTATGGAAGAATTAAAAAATGTAGTAGTTGAAAACAAAGAAGTTTCTAACAACAAAGTAAACAAAGTTAGTGCTAATAAAGCAAAAGCAAAAGCAAAAGCAAACAGTACTATAAAACTTTCAGTTGATTCGATTTTTAAAAATCTTAATGAAAAAACAAACGGACTTTTAAAAACTTCTTTAGGAAAGAAAACAGAAATTTACGTTGAATCTTTGTTTTCAGAACTAAATGAAAAGCAAAAAAAAGCATATCGAAAAAAATTAAGAAATACTACTTTTTCTTTGCTTGATTCGATTTGCAAAGCAAAAGAAGAAAAGAAACAAAATGAACTAAAAACACTTGTTTCAGCTTTCAACGATTTTTATAAACAAGTTTATAAAATTCACGATTTTTCTTTTTCTTCGATTGCAAGCGAAAATACAAAGGACACAAAAAAAGAAGTTCTTACAAAAGGTTTGAATATTGTTAAGAATTTTAAATAACTAACAACAAAGGGAAAGATTAATCTTTCCCTTTTTAATTTATAAACGTTATGGACAAAGAACTATTAAAGAAATTTTTAAATCATTCGATAGCAAAGAGCGACGGACAAATAAATATCTCTATATTAAACTTATCTAATATTGAAAATAATGATAATAGATATAATAAACTAATTAGAGTATTTAAAACAGTTGATAGTTTATTATTGAACGACGGACACAAAAAAATCATTGAAAAAGATTATTATAATGTGTATGCAAATTGCAAAGACGATAGCGAATTATTTGTACTACAAAATAAAGATTATTGTATTACATTGATTGAACTAATTTAATATTAAAGTAAGGGACAAATGAATAAATGTTTGTCCCTTACTTTTTATTTTTGAATGTTAATTTTAACGTAACCGTTCCCCCCATTTACTACCACCACTTTTTGATACCTCGTATTAAGGGGTACCCCGATATCCCACAACCACACATGCTCACACAAAGAAGCCAGAGAATAAAAACATCCCTGGCATTCATCTTACAAAAGAATATCTAATATCTCCTTAATCCTATCCTTCCCTAAGACCCTCCTACCATTTCTTATCTCATAGAAGAAAGTATAATACATCTCAAGTTCTTCCATCCAAATCCTATCTCCTCCCTCCAATAATGGTTCTATTCTCATCATATCCTCAGGATTAATCCATAACCGATACCAAACTCTATTACCTTCAGAACATCTTAAGATTCTCTTATTAGGTTTATCACTTATCACTTCAACCTTCACCATAATCAAGGGTAAATTTTAGGTTCTTCAAAGGTAAGAGGAGGGAGCTCTGGTTCTCCCTCTCTTTTAATTCTCTCTAAATCCTCCAAGGCACACTCTAGTATTTTAATACGGTTATCATTATGTTCCTTAGATATAGGAAACCAGAATGCTGTTCCTAGAAGGTATTCATGTCCTTCTAGGTTTTCTAATGGCATTCTATACCATATCCTACCTTCAATTCTTAATCCTTCTCCTTGCAATTTTATGATGGTAGGGTTATAATAACCAAAGTATACTATCTCGATATTAAACCTTTGTGGGGTGAACCATGGTTTAATTACATGTCTCCATAGGAAAACTTCTTCGACTAATGCAAATTCTCTACTGATAGTTCTGCTTACATCCATCAGGTCAACACATAATCCTCCTGGAGAATTTGGTATATTAATCCTTCTATCCCGAACTGTCTCAAGGACATTCTTTACAGGTAAGTAATAATTTCTTATCCTTTCTTCGATTACCTTATTCTCTTTGGAATTATAATCGATTGCAGTGTACGTAGGCTTTTCCATCCTTCTCTAATTTTCTTTCAAACCATTGGCAGGTAATACACTTTGGACTTCCTACCATTATCTGTACTTCTCCTTTAATTACTGGGCATGGATTGGTAAGCTTCTTTTGCCTACCTACCTTCTTCGTCGTTATTTCTCTGTTCATAGTTCTTAAAGTATGTGATTAATAAATATATCGGGAACAGTGGCATGATTAACCAGATAGTTAGGAAAAAGAACCCCACCCTTTTCATTGGGTGGGATGAGGTAATTACTCTGGTCATAAACCATGCAGGTATAAAACATATGGCATATATAATGCCTAAGATTATCCAGGTTATCATTGTTCAAAGTACTTATTTACGATTTTGGATATCTTCTTATCTAACTCTACTATTAGTTCGCTGAACTCTTTATCCTTCATATCTTTTATCTTGGCTTCGATAAATTCCAGGTTTCTCTTAATAGAGAAATAAGATTTGAAGGCTTGGTAATCCAATTCGGATTTATCTGTTAGAGGTAATATCATACTTGATTTACCATCTAACCTTGTATAGAATCCATCGGGTCCCAGGGTTCTTGATACCTTTACTTTGTTACTCAGTACTGCAAACCCACCTTTCTTATCTATGGATTCTACGATTACTTTCTCCATAAGAGTTTTGCCGTCAGAGAAAATGACTTCTTCACCCTCCTTTAGCTTTTTGGTTTCTTTGTTCTTTTTCATATTTTTATTATTAAATTGTTTATGCAAATATACAAAATTAATCTGATTTAATGCAATTATTAATCATTATTTTTAAATCTGCTGCGGTAAAGGATTTCCGATTAAGTAAGTCGTCTAGTTGTTCTGGAGTTAGGATTATACCATTTGGAGTAAAAAGTTCTCTTAAGTGTGCCGGAATTATTCCCTGGAATCCCCAATTATTATACGAACCAATATACACTTTATCATTTACCATTGCAGCAATATATTTCTTGGTTGAACCTAATGACTCTCTTCTAAAGGTAGCGACTTCTAACCAAATCTTATTTAAGTGAATAGAATAATGCTGAAAATAAGGTGTAACCAAGGGAATCATTTCGTAATTAGAATCCTCTATCAGAGTTTTATCCGATTCAATAATTCTATGCCAAAAAGCACATTGAAAACAAAGTTGTTTTTCCCTCATTAATTGAGGTACTGTTTTGGCTAAATCGTAATCATCCAAATTTAAGGGTGCATTACATAAGTGACATGTGAGTTTCTCTTCCATATTATTATAAATTTTATATAAGATAATAGAACTCCTAACTATCATCCAGATAAGGTATACGCAATACTTTCTTTTCTTTAATGAACTTTAAAATATAACGTTATGGATAAGTTAACTAATGAAATGATTGTGGCTCTGGCCAATGATTTAGGACTGGAGCCAGCTCTTTTAAAGGCAGTACAACTAGTTGAAGGAGCAGGTAGAGATGGATTTCTAGTAGATGGTAGACCTCAAATTCTGTTTGAAGGTCACATTATGTACAAAGAAATCAAAAATAAGTTCGGTTTAGACAAGTCAGTAGCTGCTCAAAAGAGTTACCCTACGATTTGTTTCCCAAAATGGGATAAATCGAAGTACTTAGGAGGAGCAAATGAGTACAAAAGACTCGAAATTGCCAAGAAAATCGACGAAGAATGTGCTTTGAAGTCAGCTTCTTGGGGAATGTTTCAGATTATGGGCTTCAATCACCTCTATTGTGGCTGTAAAGACGTCTTCGAATTCGTGAAAAAGATGCAGGAATCTCATGAAAGTCAGTTAAAACTCATGTATTACTACATGAATAATACCAGTTGCTTGAAAAATCTGAAAGAACATGACTGGGCAGGCTTTGCTCGGAAGTATAATGGTCCTGGTTATGCTGAAAATGCCTATGACCAGAAGTTAAAAAACGCTTACGAAAACTTTAAAAACAAGATATAATGAAGGTAATTTACAACAAATTCATCCCTTTCAAGGGATACAAGGCAATGAACCTATTCGGAATTGTCTTTGTGAGAAAAGGTGCTAAGTTTGATACTTATGATTACAACCATGAGCACATTCATCTCAAACAAATGCAAGAGATGTTGTGGATATTCTACTACTTATGGTATGCAATCGAGTACTTAATCATCATGTTCTTTGCTAAGTGGAACAAACAAAGCGAAAGATACCATGATGTAAGCTTCGAAGAGGAAGCCCATAATAATGACCACGACTTGGAGTATATCCGAACTCGTAAACATTATTCCTGGGTTAAGTATGTAAAACTTAGAAGCTACAAGAAATGAATGTATTGGGAGTATGTGCAGGGCAAGGTGCCCTGCTCTTCCCTTTCAGAAAACATCTGATTGGGAATATAGAAGTAAGAGGAGTATTCCATACTCCTGGTGAAGAGCAATGGAAAGCTAATTTTGGTGATATACCATTCTACAAAGGATATAACTTACCTCAATTTGAGGAGAGAGTAGATGTTATTATATCATCTCCAGACTGTGGGGCATCATCCATTATGAGGCTTTCAAAGGTAAAAGAATTGGGTAATCCTAAGGATAACAGGAGTTTAAATCTAGTAACTGCTGCAATATTAGAATATAAGCCTAAGATTTTTCTTATTGAAAATCTTCCTCGTTTGCTATCTTTGCTTCCTTATGAGTTCTTTAATTTAACCTTTAAGGACTATAAACTTATTTTTCATGAAAGGTCAGTTTCTGACTATGGGAACTCTCAAGTATCAAGGAAACGTCTAATCATCATTGGAGTGCATAAGAAAACCGGTAAGAAATACTTGAATGCTTTTGATGAAGTATTCCAAGTAAAAACTCCAAAACTTACTAGAGACTTGCTCTTTGTATCTCCTTACGGGAGTAATTATAATATCCCAATAGAAAAAACTTTGGCGATGTATGATTATCGAAAACTCCCTGAAAAGAAGAATCTGACTGTTGAGAAGATTCAAGTATTATGGAATAGTGCTTTCAAGCAAGAGAAGAAATGGCCCATTAAAACTGCTAAGATGAGTACTCTCCCAGGAGTATATCGATTAGAATTAGATAAACCACCTCTAACTTTAAGACCTGCAGATAGGCAATTTAGACCCGATGGGTATCCTCTTGGGATTAATGATTTCAAGACAATCATGGGCTTTCCTAAAAAATTTAGGATTTACATTGACCAAGAAAATTACCTTTATTGGTTAAACAAGGCAAGGTATACAATTGCCAAAGGTTCGGTATATGAGGTGGGGATTTGGTTTAAGAAATGTATCAAAAATGTCTAGGTACACTTTCATGTTAATATATACTAAAGTATATATTACTCCAAACTGACCTTTGAAAAATATAGATATATAATATACTACGTATATATATCTATATTTTTATATACGTATATAGCTATTGTTTGTAGTAGATATTGAATATATGTTTTAGGATATAGGAAATTTATCTCACTACGTTCGATAAAAGGTAATCGCTAAGCGATTACCGATAGTTAGTAATAATTAAATTTTTCGTGATGATGAAAACAGATAAAAACAAGTGGAAGAACTTTGTGTTCCTTTTGCTTCTAGGATTTACTATTTACCTTTGCTTCAGGAATTACAAACTGAATTCATATATCAGTCAACTTCCTGATTCATCGGTCATTGGCATTCCTGATACAATCAAATTGAAAGAGAACTTCAAACCTGTGATACCCTATACACAATTGGTTCAGCCCCAGAGAATTCTTCTCTACGACTTCTATCGAAACAGTAGCAATTCGACTAAACCCCAGGCTTCTGATTCAACAGCGGTTATTTCGAATAGGATTAGTAGAGAAGATTCTCTGGTCCAATTTACCTTGGATAAAAACCAATTGAATCTAAGTTTATTCAACAAAGAAACAAACTCCTATTCAACGAGAATGTTTAACATGGACTTAGATAAGTATAAGTACAATTGGTATGAAGGTCAATTAACTCAAAAAAGAATTAGAAAACTAACTCTAAGTCCATACGTTTATGGTAAATATAGGGTCTTTAATCAAATGTTAGACATAGGGACAGGCCTTTCAATCAAGACTACTAATTTCAATTATAAACTTGGTATAAATGCTTTTCATTATCCGAAGTTCTTTTCGGGAATAAAAGCTGACTTAGAGTTTTCAGTAACATATAACTTTTGATTATGGCAAAGAAGATTAACATAGAAACTAACACATCTGCTCTCACAAGGGAAGAACTAGCAACACTTGCTAAGGTTAGTAATGATGTTTTTTACTTTAGCCTTTTCACTTATGTGATACACCCTATGAGGGGAAAGGTAAGATTTGAACTTTACCCGTATCAAAAATCGGTTCTGTATAACTTCGTAAAAGAACGTTTCAATATTCTGCTTAAGTTCAGGCAAGCAGGTATTACGGAGCTTATATCTATGTACTGCCTATGGTTGGCAATGTATCATCCTAACAAGAAGATTAACATTATCTCAATCAAGGACACAACAGCAAAGAAGGTACTTAAGAAGATTAAGTTCATGTACAAAAACCTGCCATGGTATTTACAGACACCGATTATAAATGGTCGTTCGGGAGAATATGGTTCTGCATCAATGATAGAGTTCGATAATGGCTCATTCATAGAATCTATCCCAACGTCTTCAGAAGCCGGTCGTTCAGAATCTCTATCCTTACTGGTAATTGATGAAGCAGCAGTAGTTAGATGGGCAGCCCAGATTTGGGCAGCCGCTTTTCCTACTCTTTCCACTGGTGGAGCTGCTATCATCAATTCCACTCCTTATGGAGTTGGTAACTTCTACCACTCAACTTGGGTTGATGCTATTGCAGGTGGAAACCCATTTAACCCACTACGATTGTATTGGCAAATGCACCCAGAACGAGACATTAATTGGTACAATGAGATGTCTTCTGCTCTTGGAACAAAAAGAACTGCACAAGAAATCGATGGTGACTTCTTATCATCTGGAAATACGGTCTTCGACTTAGCTGATATCAAAGCTATCGAAGACTGTCTTAGTGATTATCCGGTTATTAAGAAAAGATTCAATGGTCAATATCGGCAATTCTTAGAACCAGCACCAGATAAGGAATATTTCATTGGTGCTGACGTTTCAACTGGTAGGTCTTCTGACTACTCTGCATTTACTTGCATGGATAAACAAGGAGAAGAACAAGCAGTATTCAAAGGTAGACTTTCAGTAGATAAGTATGCAAGGTTACTTGGAGATACAGGGCATTTGTTTAACTTTGCTACCATTGCTCCAGAATCCAATGATGTTGGATTAGCAGTAACTTCTGCTCTTCAAACTGAAGGTTATCCTAAACTATATTATTATCAGAAAATGCTTAAGAAGAAAGGTAAATCTAGACCTGAGGTAGATAAATCTCCAGGATGGTTAACTACACAAAAGAACCGTTCTGTTATTGTAGAGGGACTTGAACAGGATATTCGAGAAGATAATATCACTGTTAAAGACCCTTTCTTTGTTCAAGAAGCATATACCTTCATATATGATGGTTTAGGTAGGCCAGTTGCAATGGGTAAGCATAGAGCTAATAATTCTACAGTAGATGTAGACCTAGAGGGGGATGTATATGCAGATGACTCTATATTCGGTAAAGCAATCTGTAATCACATAAGAAAAGGAAAAACTAACGTAATAGTACAACCGAAATGAAAAAGCTCAATTTTAATTGGAGTTGGGGTAGAAAGAAAGACCCACCTCCTGAATCAAACAAGGAGCCAAGCAAGCCAAAAGCTGCTGCTATATCTCCTGGTAGAGTATCAGTAGATGAAGATAACTCTTTACTCAGTACTCTGAAAGGGATGACCGTAATGGTAGATCCTTCTTTTCGTGTTGAAGTAATCCCTTTGATTCGTGATTTATATAAGGTAAATCCGGATATGGGCATTGCTTTGCAGGATATGTTTAAGTTGGCAAACACAGGTCATACGGTAACATTCCCAAATAATTCAGATGCCGAAGCAGATAAGATGAGAAAACATCTTACCGAAGCTACAAAGAAATGGTCCAGATATACTGCTGGTATAGACGGTCTAGTTAATAAGATGATTGTACAATGCCTTGTTAGTGGAGCTATATCTGTTGAAGGAGTTCCCAATGATAGGCTAGAAGGTTTAGATACAGTCTTATTCCTTAGACCAGAGAACATTGTTTTCAAAAGGGAGAACAATGGAGTATATTCTCCTTACCAGAGGAATAAGAATTACTTTGTTAAGCACCAAGATTATATCAAACTAAACCCAGAAACTTATGTGTATGCTGGTATGTTTAATGATACCGATGAACCTTATGGGATTCCTCCTTTTATGGCAGCATTGGATTCATTAAAAGGTCAACATGATATGAAGGTTAACTTCAAACACATAATGGAGATGGTTGGTATGGTAGGATTCTTGGAAGCTAAGATGACTAAACCAGACCAGAATCCTAATGAAAGCTTACAAGCTTACCAGAATCGTCTTGAACGTACACTAAAGGATTTGAAAAGAAATCTTCGTAATGGCATGAAGGACGGAATAGTAACGGGTTATATTGATGACCATGAGTTTAAACTCAATTCAACTACCAAGGAGCTTGGTAATATTGAGAAACCCTGGAACATGAATCAGCAATCAGTTGCAAATGGTTTGGGAGTTAATGGAAACCTTATTGGAGTTAGTTCAACAACGGGAGAGGGAGCAACGGGTATAATGCTGTCTAAATTAATCAGCCAGTTAAAAAATATCCAAATGCTTGTAACTTATGTATTGGATTTTCTTTATTCTCTAGAACTGCGTCTGGCAGGCTTTGATAATAAGGGAATAAAGATATCATGGGGAACTTCAACTATCTCTGATGAAGTTAAGGTTCAACAAGGTCTTCAGTATAAAATCCAAAACCTGGATTTATTATATAAGGCTGGTATCATTAGCCAAGACCAATATGCTTGGGCAATGGGTTATGATTCTCCTGATGAGAATGAACCAAGAGTTTCACTTGAGGACCAATTTGCTAAAGGCGGTAACTCAGACCCTCAAGAAGGAACTAAGAAGAAGCAAAGGCAAGATGATAAAAATCAATCTGCTCGTAGGTCAAGAGATAAAACTAATCCGGCTCCATCTCGTGGAGACCAAAATACAAAAGCAAGATGAGTAAATTTACTAAAAGAAACAAAGAGCATCTTGATTCAATGGTGATTGGCCAGGGTCATACCATTATGGCTGGGTATATCCCAGAAGCAGTTGGAGCCCAGGCTTTCTCAGAGAATTATTACAAATGGAAGACTCCGACACCGGATACCATTGCTCAATTTGGATTTTGGGGAGGAGATATAGATTATAATACCTATTATCCAAACCTTGATAAATCGGAACTTACTCCGAAGGACGAAGAGTTCATAGAACCAATGTTTAGGTTACTTTCTGAAACGATTGTATCCAAGAACTGGAATCCTACTGACTTTGGTCAGAATGGAGTACTTAAGGCTTCCATGAAAATGTTACTCGGGCAAACAGTAAATTGCGACCATGAAACAAATATTGGTAATGCAATTGGAGCTGTATCTCAAGTAATGTGGCAGGAGTCTTATAAGGATGGAAGCTTTACTATACCTGCAGGTATCAACGGTATTTTGAAGATTGATGGTAAAGCTAACCCAAGAATTGCTAGAGGTATTCTTATGGAACCTCCTTCAATTCATAGTAATTCGGTAACAGTACAGTTTAAGTGGGATAAATCACACCCAGGAATGGAAGATGGTGAATTCTATCAAAAACTTGGTACTTATGACTCTAAAGGTGAAATGGTTCGTAGAATAGTTACTGAGGTAGTTCGATATATGGAAACATCCCTGGTATCTCATGGAGCTGATTCATTTGCTCAAAAGATTGGTGAAGATGGTAAAATCATTAATCCAACCTTTGCAAAAAGAACCTGGTCTTCTTATGAGGAATATCGGGATGACAAGTCCAAACAGTACTTCTTTACTGACTACAAAACGGATTTCAACTCATTCCAAGAAAAGGACAATACTCCAGATTCTTTTAATGATAATGGTACCCAAGAAAATCATAATCCTAATAAAGAAAATATGAACAAAGAATTGCAAGAATTTTTAGAAAAGCTTTTCGGAGATAACATGTTATCTCTGGCAGAGGGCAAAGAAATGACTCAGGAAGAAGTTATTTCTTGTATTCAAAGCTTGGTATCATCCAAAAACAGTCTTCAGACAACGGTAGATAATCTTACTACAGAGAAATCTTCTCTTACAGAACAGATTACCAACCTGAATGCAGAAGTTGCAAACTTGAAGGAAATGGCAACTGTAGGAAAGAATCACATTGCTTCTCTCCGTGAAAATGCTGTTACTACTTACAAGAAGTTGATGGGTGACAAAGCCGATGAAACTATTGTTACAATGTTGAATGCCGAAACTACTGGCATCGTTACTCTCATCTCCTTAACTAAGGATTATCAGAGTCGTCTGGAAGAAAAATTCCCAATGGTATGTGCAAGCTGTGGTTCTCATGATGTAAGCCGTGCTTCTTCTGTTGCAGAGAATGATGAAAAGACTGGAACTCAGAAACCTGCAACTACTTCGAATGCAGAAGCCAAGTCTACTTCGGAAACCCTCGAAGACTTGTATAAGAAGAAATTCAAGTAATAATCGATAAATATCACTGTTATGACTAAAATCGTAAACAAAGACCAGCCAATGACGCTGTTTGGGGAAAAGACCCCAAGAGCGGTGATTTACAAAAGTGAATCACACAAATTGCACCAAGCTTTCTGTGTAAAAGATGGTGAAACAATTTTGCAAGGTATGCCGGTAGCTCTTGGAGAAGACGGTTTAATTGAGCCTTACACTGAACCTACTCAGGTATATATCGGAGTGGCAGTAACCGACAATGTAAATCCTGCTTACCAAGCACAGAACAAATTCCCAGTAGAGGTAACTGTTGCTGTAGAAGGTTACATGATTTGTAACTGGGTATCTAATGCTGCTGACTTAAAAGCAGGATATGTAGTTCCCTCTGGTGACTTACTGAACGGCCGATTTGTAAAAGCAAACCAGTCAACAGATGCTACACCTTTCATTGCCATCACACCTGCAGATGAGGCAAACGAGGTAATTCAAGTACTTATTAAATAAGAGAAGAAGAAACATGGAAAAAGTTGATATTTCAAAATTGAAGAGAGAAGACTTCGCAAAAGAACTTCCTCAAATGGTACAGCAGTTGGATGCTTACCGTCAAGGTTCACAGAACAAAAAACCTGTGGACATCACATTAGGTGAACTTACCACTGGTAAATGGGGTATTACCCAAGATGAATTGTTCGAGAAGTTGGATATCAATCCGAAAATCGACACAATGGAAAACATCTTCACGATGCCTCAGCAAGATGTTCGTTGGATTGTTCCGGAAATCATTCGTTCTGCTATCACTCTTGGTATGCGTCAAGCTCCGTTCTATCCGGAGATTATTGCATCTGACCAGTCAATCAGTGGTCTTAGCGCAATCATGCCGATGATTAATATGTCCGATGCTGCACCTGCAAAGGTTAACGAAGCAGAAACTATCCCATTGGGAGATGTAAGCTTTGGACAGAAATCAGTAAGTCTCTTCAAAATTGGTAAGGGATTCAAACTTACTGATGAAGTTCGTAACTACGTATCTCTGGATGTATTGGCAATCTACCTTCGTGACTTCGGTGTTCAGCTTGGTTATGCAATGGATACTCTGGCAATGGATGTTGTTATCAACGGTAACAAACCTGATGGTTCAGAATCTGCTCCGGTTATCGGTGTATATGAAACTACGAATGGTATCACTTACAAAGACTTGCTACATATCTGGGTAAGAGCTGCTCGTATGGGACGTAACTTTACTACTATGATTGGTGGTGAAGACCAGGCAATCGAAATGCTGAACTTGCCAGAATTCAAAGAACGTCATTCTGGTACAACTGAAGCTACACTGAACGTGAAGTCTCCGGTACCTAAGAATGCTAACTTCTATATTCACCCGGGAACACCTGACCAAGGTTTGCTGTTGATTGATACAACTGCTGCTTTGATTAAACTGACTGCAAAACAGTTGATGCTTGAATCAGAAAGAATCGTATCAAATCAGACTCAGGCAATCTATGCTACTCTGACTACAGGCTTCTCTAAGATGTATCAGGATGCTGCATTGATTCTGTCTGCAGAGAAGAAGTTCTCAGAATTTGGATTCCCCGAATTTATGAACATTGACCCGTATCTCTTGGTTAACCTTGAGTAATAATACACCTGGTTTATTTTACAAATAATTCCATTTCTTGATGGGGTAGGTTTTGCGAGGACCTACCCCTAATTTTAAACATCTAAAAACTTAGTAAAATTATGGATAATAAATATAAAGTAACTGTAGGTGCTAAAGCTTACAGCTTCCATGACCAATCTACAGGTATTACAATTTGTAGAGGAGAAGAAAAAGAATTGAGTGCTCGACAGTACAGAACTAAAAAGATTCAGATGGCTTTGAATTCAGGTCACCTGCGTTTGGTTCTTGATAAGAAAGCTGTCGACAAATACTCCAATGATGACATCGATAAGTTGGAAAAGAAACTGAATGCTCAGTTCGAAAAAGGTATGGAAATCAAAAAGATTGCCAAAGCCTATACTCTCGAAGAAGCAACCCTTATCGCTGCTCGTCACGAAATTGTTGCCGACAAAGGTGATACAGTTGAAACTCTGATTCAGGTTCTGTTGGAAGAGTTCGAAGAATCTAAAAAATAAGATACCATGGACAATCTAGACTTTGTAGCTATTGCGAATGGTCTGGAAGTTTCATTTAGAGTATTAACCAAAGTCCCAGCCAAGGCCATTTTTGACTGGGACTTTGGTGATGATAAGGGGTCCGTTTATGATGTTAAACAACCTACTTATACTTATGAAAAGTCCGGATTCTATACAGTAGCGTTGAACATAACGAACTCCGAAGGACTTAACTTAAATGCAACTAAAACCGTAATTGTAAATACCGAGTCTAAAACTACATTAACCGATAGTATATATAACCTAATCAATTATTACATTCCTTCAGAAATCTCAGATGGTATGTCATCAGAAGAGAAAGCAATGTACATAACTAAATGGCAGTTATATATCCAACCGCTAGTAAATCATATTATCCCACTGGATAAATATAATGATGAGTTAATGTATGAAGCTCTAGAAAACCAATTAATTATGGAATTGGCAGCATGGGATTATCTCAATGTTAAGCTCCTTAATTTATTAACAAGTACAGGAGAATACCTAAGTCAACTTACTTCAACCAAAGAACAAGTTGGTGATGGTTCTTCTAAACCGGAACAAGCTCGAGGTGATAGAATCAAACAAATCACAACTGGGCCTACTGAAGTACAGTACTATGATACACTTGCCGATGCAACATCTTCCCTATGGAAAACATTTTCTCAAGCAATGCAACCTGGTGGTATCATAGACGAGTTAAGAAAAAACCTTTGTATGTTAGCTGGACGATTGGAAATCTACTTACCATTCTGTGACCAATCAAGTCAGGTAGTAGTTCCAAGAGTAGTAGACAGAAGAAGACCTGGATTAATAGATGGGCCAAACCCCAGCTCTCCAGTAAAACGTAATGGTAGAACCTTAATTAGAAAACGATGACCAAGACTCCTCATAGATTGGTTAAGAACCGGTCTTGGGATAGATACAAGAAGATTATAAATGATTTCTTGGATATAGATGCTGGTAGGCAAACTATAACTTGGGCAAAGAATGTAAATCAACTCCTAAGTCATGGAGAAGATGAAATCCCTAAATATTATAATATACCAATCGAGGCATTATGTTATTACAATGCCTTCAGAAACTGGCCTATTAATAAGGCAACAGTAACTGGAGAACTCGATGATGAGAATTTATCAATACTGGTTACTAAATCATATATAGAACAACTGGGACATTTAACTCCAGAAGGCTATTGGGATTTTAACTGGTCTGAAGATAGGTTCGTAATTAATGGTATTACTTATAAACCTTCTGGAGATACACAAGTTGCTCAGGCCAAGGATGAAGCATTAGTCTTCATGGTTATCCTAAAAAGGGACCGAGATACCAAAATACAATTCGTAGAATAAAATTGAAAAGTATATGGCAAAGATGTTAATGTTACGATGGAAACCAATTAATACCGGAAACGGTATTTGGTTTGACAGTAACCTGATTGTCTTGAACGGTACATCTGGAGTACATATTGAAAGTAAGAAAAGTAATTTAGACGTTACTACATTTCAGTCTATGACTGGAGGTAAGTTCGTTACTTGCTTTCAAGATTACTTTGGAGAAGTTTGGGATAAGATAATACCTCATCCGGGTATTGGCCAGGTGATAAAATTCCGTATCAATCAACTTCCAGATTATGCAATAATCAGAGGTGATATTGAAGACGGGGGAGACCCAGACCCAGAACATCCAGATATTCCAATGAATGCCTTCTGTGGAAAAGAAGGAGAACCATTCAGAGATAAGAATTCTGACTTCTTCTGTGGTAAGCAAGTAATCAATCCTTAAAATAATAACAATATGTACGTAAGTAAGTATTACACAAATGAAGAAATTGACCAAAGACTTTTACAAGGTTATTTTGATGACTTCGTAAAGGCCGGGTTTGCTGGAACTATTAATGAGTTCTGGGCATTCGTTCTTTCTATTGCCAATAAGGTAGATAAGAGAGAAGGATACGACTTATCTAAAAATGACTTCACGGATAAACTCAAAGAGAAACTGGAAGGCATTGAAGAAAGAGCAAACTACATCACTAAGCTTTCTCAGTTGGAGAATGATACTAAGTTCCAAACTGAAGAACAGGTAAGACAAGCTATCAGTGATTTGATTGATGGTGCCGATGATGCACTTGATACATTAAAGGAATTGGCAGAAGCATTGGGAAATGACCCCAACTTTGCTACTACAATTACCAACAAATTAACGGATTTACGTAATGCACTGACAGATGAAGTTAACCGAGCTAAGGAGGAGGAAGGGAAACTGAGTACCCAAATTAGTGAGGTTAACTCTAATTTCATTAAGGCAGTGGATTTACTTAATGATAAAATCGACACTGCAGTTACTAACCTTATCAATAAGATAGATAAGATAGAAGCAAAAGTCGATAAGAATACTGCTGACATTGCAGACCTCAGAAATGAAACTACTGGTTCATTGGCAGAAGCTAAGGCATATGCTAAAGACTTGGTAGATAAAGAAGCTGAGCTTCGTAAAACGGCTGACGATGCTTTATCAGAAAGTATTCACCAACTGAATACATTGCATATCAATGATAAGGCAGAGCTCAAACAAGACATTGCTGCAGAAGCCCAATTGAGAGCAAATGCAGATGCAAACATTCAGTTGAAACTCACTGAAGAAATCACTAATCGTCAAACTGGTGATGCTGCCTTAGAAAGTAAACTTTCTGATGAGGTAGTAAATCGTAAAGCTGCCGATGAAACTCTTCAGAATTCAATTACCAAAGAGGTAGCTGACCGTACCAATGCAGATAATACCCTCCAGGTAAACATTGATAAAGAGGCTCAAGCTCGGGAATCTGCAGACCAGGTTCTTCAGACTAATATTAATTCTGAAGCTGCAACTCGTACTGCTCAGGACCAAATCCTTGACCAGAAGATAACTGCCCTAAGTGAAAAGACTGATGGTGATAAGTCTGATGTACTTGCTGCAATTGAATCAGAGAAGGAAGCTCGTATTGCTGCAGATGCTGACCTTAATTCCAAGAAGGTAGATAAAAGAGAAGGTTATTCTTTAACTAAGAATGACTTTACAGATCTCTTGCTTGCTAAATTGAATGGAATCGAGGAACATGCTAATTACATTACCTTGGTATCACAATTGGCAAATGATGCCGGTTATCAAACTGAAGCAGAAGTAGAGGCAGCAATTGAAAAGATTATTGGTTCTGCACCAGAAGTACTTGATACTCTGGAAGAGATTGCTAAAGCATTAGGAGATGACCCTAATTTTGCTTCAACTATCACCAAGAAGTTGGCAGCAATTACAGAAAAGGTAAACCAAGAGATTGAAGACCGGGAAGCTGCTGATGTAGCCCTCCAGGCAAATATAACTGATGAAGAAACCGCAAGAATTGAAGCAGATGCTGCTCTTAAGGAAGAACTTAAAGAGTATGTAGATAACTCGGCTGCTACTGGAGATACTGCTCTTCAAGTAGTTAAAGATAACCTGGCAAAAGAAATCCAAGACCGTAAAGATGCTGATGCTATCTTGCAGGCAAATATCGACAAAGAAACTGTTGATAGAAAGGAAGCAGATAAAACCCATACCGATAACATTGCTGCTCTTACTCAGAGAGTTTCGGATTTGGCTTTATCAATGCAGGATGCTATCAATACAGTTAAGAACGAATTGACTGCTCAGGTAAATGCTAATACTACGGCAATTGCTACTAACCAAGCAAATATCACAAAGAACTCAGAGGCAATCACTGCCATGAATAAAACCATTGCCGATAACTACAAAGAAGTTAAGGATATGGTTAATGAGGAAATTGTGGACCGTACTAATGGCGATAGTAATCTGAGTTCTCGTATTGATACTACCAATATTGCTTTGGGTACAGAAACGGCAGAACGCAAGGCTGCAGACCAAATCCTTCAAGTAAATCTAGATAAAGAAGTCGGAGACCGTAAGTCTGCAGATACTGCACTTGAAACTAAGATTGAAAGTCAGATATCTAACTTAAGCCAACAGACTTCATCCGAGATTACTCGAGTAGAAGGTGAGGTTACTCAAGAAGTTAAAGACCGGGAAGCAGCAGATAAAACTTTAAGTGACCGAATTGATTCTTTGGAGACTGGTTCTACTGCAGGTTTAAATGAAGTCAAAGCAAGGGTAGAAGCTAATACCGTAGCAATTAATACTGAGAAAGACCGAGCAACCGCTAGAGAGAATGCTATACAGGCAAATTTGGATACTGCAATAGCAAATCATAAAGACGAAGTAAATGGTTTAACTAAGGATATTTCCGATGAAGCCAATACCCGTTTAGCAGGAGATACAGCTCTTCAGGTAAATATTGATAAAGAGGTTGCTGACCGTAAGAATGCCGATACCCTATTAGATAATAAGATTGCCCAGGAAATCTCAGACCGTACAACTGCTATCCAGGGTCTTGAATCTAAGAAGGTAGATAAAGTAGATGGTAAGGTACTTTCTTCAAACGACTTTACCGATGTTCTTCTGAATAAACTGAATGGAATCGAGGAACATGCTAATTACATAACTAAAGTTTCTGAACTTCTGAATGATTCAGGATTCCAAACTGAAGCTGAGGTAGAAGCTGCAATTCAGAAAATCATTGGCTCTGCTCCTGGTGTATTGGATACTCTGGAAGAGATTGCTAGGGCATTAGGTGATGATCCCAACTTCGCAACAACCATGACTCAGAAGTTAAATGAGTTAACTACGAAGATTGAGACAGAAACTGAAAAACGAGTTGAAGGTGATGCTGCTTTAGATGCCAAGCTTACTACTCTAAGTACTACTCTGACCAAGACAGTAGAAGACTTAAGAACCTATGTTACTGAAACTCGTACTGAATTGTTGGCAAGAGCAAATAACCAAGATGCTCTTATCACTCAGAATGCTGCAAACATCCAGAGAAATTTGGAATTGATTCAGGGTATTCAGAATAATATTTCTGGTTCTTATCTGGAAGTTAAGGCTTTACTTGAAACTGAGATTGCTGCTCGTAAGGCAGAAGACATTCGGTTGGAAGGTAAAATCGACCAGAATACTGCAGACCTGGGAACCGAAAGGGAAGAAAGAATGGCTGCAGATAAGGCTCTTCAAGATGCCCTGGATGCAGAAGAAGCTGCAAGAACTGCTGCTGATGCTGCACTGGGAGTTCGTATCGATACTGAGATTGCAGAAAGAAAAGCTGCTGACAAAACTCTCCAAGACAATATTGATGCCGAGGAGTATGCAAGAACTCAAGAAGATACTCGTCTGAATGCTCGTATCGATAAAGAAGTTACAGACCGTACCAATGCCGACAATGAATTAGGTACTCGTATCGATAATGAAGAAGATGCAAGGGAAGCTGCAGATACTACTTTGCAGGATAATATTGATGCTGAAGAGACTGCCCGTACTGAAGCCGATACTACTTTGCAGGATAATATTGATGCTACCAATGCTCATACTATCAATACTCATCGTTTGGATTCTAATCCAGTACTTAATGGTACTGATATCAAACTCGATGGCTATGTAAAGGCAACCGGTACTACTCCTGCAGATTTGGATGTAAAGGTAACAGATACTACTTCGGCAGCTTTTGGTAAAGTACAAAAACGAATTGAAGTCGATAAAGCAGATGCTGATTCTAAATTCAATAAGGTAAAAGCTGCAGTAGGTCTTACCAATGATTTGGGAATGCCAGCTCTTACTGATACGAATTATATGGGCGGTTCAGTTGATGTAGTTGATTCTTTGAAAAAACTTGATGCTCAATTAGAACCAATTATTATTCCGGCAGCAGCATTCAATATATCTGCTTCGGCAACCTCAGAAGAGATTGCAGCAGTATTTACTGATGAATTGCTTAATGAGATTGCAAATAACACTACACACCGTCCTTATATATTGGTAGATACCGGCAACAATTTCTATCAACAATTTAGATTAAGTTTACAACTTAGTGGTCCTACTACTGGTGCCATTACTTTGAGATTTATGTATGAATTGGCTGGTATGGAATTCTACAGAGAGTTCAAGAGAACTGCTCAAGGTGCTTGGTCTATTTCTACAGTAAGAGCTGGTAAAATTCTTATCGAAGGAGATGTAGTAAATAACTTAACTGCAGGTGGAACTAAGGTACCATTAAGTGCAGAACAAGGTAAAGCTTTGAAGGCTTTGATTGATGGTCTTGGAACTGATACTTCAGAACTGGAAACAGAACTCAAAGAATTAATCCAAACTACAAAGACCACTTTAGAAGCTTCAATAGCTACCGAGGTTCAGAATCGAAAAGATGCCGATACTGCCTTAGACACCAAGTTAACTACGGCTATCAATAAAGAAGTTCAGGATAGAATTGCTGCTGATACTGCATTGGGTACTCGAATTGATAATGAGGTAACTGCAAGAACAGAAGCAGATGCTGCCTTGAAAACTGAATTAACCGAGGACATACAAGGAGTTCAGGATGCCCTAGATGCCTTCATTGCAACTAAGGCACAAGCTAGTGGATTAGCTTCTCTGGATGAAAATGGTAAAGTACCTTCTGAACAATTACCCTCATATGTAGATGATGTAATCGATGTATATGCAACATACGATAAGTCTCCCACTGGAGATCTTTCTAATATCTCTCTCTTTGCAGATGCTGACCATAATACACCAATAACGGGAGAGGCAGGAAAGATTTATCAGAATGTAACTACGGGAGAACCCGGTTATCAATTCAGATGGACTGGTACTACTTGGTCTCTGATTGTTTCTGGTGGAGTAGTAATTGGAGAGATTACTGGTACTGCTTATGATGGAGCTAAGGGTAAGACTACTACAGACAATCTTAATGCTCTTATGGCTTTTAATCCTATACGATTAATCTCAATTGTTACAGATGCCTCTAAAGCTGCCATAAATTATGAAAGGGCAGATGGTACTGGTATCCAAGGATTACAAATTCCTACTGCATCATCTGCTAAAGCTGGTGTTATGGCTGCTGCAGATAAGGTTAAGCTTGATACTACTTTACCAAAACAAATCTCAGATGAGGTTACAGCAAGAACTGAGGCTATTAATGCTTTGCAAGGAGAATTGGCTGATGATATTGCTCAAGAGGTAGTAGATAGAAATTCTGCAATAGCTGCTGCTAAAACAGAACTCACTACTGCTATCAATAAAGAGGTATCCGACAGAAAAGCTGCAGATACTCAAGTAAGAACTGACCTTGAAGCTGCAGTTGAATTAGTTGCTGAAGACTTAAGAGGTGCAGATACTACTCTCCAGAATAATATCACTAAAGAAGTCAATGACAGAAAAGGTGAGATTACAAGAGTAGAGAAGTTAATTTCAGATGAAGCTGCAACAAGAGCTCAAGCAGATACTACTGTGAATGCCAAAGTAGATTCCCATATTGGTAATAAATCTAATCCTCATGGAGTAACTAAAGCTCAAGTGGGATTGGGTAATGTTAACAATACATCAGATGCAGATAAACCAGTATCTACTGCTCAAGCTACGGCTATTGCAGATGCCAAGGCTGCAGGTACCAATGCTCAAACCCATCTTACTACTCACATGCAGAACATGAGTAATCCTCATGGAGTAACAAGAGACCAGTTGGGATTGGGTACTACTGCTGAGATTATCTTTAAGAAGGTATCTGCTCCTTCTGGTTTATGGAAAGAATCTGACGAAAGACTTAAGACTTTCATTAAACCATTGGAACATACTCTCGATGAAATCTGCTCTATACCTACGGATTCATTTATGATTCGTGGTAATCACGATATAGGTACAATTGCTCAGACAATCGAAAAATATTTCCCAGAATTAGTTTCTGAGAATACGGTTAAACCTGAAACAGTTCCTAATCCAGAAGCCTTCGAAAAGGTAGAAAAGGATGGAGAAACCTATATCCTGGTTAAAGAGGTAGATTATTCTAAGATGTCAGTATTGGCAATCGAAGGTATCAAACTTCTGAAAGCTGAGATTGATGAGTTAAGAGAAAAACTTTTGTTCACAAACTTAGATTAATATGGGTGAGATAGCAACATGGAGTGCTGTCAAAACTAAAGTAGGCCTTGGTAAGGATTCAAACGAATGCCCTACCAAGGCTGAATTGTTGGCACTCTCTCCTACAGGAACGGGAGAAAATTACGTTGGCTTGGAAATATCCAATGCCAGTTCCTATGGAAACAATGAAACCGTACAACTTTCTGATATTCATAAGGTAACCTATAGATATGCTTTTACTGTAGTAGACACAGTTTTAAACTTCCCAGCTTTGGGAGGGTATTCTCTTCCTCGGGGGTTTGGTTTAGGTACTACTAAACAAAAACAGATAGATGGAGTAGCTATCGGAGATACTATTTCTGTGGGTTATACCCAATCTGCTTATCCGGACTGGATTGTTTATGATGAAGGTTATAAAGCTTCAGAAAATACAACTCTAAATCAACGTTCTGCAAGTTTAACCTTTACTCAGAATGAGTCAGGTAAACAGATAACAGTTCAATTTACTCAGGATGCAGGAGTTGAAACTTGGGAATATACTTTTACAAGTAAGAATAATTCATTAGTATTTAATGCTATAGGTGGTAAAGGTACACCTACGGAATTAACTATTACTTCGAATAAGCAAAAGTATATAAATGGTAAAGCTGTGGGTAGTCCAGTAAATGTTGATTATTCAAGGCCTAGTTTACCATCATGGCTTTCAGTAGAGAGTGGGTATTACGAAGCTTTAGAAAATAAGTCTGAAAGTTCTCGTTCTTATACTGATACTCTTACTCAGGCAGAATCCGGTAAGAAACTAACACCAGTTTTGTCTCAGGCAGCTGGTGTAAAAACCTATGGTACACCTACTGTATATTTAGGAAGCATCGCTGATATCCCTGCATCTGGAGGAACTGCAGCTACACCTACTTATACTTATTCTCAACTTTGGGGATGGAATGGTAAAACCAATGATGGTGGTACTATAAGTTCTGGAGCTTCAGTAGTATGGTCCGAAAACATATTGGGTTCTAATCTGGGCACGACTGCAAAGGCAAGAACTAAATTGGGAAGCCGTACATTAACCGTTACTCTTAACGGTAAATCTGGTAGTGCCTCAATCGATGTATACCAAGCAGAGAATAGGATAACCAATGTAACTCAGGGTGCATGGGTAGTTTCTATTTCGGCAAACCCAAGTACATTTACTGAGCAAGGTGGTACATCACAAATCTCTGCAAGTGCAAGGGCAAGCAGAACTAATCATTGGTCTTCAGGTGCAACCAATGCAGCTTCCGATGCTACCGGTACTCCTACACTTAGTATACCTACTGCAGTAACCGGATTTAGTTTATCTGGTACTACTTTGACGGTAGCAGAAAATAAAACTGCAAATCAAAGAAGTGTAGTAGTAAGGGCAACTATGGATACCGTCTATAAAGAAGTTACGGTAACTCAAAGTGCATATCTAGTAGAATGGAGATACACATTAACTACTTCTACTCCAACGTTAAACTTTGATGCCTTAGGTACAACCAAATCTGGGACAATTAGTAGTTATCGTGAAAAATATATTAATGGTTCTTTAGTAGAAGGTTCACATGAAGGTGTTAATATCCAAGTTAAATCTACTTCTGCTGAAATACAAAGTGCTACTGCTGCTGTGGCTATTACCCTGAAAGAGAATACTACAACTCAAGCAAGAACTGGTACTGTAGTATATGAGCAGGTGGGTTCAGGCAAAACCGTAACCATTACTTGTAGTCAGGCCGCAGGTACAGTGGCCATTAGAGAAGAGTTGGTTATTAAGGAGAGTTTCCCTACAGCTCCAAATATTGGAGGAACTGTTAAAGCTTTAGTAAGGTCTGGTTATTGGGACGTGGTAAATGGTAAAGATACAACTTGGCATGATGATACTCCTACTGTAAAAACTAAACCTAGTTTTGTAAGTAGTACTAGTGTAACTTATGAACTTGGTGTGGGATATCGTATAAGTGCTACTATGCCAGAGAATACTTCTGAATCTCAACTTAGTGGTAGTTTAAACTTAGAGTACGGTAGTAAAACTCTAAGTTTAGGTGTAAAACAAGCAGGTGCTAGTGTTGCTTGGTCTTATGAACTAAAGGTAAATAACGGTACTCAAGATTTAAATCAACAAGTGCCTGCTAAGCCTAGTGGTACTTACTCTTTTACCATAAGTAGTAAAAGGTATAAGATTGTTAACGGTTCTGTTACAAGTCAAAGTGAAGATACTACTTGGACTACGTCTATACCGGGTTCTCCAAGTTGGATTCATGTAGAAGAGCAATCTAATACACTCATAGTAACCGTAGATGAGAATACAACTACTAGTCAAAGAAGTGCAGATATCGTTATATTTCAAACTGGTAGTAGTGATACTTCGATAACTTTGACAGTTGAACAACAAGCTGCAAGTATTACTTGGAATTATACCTTTAATATATTTCAGCCTTCATCCAAGGTACTGAATGTACCAGCTAAGATGATAGACCCCGATACTATTGTAGTTAATTCTTACAGAACGAAGGTAATCAATGGTACACAAACTTCAACTAAAGAATTTGTAGAAGTAACCATTGACCCAATCGAAGAATCCTGGTTAGAAGTTACCAAAAACAGTAATGACCAGACTCAAGCTGAGTTATTCGTAACTTGCTTAGAGAATAAAGTATCTTCAATTAGAAGTGCTACTGTAACAATTAGACAAGTAGGTACAAGTAATCTTGACCAAGTAGATATCAACCAATCAGCTGCAACTGTATCCTATAATTATTATATTGGTTTTAATGGTAATCCTGATGTAGGGGGATATTCCATGAATTGGGAATATACTCAGTTTGGTTCTAGTCATGGTCAATCTATAGATTTAAAATGTTGGAGAAAACCAGTAATTAATGGTATAGAATCTGATACTGAGGAAGCTGCAGAATACGAAGTTATTTTTAGTGGAGTTGGTATAGATTCCTTTACAGTTACAAATACACCGTTATCATATGACCCAACTATAACTACCGTAAGGGCATATCCTAAGTCTATCAATGGTTCGGTATTCGATTTAAAGGGTACAGTACAATATAGGATAGCCGATTACCCAAGTAAATCTGCTTATCTGTACCTTACTCATAAACCAGTAGCAACTGTAAAGAGGTGGACCTTCCAATGGTATGACCAAGTTGAAAGTGTAACTATGAAGAATGTAAGTCATGATTCTAGTGCAGGTAGCATTTCTCCTATAACCATAATTTCTAAATGTGAGTACTTACTTGCTAGCAATCAATCCCAGGTTGCCTATACAGAGTATATAAAACCTAATGAAGACGAAGATACTGCAACTCCAGTAAGTTGGGGTAGGTTAGTAGAAAACGGTCAAACTGCCCAAAACGATTATGACTACGCTTATTTGGTAGATGAGAATAAGGAAGATTATGATAGGCAGGCTACCAGGACCTTTACTCAACCGGGTAATCCATCAAATAAAAGGTTATACCTATACGTAACTCAGACTAAACCCGTAACTATTAAACAAGAGTTTCATGCAGAGTTGGGTAACTATTACTCTTACGGTGATAGTAATCAAATCCCCCTTATTTACCAATGGTACAGTCCAGATTCTTCAGATACTACTGATATAGGAGATATGACTCCTGGAGGATATACCGGAGTTTGGTGTAACTTACCTGCTACTGGAGTAATAAATTGCACGATTACTGGAAAGCCTCAAACTGGTAAACCTATGAAAGCTAGACTAAGTAATCTTCAAGCAAGAACCATTGAGGATTTTGATAGTAGTAGTCCCACAGAAATCAATAAGGGTTTGTCAGTAGGTTATTCTCAACAGGATTATCAAATAGGTATTGAATATTCTCCCGGTATGAACAATTATTTTTTGATAACTCCTTCAATACTTTCAGAATCTGGAGCTTATGGTGGAGGTATAAGGTTAGAAGTAAGTTTAAGAAGTTCTTATTCTAATAATGGAACTACAATTGCAACAGTTACACTTACTCCAAAAAATTCTGACCATCCGACTATCTACTTTGAAGTAATCTACGGGTAAGTCTCTGTATTAGTAATAATACGATACTATAGCATTATTAATGTATATGGCCATATACGAATAACTTTAAAAATTAACTTTATGTTTAACAACTTAAAACTCAAAAATTATGGGAGTAGAAGTTAAATCTGGTGGTGAGGGCGTAATCGTCGCTGACCGCGGTTGTAATGATGGTTGCTGCTGTGACCTCAAGAATGGCCAACAGGAAATCAAGTGTCTTATCGAGAACACTGCTAAAGACCAGGAAATTGCCAGTCTCAACCGAGTAGTAGATGCTCAGAGAGACCAGAACATTATCCAGTCAGTAGTTGCAGCTCTTAAGACTACATCCACAACCCCGGCTTAATAATAACCGTCGTCATTACGTAAGCCAGATTAGGAAGGAGTGCATCTTACATAGGTGTACTCCTTTTTTCGTTTATACCCACCTAAAGATAAAACGATATGGAAAGTGAAGAGATTAAGAAAGAACCAACCAATGGAAATCAACTAAAAGATTTTACTATTCAACTTACATTGCCTGCTCCCAATGCAGAGATAGCAAAGGAAGTAGCAAATAAAGCACAGTCACTCATTGACCAATTTGGATACTATCAATTCTTAAACCTGGTAGACTTCATGCAAAGGAATCCAGGTGCAGTTTCATTTGGTTTAAACTTAATTAATAAAAGATGAACATGGAAGATTTGATTTTTTCTAAATTGCAGAAAGGTGATACCATATACACCTTAGAGAGAGACAGACGTTCTGGGTATCCAATCTTTGATACCGCTAAAGTATTAAAAGTTGGTGAGAGCAAACCAAGAGCTACTGGCCCAGATGGAAGCTTTGCCGCAAATACAGAAATCGTTATTCAAGATTCTGTATCCTCTTTGACAATATACCTTCCTACAGATGCTGCAGAAGGTATTCATAATAATATTTATTACACTACCGACTTACGCAATATCGTAAACGAAGTAAATATCCAAAGGACTACTGCTGTAAATATCCTCAATAACCGAGAGAAATATGAGGCAATAGTTACCGAATGCGATAATATCTTTCATACCATTGAAGGCATGTTAACTCCTCAGCAACAACCATCTCAGGCTTATAAGCAAGAAGAGTTCGAGGCTTTTAAAATCGAAGTAGCAGAGAAGTTATCCATGCAACAAGATATTCTTATGAAAATTGCCAGTGAGTTGGGATTAAATAAGAATAAAGATGGCAAGCAAAAAGGTTAACATAAACCTCTCGAATAATCTATGTGATATTCAGATTTATGTAGACCCTGTTAAACAACGTCAGGCTGAGAGGTTGATTGCCAAGACTCCAAGTATTATGAAGCTCGGGTACGAGTTAGGTACTAGAAAGTTTGGCAATCAACTTCTTCGTATAGTAAGACGTAGTTTAAATAATGGTCTACCTCCACCTGGTTCCAAAGTTTCTTGGCCTCCTCATGCTACTGCTACACTTAAGAAGTATGGAGCACATACTTTATTAAACCTTACTGGTCAATATGCAAGGTCAGTTACAATGGTAACTCAGAAAGATAGAACCTTTGTTGGTCTTCCTCCAGGATTAAGGAAGATAACATACTCTGGTAGAACTTCTCGGAAAACACTTAACCAAATTGCTATCATGTTGGAGTATGGTAGTAGAGATGGTAATCTTCCACCTCGTCCTTTATGGAAACCTGCTTTCGAGGCAGCAGGTGGAAATGTAGTTTTAGAGAAAGAGATACGAAATCAATTAAGAAAAGAACTTAGAAAATATACAAAGTAATGGCAGATTTTGAAGCAGATAAAACATCTGGTACTGGTCCTGCACTCGTAATGGTACATCCGTTAAAAGTGAATGATACAGAAGCAGATAAAAAAGCCATCCTTACCATTACAGTTAATGGAGTACCTAAGACTGTAAATCTTATTCAAAAGAAAGGCAGCCTTAACTACGAATACAAATTAGAAGTAGATAAGGAAGCCATAAACATATTGGGTAAGGGTGGCTCTGATACTTTGGCAATCACTTCTCAACGTAGGGAAATGATTAATGGTACACCCCAAGGAGATTGGGAAAATGTAGAAGTTACAGCAGAATTCCTAGAGGAACCTCCATTTACTGCTGGACTAAGATTTACTGATAATGAAGAAAAGACTCTAGAGGTATCCATTACTTCTAAGAATCATACGGAACAGCTTCTCAGTGGAACTTTAACTATCAAGCAAGTTGGTGGTCTAACTAAAACAGTAATTGTAACTCAGGCAGCTGGTGAAGTAACCTATTCTTATAATATAGAACCTCATGTTAATGTAAACTTAGGTAATACAGGATTAGAGGGTTCTTCTGGTTTTACAGTTACAGGTTATAAGTATAAATACATCGAGGGTAAAGAAGTAGATAAGAGTGTAGCTTCTTTTAAAATACCAGCTATTGGTGAACAAAGAGTAGTTAGTAATTCTATACCAACTACTTCAACTACAACTTATTGGGTTGATGGTTATGGTAATGTAGCTAATACTTTTATGTCTACTTTTTCAGGTACAGCTCATGCTAGACAATCTCAACTAGCTATATCATCTATATCTGGAGGTTGGGATGTAGAATTCTCTGATGGTGGCAAAGGTACATTTAGTATATTAGCAGTAAGAAGTTTATGATATGGTAAATGCAGAAGAAATCGTAGAAAGAACCTTTTATATCTGCCTATTACAAACAGCACTTAAGAAAGGTTTAACTCTTAACCCAGAAGACTACTTACCTTTATCACAGGAGAACGAGAAAAGATTTCAGGCAGATAAGGATGCTATGCCTAAATTCATTCCCATATACGGTATAGGTAACAATCAGGTTAAGGGTGCAAAGACATGCCCTAGAATTACCATTGAACTACAAGGGTTCTATAATGGTGATATAGGTGTGAACAAATATATCATTGGTGATAAACTAGCGAGTGGAAATTATCAAGCATCAGAATTTCCATACGAAACAAAAGATATAACTCTAGATATTCATCTGGTATCTAATACTCAAGCCGATATGAGATTGCTTCATAATATCATGTATGAAGCATTACCTTCTCGTGGATACGTAAGACCTTATTATAATAACTTAGAAGAATGGGAAGATGGTAAGGTAGCACCAACCGGAAACCTATTTATAGAAATAGGTAATTACTATGACCACCCTGACGAGAATCATGGTCTACTTGAAAAGGTATATCAGTATACTTGTAAGGATGGTATATTACCTGAGAGATTTGCTGAAGAAGGTGAACTTGTACCAATTCAGGATATATCCGTATTGATGGGACTAACCGAAAAGCAAGAGTCAGATTTACTTAACCTTAACGTAAAATAGCTCAATACTAGAGGGTATTAAATAAATGAGTAATTAACTTAATTAGTATAAATATGCCTAATTCACCATCTGTAAATTTCGAGTTTAAGAACGATAACGTTCTTCAAACTACTCCTATGTTAGGAGTTTCATGTGTATTGGCTAGAACTACTAAAGGTCCATATGATGACCCCTCAGAACTTATCCAATCTTTCTCTCAATTCCAAAGAGTCTTTGGTTCTGAGATAGTACCAGATGGTTCTGTATCAAACATCGAAAAGGCTTTCAATGGTGGTTCTAAGCTTCGTATTATTCGTGTACTTGGTAAGGGTGCAACCAAAGGTGTAGTATCTGCTGCAACAAGAGCTAAAGCTGCATCTGCTCCTAAGGCTGCTGAAGACGGTTCTCCGGTAGTAGCTTCTGCAACTCCAGAGGAACCCACGGCTTCTACTCTTTTCAAGTTTACTTCTGGTTCAGTTGCTGTTGGCTTTGGTTTGGTAACTAAAGGATATGGAGACCCAGTTGGTAGTGCTGAAACTTTCTCTGTGAATATTTACAAACAGGCTAACACGGTTTACTATCAAGTAATTAGTGCTAATGGCCAGGTACTTGAACAAGGTCCAGTAGTAACCTACAAAACTGCAGATGATAACAATGATACTTCTGTAGATTACCTTGCTCTAAGTGCATTTGCAAAGAACTCAGAATACATCGTTCCGGTATTAACTGAAAAGACAGAGAACATCAAATCTTGGAACAACTTCATCAAATGGTTAACTGATGATGTAGATGGGACAAGAAACCCAATTGATATTAAACTCAATGGTGCTGCTATCACTGCCGATGGAGTAAAATTGAATGGTACAATTGGTAGTGCCGGTAGTACTCCTACGGCAGACGAATGGATTGCTTCTCTGGAATTCGTTAAGGATTATGTAGATGTATATCAAATCTTCTGTTCACACATTGACCAACATCTTGAAGCATCCACTGATGTACTTAAAGTACACAAGGCTGCAGTAGATATGGTTAAAGAACTGCAAGAATATACCTACTACATTGAAGTACCAAAATATACTACTCACTATACTCAGGGTGACCAACCAAGAGACTTGAAATCAATCATCACTTGGATTCAGACTTGCCTTGGTACTGTAGGTAACAGTAAGTATGTTGCTTACTTTGGTGGTGGTATTAAATACTATAATGCCGACGGTAACTTGGTAGACTCAGATGTTCTGGGTACCATTGCAGGATTAGGAGATGCTTCTGCTTCTCAGTTTGGACCTTGGAAATCATTTGCTGGTATGAATCGGGGCATTATCTATGATGGTAATGGTCCAGTATGCCCAAATTATGGTTCTCCTTCAAGAACTAAGGAACTCAATGAGTTAGCACAGAATTATGCAAATATAATCTGTATCAAAGATGTTCCTAACCAAGGTAAACAAACTTTGCTGTGGCATTGTTTCTCTTCTCAGGTAAAACAGGATTCAGAAAGATTCCTTGCAATTGTAAGATTGAATCTGTATCTCAAAAAGAATCTTAGACCTATTCTAGAAAAGTATTTGGAAGAACCAAATATCTGGAACACTTGGAATAAGATTTATCTAGAAGTTAAACCAATGCTGGATAACTTGGTAGATGAAGATGCCATGTCTGAATACACCTGGATGGGTGACCAAGACGCTAACTCGTACAATGACTTATCGGTTAACAATGAAGCCGATGTTCGTCAAGGTAAATACAAAGCAATCCTGAAATTCAAGGATATCGTTCCGATGCAAGAAATCACTATGGGTATCTATATTGACCAAGCATCTAAGTCCGTATCCATTCAGGACGTTAACGAATAAAATTAAGAAAACATGGGAGCAAAAGTAAAGAATCCAAGAAAGAAATTCCTTTGGAGTATCACATTCCCTAAGCACCCAATCAATACTTATCTGTTCCAAACTTGTACTTTGCCAGATGTAGAGATTGACCAGGTTGCTCATGGAGACGTTAACCGGGACGTTAAAACTGCCGGTAGAGTTACTGTAGGTAACTTAGTAGTAGGTAAACTTTTAACTACTGCAGGTTCAGATACATGGCTTCATGATTGGCTTTATTCATGCCAAGATATGATTGCTGGTGGAGGTTTGGTACCAAGCCAATACTGGGAAAATGTAATCGTAAATGAACTTGCTGAAGATGGAGTTTCCGTACTTAACACCCACCTCTTCGAAGAGGTATGGCCATGTAAGATTACAGGATTAGACCTGGACAGAATGGCTTCAGAAAACACTATCGAAAGTATCGAATTCTCAGTAGGTACTGTAGATAAGTATTAAAAACGCTTAGTCTATTTTCACTAAGATTTTTAGGTGGGAGGGGTGGGATTCCTAGAAAGGGCTCACCCCTTTCTTGTTGTTACAGCGAACACTATGAACTAAAGTATAACCAAATAACTTATTTAAACATGGAATTAAATTGTAGAACACATGAGTTTATAACCCCATCAGGTTATAAATTCTCAATCAGGGAACAGAATGGTGCAGATGAGGATATCTTATCTAATCCTATGGATGTAAGAAACCTTATGAACCTTACTAAGTTCATTCAGGCAATTGTAGTTGATACCGACTTTACTCCTAATCGTAGATTAACGGTAGAGGATGCAGACCGTATCCCTTTGAATGACAGATACTGTATCTTATTCCAATCAAGAATCTTCTCACTGGGTGATGAAGTAGAATTTGAATATGATTGGGGCCAAGAAGGCGGAGTACAAACTTACGGTCAATCCTTAAGCGAGATGTTATTCGATAACTATGGAGAATTTCCTACAGAAAAGGAATTGGCCGAAAAACCAAACGCTATCCCTTATTATCCAGAACAAGGTAAGCTTACCGATTACGAAGTAACTCTATCTTCAGGTAAGGTAGTTAAATTTGATTTGCTTACTGGTGCAGGAGAAAGAATGTTGGTTACTTTGCCAGTAGAAAAACAAACTCGTAATGCTGCATTAATTGCAAGGAACTTACACCTTCAGATTGATGGTAAATGGGAAAAGGTAGAAAGCTTCCATTTATTCTCAGTAAGAGACATTGCAGAGATTCGTAAAACAATATTTGAATATGACCCAGTCTTCGATGGTAACACAGATGTAGAACATCCAAGTATACCTGGAAGAATTGATAAATATCCTATAATGCTTTCACCGACTTTTTTCTACCTGACGGAAGCGTAGACCACCCAGGTACATTCACTTATATATGTAGAGCTGAGGTAGCCATTGACTATCTCAGTTTTTTGCGTCTTCCGTATCGAGAAAGGAAAAGATTTAAGGATATAGCCGATGAGTATTATGAAAACTTAAAAAAGAAAACTAGAAAATGATAGACAGAAGAAGCTTAGTCGAGGTCGGTGTTGCAATGGTATTAAGAGACCGATTCTCTAATGAGGCTGGCAGAATATCGAACTCATTTAGAACAATGATGAACGATATGAATACCTGGAATCGAGGTATTCAAATGTCAACTTCTAATGCTTTTGAGTTTGGAAAAGAATTGGTTGGAGGTATGGCAAGGGCCTACCAATATTCTGCAGGAGTATACGACCAAGTATTCTTAGCTTCTAAAATGTCTGGAGCTAATGCTGCTCAACAGGCAAGGCTAATGCAAGTAGCCAAAGAAGTCAATGAGGTAACTCCTCTTACTGCTGCAGATATTGCATCAGGCGAAAGGTACTTGGCAATGGCTGGTAACAATGTAGAGCAAATCGAAAGAATGATTGGCCCTGCAGCTAAGCTGGCTTCTATCTTCAGTATGCCTCTTGGTCAGAAAGGTGGAGTTGCTGACTTGATGACTAACATCATGCAGACCTTTAATATACCTTCACAGAATGCTACTCAGGTAGTAGACCAATTGGCAACTGCAGTAACCTCTGCAAATATTTCTCTAACAGACCTTGCCCAATCTTTCCAATATTCAGGAGCAGAATTTAGAAATGCTAAAATCAGTATGGGTGATGCAGCTGCAGCCATTGGAGTACTTGGTAATCAAGGTATCCAAGCTTCATCAGCTGGTACTGCATTAGCAAACATGATGCGCTATTTAACACTTTCCGTAACCGGGCAGAAAAAGGGAGGTGGTGAGATGCTAAAATCTTTAGGCATTGACCCAAAAACTCTAGTAGATGCCTCGGGTAATCTTTTGAGATTAGATAAGATTATATCTATATTGGGAGATAAACTTAGAGGTAAACGAGGAATAGATATCTCCTCTGCTCTGTTTAATATCTTTGGAGTTCGTGGTACAAGAGCTGCTTCAGCTTTACTTCAGGATTACTGGACTGGAGCTAATAAGCTTACTGAACTTATGGATAAGGTTGCAGGTGCAAGTGGTACAGTAGAAAATTTAACTCAAGAAAGATTACAAACTCCTGCAGGTATTATCGAACAGTTTAAATCAAACTGGGAGAACTTTATTGTAACTGCAGGTTCTACACTTGCCGAAGTTTTTAGCCCAGTACTTAAATTAGGTTCTGGTATCCTAAAGATTATTAACAGTATGCAAGAAACTTGGGCAGGTAAATTCTTGGTAAAGGTAGTTGCAACTGGTGCAGTAGTAGGTACTCTATATCAAGGATTTAAGTTTATTCAGAGTACTATCAAGATGATTGGTACCTTCCAGGCTTTAGCTACTTCAGAAACTAATGGTATGGCAGAAGGTATGGTAAGAACTAATGTTCAAGCTTCAATCCTTGAAGGTCACATGAGAAACATCTCAGCAATGATGATGAGAATGACTGCTATGCAAATGGCTCCAGGTAAATTCTTTGCATTACCCATGGGAGGTACCATAGGTAAAACCCGAAAAGGTACTGTAGTAGCAAGAGATGCAAGAGGAAGATTTACTTCAATGAGTACTCTTGCAGGAGCAGGGGTTGGAGCAGCAGTAGGTTCTACTGTAACTAAAACTGCAGGCCAACAGATTGCTAAGAAAGGTGCTATGGGATTTGGTGCTAGATTACTTGGTGGTAGACTTTTAGGATTCTTAGGTGGGCCTTGGGGACTACTAGCTTCTATAGCTATTCCTGCATTAATCGAAGTAATCGGTGGTCTTACAAATTCTGTGGATAAGAATACTGCGGCTTTAACCTCTGAAGAAACTAAAGCTTCCATTCAGGATAGAAATCAACAAGCTTTTGTTGATGCCGTTAGGAGTGCAATCAGAGATGGATTTAAGGATTCAAGAATTAATATATCAGTAGATGGAAATGAAGCTGGAGACTTTGCTCCTGGTGGCCAACAAGATTTTACTGGTATATCATTGGGATTAAACTAAACAATCATGGCAAGAATATTAAATCAGATAGCAGGTGGGGTTGTTGAAAAGTATAATGACCTCACTCGAGATTCTGCAGGAGTTCTTACTGGTCCTTTAAATAAACTTTGGAGGGCCAGAATCTATCTCAATAGGGCAACTTCAACCTTGCCTAAAGATACTGCAGATAAGGGTAAAGTATATGACCCAAATAACCCATTCGGACCCAGAGCTAATTCAAAGAATCCTAAGTTAAATCAAAGGATTCAGGCTCAATATCGAATGGAATTAAAACATCAAACAGAAGGTGGAGTTCCATTTGGATACGAAGAAATGGACCCGGCTAAAGGCCAGAATGTTACGAAGAATAAAGAACTCTTCTTGGTGATGCCAGAAGTAAGAAACATGAATCAGGTAGTGATTTATAATCTTACAGCTAGCCCCTATCAATATATCACTCTTCAGAACAGACCACCTTCAATTGATTTCCGAGGAGAAACTACTTGGGCAACGATTAAATCAATGGGACGTAATACTCCCATGTACCATTATACTGGTAGTGAAGATATAATTCAATTCAATGTATCTTGGTTCTGTAATGACCCAGATAATCCAAAAGAGGTAATTACTAAATGCCGATTATTGGAAATGTGGACTAAGGCAAACTCTTATCAAGCAAGCCCTCCGATTTTAAAAATCGAGTGGGGTAGTTCTGGTATATTCGATAATCATCAGTACATTCTTACATCTGCAACCTATACCCTGAATAATTTCAGAAATGCTTCAAGGACTCGAGTAGCAGGTAAGTCATGTACAATTGAGGATTTAAAGTTATTGCCTGCAGCTGCAACTCAGGAATTAATCTTCAAAAGAGTAAGTGCTTATAACTTATCTTATCAGGATATTGTAACTGAAGAAGACTTAAAGAATACGAAAGGGATACAGATATGATAGACTTAAATCAATACATGACAGGAGCAAGTCCTTATGATGGAGCTATTGCTCTTAAGTATGATGAAGGAGATTATTCTTTAGAGGTAACTCCTCCTAATGTTCCTTATACAGATAACGATAAACAACATACTGTATTAGATGGAGAAACCCTACAGAGTATTGCTCATCGTTATTATGGTGATTCTGGTAAGTGGTACCTGATTGCTGAAGCTAATAATATCTTGAACCCTTTTCAAGAATTAGAACCTTATCAAATTTTAAGAATACCTATGTATGGCGGCAACTAGAAAACCTAACCAACCAATACTTTATAATGGAACAGCAACACCTTACATGGCTCTGTTCAATTCTGGAGGTATGCCTATAATGAATCCCATTACTGGCATACCTCTTGGCGCTTATATAAGTAATTGGAGCTACAAGTATGATGAGGAGAAAGAGAACTTAGCTACCATTACATTTGATACTGGAGACCCCGATACTGTAGATATCGAAGATCTCCAGGAAAGCTCAATTATTTACCTTCAGTGGGGATACATATATCCAGATGGTCAATTTATCTCTAGCCCAGTACGAAGTATCAAGGTTAGAGATTTGGATTGTGTATTCGATTCTACTGGTACTCATGTGACGATTAAGTGTATAGATACAGTTGGAGATTTAAGATTCCAACCACCTTACACTCATTCAGATTTATCAGAACACAGTTTATCCAACTTCTTGGATAATGGGTGTAACAATGATATAGGCGTAATCATAGAAATATTTCAGTAATGGCTAAACAAGTAATAAGTAATAAAGTTTACGAGTCACTACAGGTCCCGACAGAACAAAGTCGAACTACTACTGGAAAGATACTTTACGCTAACCGGTTTAGTGGAGTAGCTCAAGTAGCTATGCCAAGTGATTTAAAGTCCTTGATAGATAGTGACTTAGGGTTAATAGGAAATAACATCTTGGTTCAATTAGAACAAAAGATGAAAGGGTATGCAAATGGTCCTTGGTATATTGATTCCCGGGATGGTGTAATATACATACACAATCGTAAGTTTCAAGAAGAACCAGAATACAATTATATTTACCAATCAGAAAATGGAGAAGTACTTAGAGTATCATTCGCTACTCAGAAAGTAACCAAAAGGGTAAAGGCTCAATTAACTCAAGCCTTAGACCCAGAAGATAAGGGTTTAATTGTAGGTTCAACAGATATCACAGAACCCGAAAAAGAGAAAGAGGAAGTAACTTTACTCAAACCCTTTGTAGCTCAAGTAGATAATACAATGGTAGTAAATTATGGTAGTGTACCCTATGAAGATTACCGTAGTCATCCTACTACTAATATTGCTGCTGAGATGGAAGCTGAACAAAGATATGGAGCTAAAGCTCAAAAGTATAATTCTGCAATGAAAGAGTATGGTTCTCAGAAACCCTATGTTGCTTACAATGCAGGTAAACAAGAGGCTTTAGATAATCTGAGTACTGAGCAATATCGAGAAGCAATTAATACTGCTGTAAACAATTTACCGAACGATAAGAAAAGGGTTATTCAGCAAATCTTGAAGAACTCTAAGAACGGTAAAGAGTTAGAAAGTAATCTTAGGCAATTACTAGAAAACGAAAGATACCTATTTACTGGAGAATATAAAATGGAATACCTTGCAGAAGAATGGGTAGACCCAAGAGAATATGACCCAGAAGGTGGAACTATAACTCACATGGTGAATATCAGAACTTTTTCAAGTAATCCTTATGAAAAACAAATGATAGATAACCAATCTCAGAGAGGTATATCTGCAATGGAAAAGAATCCCTATATTACTGTATACCCTGATACCTATAAGGTAGAATATTCTGGAGATGGAGTTACTACACCTACTATGACTCGAAAGGTTAAAGCTAAAGTTAAGATACGAAGAATGAAGAAGGTACCATTCTTAGTACCAATCTATAAGTTATATCATAATCTCTTTAGTAGATACGGTGGAGCAGATAAGGTTACTTGGGCAATGAATGCTAATGCCAATGGAGGTCTTAAGATATCCGAAAGAAAGTTGGTATGCCAAATGACTGTAGTAGGTAGACCTTCATTACAATCTTCTCAGATAATATCTTTAGAGAATGTAGGAAAAAGGTGGTCAGGCTTTTGGTATATCAAGTCAGTACAACATTCAATGGATGCAGGTCAAGGTTATCTCTGTACATTAGACTTGGTTAAGAATAATGCAAGGAATGGACAGACTACATCTAAGACCCAACTTAGTACTCAGGACATTGTAAGTAATGATGCTAAGGATTCTGCTAAAACCGACTTTGGTAAGAACAAGAAGAATACTGCTAATGCTTCCGATATTGTACATGACTTTACCTACAATGAAGTAGTATACTTCGTAGAAAGATACATGGATGATAAGGGTAGGATTATCGATAAGAAGGGTGCAGGAGAGTTCTTACAGAATAAGTTCTATTATGATGAGATAAATGCTAAAGACCCTCAGGCTCTTGCTGCAGGTACAGTTCGTACAGAAGGTACAGTAGTAACTTCAAATGGTACAGCAATCTATGGTAAGACCAATGTGGTAAAGGCAGACCAATCGAAGGTTACTCCTTCTATGAAAGAAAGGTATAACTTTGATGAGTTTAATTGGGCAATGAAAGCTTATGAACGATATAAATCCAACAAGAAATAATGTACTCAACAGCTAAACTATTAACAGAAGAGGGTATCGAAGGTTTAGGTAGATACTACTCTGTCTACCGTGGTATAGTGGTAGATAATAATGATACGGAGAAACATATGAACCGTATCAAGGTATGCTGTCCAGAAGTCATGGGTGGAATTATTACATGGGCCTATGCAAAAGGCCAACATGGTTCTATCAACAATGGGTTCAAGTACTTAGCTCCTAAGGTTGGAGATATAGTATTTGTTACTTTTGAATTTGGAGACCCAACTAAACCCCTATGGGAATATCATGGTTGGGGACTACAACAAATACCAGACCCTTTGGATGGTCCTAATAAAATGGGTATTATAACTCCAGAAGGGAATGTAATGGTACTTGATGATGATAATGGAAAGCTAACTGTTTATATAAATGGAGATGTAGGCATTGCTGCTAAAGGAAACATTTCTATTCAAGCACAAGGAGATGTAAGTGTAGGTTCTGGTGATACAGTAATCTTAAATAAGGGGGAGAATCAAGGAGTAGTTAATATCAAAGAACTAACCGAGAAACTCAATAATACCATTAAAGAACTGGAAACTCTAAGAACTTTATTCAATTCTCACGTACACTCGGGTGTAACTACTGGACCCGGTTCTTCAGGTCCTACCGTAACTCAAGCAAGTCAACCGTTCTCTACTTTCAAACAAGAAGATTATGAGGACATTAAATGTATACACTAATGGATAACTATCTTACTAACATTGTTGGAAAGGGTATGATATTCCCTATTCAACTTACAAGAAACGAAAATGGTGAAACAGGTTGGTATCCTGTTAATGGTGATATGGCTTTGGTAAGAAATAATATAAGCTCTATAATGTATTATTTAATAGGACAACGATTTCGACAGGAAAACTTTGGGAATCGCCTATGGGAATGTATAGAAGAGCCAAATACACAAGCCCTAAGTTTTATTATTAAAGAGTTTATTAAAAGCTCAATTGGTGCATGGGAACAAAGGATTACCTTTAAGGGTATCACCGTTTCTAGACAAGGTGCTAAAATAAACATAGAAGTTCATTATGTAGTTAATGAAACTTCTACTAGTCAGTACCTGTACCTGACCTACGATAAAAATGAAAATTCATTAAACTCTTATTAATATGGGAATCACTAATAAATGGCTCAACCCTTATCAGAGGTCTTACCAACAGATTAAGGCCAAGCTGATAGAATCACTTACGAATATCAAAGACAAAGATGGCAATGTACTCGTAACTGATTACTCGGAAGGAAATATATTAATCATTATCCTTTCATTGTTTGCGGCAATTGCCGAAGTTCTTCACTACTACATTGATAATATGGCAAGGGAATCCTTCTTACCTACTGCTCGTAAATACAGTTCAGTAGTTAGGCATGGAGCTTTGGTAGATTATCATGCAAGAGGTGCTATTGCAGCATCAGTAGATTTGGTAGTATCCAGGGATGTATCTGGAGATTCTATTGGTGCTAAATTAACTATACCTTCTGGAACTTTATTTACAGATTCTAATGGTAACAAATGGTTATCTTCTAGGGATGTAACTTGGTATGCTAATGTAACTACTTGTAAAGTTCCAGTTGTACAACATGAATTATATACCGAAAGCCAGATAAATGGAATGGTTATACCTTCAGATGAAAGGGTAACTATTACCTTAGGTACATTACCTAATGGTAAGTACTACGAACATGGAACTATGAGTATGAAGATTGGTGGAGAATCTTGGGTATTGGTGAATACCTTTGCTTATTCAAAACCCACCGATAAACATTTCATGGTTACTATGGATGAAGCTTTAAATCCATATATCTTATTTGGTGATGGTAAATATGGACAGAAGCCTGCAGCTAATGCCAAGATATCTGAGGTTAAGTTCTACCTTACTACTGGTATCAATGGTAATGTAAAATCTGGTATGATTACTTCTGTACCTTCAGTTATATCTTCATCAGTAACAGATGCTACTGTATCTAATACTTATGCTGCAGGTGGAGGTTCATCCTATGAGAATTTTAGTATGCTCAAGGAACACATACCTTTGAGTGTAAAGACTATGGGAGTAGCTATTACCAAACAGGACTTCATAGACTTAGCTAAACTGGTTGATGGGGTTAGTAAGGCAAAAGCAGAATACGAATGTGGTAGAAAACTAATCGTTTATATATCTCCTGATAATGGTGCTACTGCTGACTCTAACCTTATTCAAAAAGTATATGATGTATTACATCAGAACTCACCACTTACTACTTGGTTAACCGTTAAGTCTGCAGGTAAAGTAAATATTATCTTGGATGTAGAAGTTACTGGGAAGAAGTCTTATAAAACTTCAGAAATACAATCACAGATTCTTAGTGCATTATTTAATGCTTATTCTCCGGAGAACTCAGACATTGGTGGCAGCGTAAGAATCTCTGATATCTATGCACTTATAGATAACCTTGAATCAGTAGATTACTTACACTTGAAGAAGTTCTATACTAAACCATGGCCTACTACCGTATATGGTAACAAGGAATTAATCCTTGGTCAATTCCAATTAGATGAGGCTAATGGTAGTATGTCTTACTTTATCTCTTTCTCTTCAGGTACTCAGTTTACAGTACGTTCAGTTAAGGGAGGCTTTTCTTATGATGGCCAAGTGGGTAAGACTACACAGATTAGAGATACTATAAATGGATTTGTATTTGCCTTGGATATCCAGAACAATGGTTATCAATCCGGATTTAGATATACCATAACCATTGCAGAACCTAACAAGGATTATACAGACCCAGGTTATAATATTCCGGTATTCGAAGACTCAAGTCAGTTAACACTTAAAGTAAATGAAATCGTATGACAAATCTTAAAAACCTAATTGATTTCTTACCTTTCGAATTTAAAGAGCAAGATACTTATAAAGTCGACGGTAAGGGCATATTAGAAAGATTTCTAGAAATTTGTGGTAACTATTTCCAAGAAGATATAACTAAAGATATTGATAATATTCTAGATATAATCGATATCGATAAAACTCATCAGAGGTATTTAAATTACCTCTGGGAGTTCTTGGGAGCATTACCATTTGCTAGAACCGGAGAACACAAGGGAGTTCCCAACTTAAGCGATGAACAGATTCGAACTATCTTAAAGTATTCAATCTCATTACTTAAGATTCGTGGCTCAAGAAAGTTCTTCGAAATTCTTTTTAATATGTATGGGCTAACCTGTACAATTACAGACCCAACCGATGGAGAGATGGATAAATGGGAAAAGGTAGACCCCTTATATGATACCGATTATTCTCAGTACGACAAATACAACTATGATAAGATTTATGGTTGTGCTCAATGTATAGAGGTAGGTATTTCTATAAGCGGTCATGGGTTTACTTCCCCCACTCCAGAGTTCAAAGCTTTCAAACAATCAATTGATAAGTTATTCGATAGATTCTTACCATACAATGTATCTGGGAAGATTGCTTATGGATTTGATTTGGCTTACAATTATAAAATTGTAGCTGAACCTCTTATCAGTCCTGCAAAGATTGTAACAGGACATATAACAGAAGTACCCATTAGAGTAACCGTTACTTCTGATTACGATGATGCCGATTTAAGATATCAGGTAACTGGATATGACCCCTCTGAGAATAAGTGGAGCTCAAAGAAATATGAAAGCGGTTCTATTTTCTATGCAAGAAAGGGTGACCAAAGATATTACTTTCGAAGTGTAGGAGATAATTCAGTAACTACTTATGTAGATGTAGGTTTAGAGTATTACACTAAATCTTATCACATATATGCCGACTTGGTAGAAGGAGGAACAGACCCAGATAATTTAGTAATTACAGGTACTAATCCAGTAATCAAAGTAAGGGTAACTGCAAATATGAATTATCAGGGAAATATTAAACCTGTATCCGTACAGTTACTTAATACCTATGAAACTAAAGATTCTGGTTCTGTTTGGGAAATAACTTCTGCAGGTACTTACGAATGGGTTATTGCAGACTTTCCTGCAAAGAAGGTTACTCTAAAGGTAACGGCAATTGCTACTAACTATACGGTATTCTGTGAACCTCGGAATATAAATCTTACCAACGGTGAAAAGTCTTTGATAACTATTCGTTCTTCAGATCCTAACGAAGATACAAGTCAACTTATTGCCGTATGTATTTCAGACCCAGGTATTTTAGTTCGTAATGGTCAAAGATGGGCACCAACTACTACTGGTACATTCCAATTTAGATGTACTAAAGATGACTCAGGTAATGCTAGTAATTATGGTACAGTAGTAGCTTACAGATTAGGTTATACGATTAACTACGATATAGGCGTATCAAACAAACGATTAAACCTAAATGCTCAAGGTTCTGCATCAGTTAATCTTTGGGTTACATCGGGTATTTATTATTCTACTTTCGAAAGTGCAAACTTAGGTAGTTATTTTGATACTGAGGTGACCATTTACAAAAAGAATACCCAAGTACCTTGGGTAAAACTTGGTACTTTAGAATTAACTAATCGCTATGTAGTTGGTCCTGATTTCTACTATGGTAGAAGTACAGAATACCAATTTAATGAAGCTGGAAGTTATAAATTTGAATCGGTGGGTGATGCTAGTAAGTCTGTAGAAGTAGAAGTACTTGCTTATATACCTACTCCTCAATCCTACTTGTGGTTAGAACCTTTGAATGAAGAGGATGAGAATTGGTATGAATTAGAACCTTACTCTGAAGCTGAAGCAGATGCAGGAAAGTATATCAAGGCAGGCTATCAATTAACCAAATCCAAGAATTGCCAATTCTACCTACGTTGGGGAGATGGTGGTAATATGATAACTGGGATTGACTTAGAGGGTTCATCTGAGAAATACAATTCGAACACTCTTATCACTTTCGATAAAGCAGGTAATTATGAGTTTTATTATCAAGGTTCAGTAGTAAGCCTTACGATTAAGGATGTTATACCTAAGTATATTTTAACTTGTAATCCAGTAAGTGCAGAACTAAGCAAAGATGTACAAGAAGTATCTACTATCGTAACCTGTACTTCAGATACTGGAGAAGTTTCAGATATTGTATATGAGACAGCTCCGGATGTGGTTCATCCAAGCCCTTATCAATTCTTTACTAATTTACCAGGTAAACATACTTTCTATGTGAAAGCTAATCCTGCAGTTAAAGCAGTATTCATAGTAAACCTGTTGGATGTAGTTGATAAGACAGAACTTACTTGGGAATCCAATGATATTTCGGAACAAGGTATTAATATATTAGTTCCGGAAGGAACAGAATGGTCACTTAAAATAGAATAAACAAAATGGAAAGCAGCTCTTTTAACACATTATTTAAAACTGGTATCATTGGATTCACTTCTGAATGTTATGCCATTATCTTTGATTTGAGGTGGATGATTTTATTAGCCTTTGTACTAATACTTACAGATTTTTGGTTTGGGATATCTGCAAATAGGGCAAAGAAGATTGAAATAAGAAAATCTAGAGCCGGAAGAAGAACTCTTAATAAAATCATTGATTACCTGTGTTACATCTTACTGGGTGCCGTAATAGGTAAAGCCATCGGAGAACCTTACGGATTAAATCCAATAACAGTATCTATAACGGTAATGATATTATGTTACTGTTTTGAAATAGATAGTATTTATAATCATATCTGTACTTTACATGGTGTAGAAAAGAAGTACAGTATCTGGTCTATCTTTTGGAAATTGATAACCTTCAAGTTCAAGGCTGTAGGAGAGGCTTTCCAAGATATGAAAAACCAATCGAAAGAATATAAGAGTAATAACAATAACGAAGATACATTATGAAAACCTATTTTGATTATGAAGGTATAATAAAGTCTAAGGATGCAGCTGAAGCTATAGCTGCACCAGTAGGCATTGGTCCATTTTGTGGATTTGGTTCTGCAACGATTGTAAATAATGCAATCACTCTCTTGCCTAATGGAGAACCTACTTCTCCTGCATATCAAGCAATAAAGGATAGAATCCTTTCAAGGTATATGACTAAAGCTGCAGATTCTGGTGAAGGACCAGATACAAATTTTGGTTGTATAGCAAGGGATGGTACAATCTATATTTCTGATAGTGCTAATATTAGTATACCTAATATTGAAGGCTCAAAGGGTTCTAATGAGGATGTGATTGTATTTGCTTACCATACACCTTTGGAAGAGCCTGTACAGAACCCAGTACAGTTCAGAGCTTTCTGGAATGAATCTAATTCGTTCTATTCTCTGTACAAGAAATCAGTAGACCCATTATACCCAACACCCAAGGATTCTAGAAACCTGTCAAAAACAAATGTATTAGAAGATAATGAATTATCATATGAGTCTCTAGTGAATAGAGCTATGGCTTCAGTATCTCAGGGTTTGGTAGACAAATCCTCAATGGTATTAATTGGTATATATGGGCAAGGTACTAATTCAATGGATAACTCAGTAGAGAAATATTCTATTGTTCCTTATGCAGGAAAGTTTCCCCAACCAGTAGAATATAATACTGCTATCCATGGAATGCAACAAGCCAATATAGAAACTCTCTTACGACTATTGCAAGGATTCCCAAACTTTGATATCAAGGCTTACATTGATGAAAAGCTTGGTGGTATGGCAGGAGCTAATATACCAAGAGGACTAATTGCCATGTGGAATGGAGTTTCTGTACCAGAAGGTTGGGCTTTATGTAATGGTCAGATTGTAGAAGACTTACAGACACCAGACTTATCGGGTAAGTTTATTGTTGGCTGGTCATCAGGTAATGAGGATTACAATTTGATTGGTAATACGGGTGGCCAAGAAAAAGTAACTCTTTCAACTCAAGAGATTCCATCTCACGTTCACAATTTCGCAGATGCTTACTTTATCGAGGCTCATTCAGATTTGGTGGGAGCTAATGGTACTCAATGGATTGGTAATAACCTTTCTGGTAGTAATAAAACTGATAGAGATAATTCTTATGTATGCCTATGGGACCATGATACCAGGGCTGCAGGTGGAGGTCAACCTCACGAAAATAGGCCACCTTATTACGTACTGGCATACATTATAAAACTATAATATTATGTCTTAACTACTTATATTGTTGACAAAGAACTTTTAATTTATGGATTATAGGAGAGGGACGTTGGGAAACGCCCCTTTTCTTTTGTGTTTAGTAGTGAAGTTCTTCTTTAGCTTTCTCTTCCCAATATAAGATATCTTGTTTGAGTTCTCCTATGTATTTAACCGACTTCTTAGTTCTAGGCATATCAAAGAACTCAACCAGCATTATATTGGTGATTCTTTCTCCATCTTTAATTCGTTCTTTAATATAAGGAGGTGGAGTAAGTAATACTTCAAATACCATATAGGCATCTGGAGATAATTTCTCTTTCATATACTTATATAATAATTCAAGCATTTCTTCCTTAGCCTTAACCTCTTCATCGTCATCTTCTAACTCTTTATCATTATCAAATAAGTCTTCAAGTTTAAATAGGTTCTGATTGTATTCTGCAATCTCTCCATAGGCAAATCGAAGAAGCTTATTCTTAAATGTAGCAAGAGAAGAAAGGATTCTTGCTTTAAGATGTTCTTCACTACAAGTACCGTAGTACTTATTAAAAACAAATAACATTTTATCCCAGAAATAAGAAGATATTATATCTGGCGTAAGGTTAAACCTTTTGTAATCAATCTGTTTGGTAAGGTTCCGAATAACTGGCTTACAAACTTTGTATAACCGATTAAACATTGCTTCATCATAATCCTGCATGGGTTTTAATCTATGAAGCTCTGAACCATTGTTTCCATTACATTTCCTCATATTCTTTAAGTATTTCGTTATGCAAATATAATAAATATATTTTATATAATATAAGAATATCAAAAAATTTCACCGAACGGCTGAGGATAAGAAGACTAGATATTGTGGACATGAGTTCAGAACTACATGAGGACTATCAAAATCTATTAGTATATAATATTGCAATATAATAATGTATGAAAAAGAATAAAATTAAATTTAGCTTTGCACCTGACTTTCAGTTAGAGATTCTCAGGTTCATCATTCAAGATAAGGAAGGAGGTTTAGTACTGAGCAGAATAAAACCAAGCTACTTAGTACTTATCGAACATTCCTTAATTTGTGAGGGTATACTTAAATACTTCAAGAAGCAAAGAAAGATACCCTCACAGAATGTCCTTAAACAAGTACTCAGAGAAATGCTAGAATCTAAAAACTATGTTGACCTGGTTACTAAGGATGATATCCCAAACATCGAGAAGGTTATCAAAAATCTTTATTCAATTCGATTATCCGACTCAGAATATATTAAAGAGAAAATCTATCAGTTCTCTACTTATGTTGAAATGAAGAACTTAAATGATTCATTCGACTTAGATAACTTCGAACAGTACGAAGAATATTCTAGAAAGGTAGAGAAGGTTTTACAAAGAAGTAGACCTAAACAGGAGGATGAACCTTTATTCATGATTCGAGATGTTACTGAACGTCAATTTAAAAGGCAGGCAGAACCCTCAGTAGTACCATGCCCATTTAGGCAATTGAATGATTTAACCAATGCAGGAGGTTATCCAGAACATTCGGTTAATGTGATATTGGATAAACCTAAAGCAAAGAAAACATTCTTCATGGTAAATCTTGCAAGAGGTTATCTTAGAATGAAGAAGTCAGTTTATTATGTGGATACAGAAAATGGTCAAGAACAAATCATGGACCGTTTCATTCAATCCAGTATCAATAAAACTAAGAAGGAATTATATACTGGAGATTATGATAAACTCGAGGCTAAGCATTTAAGAAAACTTGCAAGGTTTGGAGTTGAATTAATCGTTGAAAGAGTACCTGCATTAATTACTGACTGCAATTATATAAGGGAGAAGATACTTACTCTTAGGAGCCAAGGGATTGATATTAAGGTATTGATGGTTGACTATGCAGGGAAGCTTGCTTCTATTGCAAAGGATAAAGAGGATTTTGATAGAATCTCAAATGTATATATTGACTTACAGAATCTTGCTGAGGATTTGCATTTAGATGTTGTATGGACTGCTCATCATATTACTCGTGAAGGTAAGAAACACCAAGCAACTAAATATGATGAGAACGATATATCTGGTTCTATTGCCATTGTACGTAATGCTCAATTCATTATGGGTCTTAACAGTACAGAGCAAGAAGAGAAAGATAATATCCTTCGTTCAGAGATTGTAGTACAAAGGGATGGTCTTCCTTCTGGTAGAGCCTTATTTAGGTGTGATGTAGAAAGGCAAAGATGTACAGAGTTTACTAAAGAACAAAGAAAGAATTATGATGAAGTATATGGTAAGAAACTTGAAGAATCTTTTAAGAAAGGTAATCCTGATGCTGATTCCAAGAAAAGGGAAAGGACAACTGGAGATATATAAATGCAAACTCGGTATTCATGATTGGGTAACCGAGCATTGGTGGGAAACCCGACAGAAACCTCGAAGAGCTATATTTTCACACAAAGGAGGTAGAAAGAGGGCTCAGTATTATAATAAGTATTGTACGAGAACCTATTGTAGAATCTGTGGTAAAAAGAAAAAGAGGAATGAGAACTAAAAATGTAGAAGTAGTAAAAGACAGATGGACTGATGGATTAGCTTTAGAAATATCTCATAATGGTTGGCAAACAACTTCTATCAGTAACTTAGATGTTGAGGATTTGAAAAGAATCCGAAAGGTAATTCGTAAAGCAATTAGAAACCATGAAAATAACAAATCAGTTTAAGTCTAGACTTAAGACTTACTTTATTAAAAGACTTGGAGCATTTGATTATAAACATGGCTGGATGAAACTCCCAGTATGCCCATACTGTCATAGGGAATTAAAAATGGGAGTTAACTTATCAATGTATAGAACCAATTGCTTTAGATGTAATGAACATCCGAATCCTTCTCAATTGGTTATGGATATAGAAGGATTCGATACATACCATGAACTAATTAATTTCTTAAATAGTGGAAAATTTGATGAGCTTGAATTTCACGAAGAAAAGGTTGAACTTGCAGAAGCTAAGCCTTTGTACTTACCCGAAGGATTTAGAATCCTTAACCTTGGCCAGTCACAAGTTGCAAAAAGCATTAGAGGATATGTCAAGAGCCGTGGCTTTGTCATCTCTGAGTTGTCTAAGCATGGAATTGGCTATGCGACAAAGGGGGCTTACTTTGGGTACCTCATTATACCCTTTTATTACAGAGGACAACTTAGATATTATAACGCGAGAAATGTTATCGGGCAAGGTCCTCGGTATAACAACCCTAACAAAGATATCACAGGAGTTGGCAAAGAATTTATCATATTTAATTATGATGCGTTGGAGATGTATAGGTCGGTATACATCTGTGAAGGTGCACTCAATGCCCTTACTATTGGAGATAGAGGAATTGCCACAATGGGTAAAGCTATATCTGGATATCAAGTCAATGAATTACTTAAATCCTCATGCGAAAGATTTATTATATTGCTGGACCCAGACGCCAAGAAATACGCAATCAATCTTGCGCTCAAACTTGTTGCCTATAAAAAAGTCAAGGTGGTGTTTTTACCAGAAGGAAAAGATGTAAACGATTTAGGCAGAAAAGAAACTCTTAGGTTAGTATATCAAACAAGGTATCAAAGTTATCAAGATTTAATTCAAATCCGAAACTCTTTGGAGTAAGGATTACCTATTATATTATATAACTTAAAATATTAATGATATGATGAAGATAATCGATTATGTAGTTAAGACTTCAATAGTTTTGGCTGCTCTTTTAATTATGGGATATTTCTTCCCAGTTGTAAGTTGGTTTGAAAAACCCCAACCAAGGAAGAATATGGTTTTCAGATGTGAGATGGTTGATGGTAAAGTTAGGGATTATACTTTAAACTTACCCGAAAATGTTACTTGGTATGTAGGTACCAATAGAGGTTCATATTATGTATCATTTGGTTCTCCCACTAAAAACCTTTATGGGAAGAAATGCCCAATGAATAATAACGAGGGTTGTATTAATGGTGTTTTAGTTTGTAATAGAATAAAATGAGAGAACCCAGTATTCACATTACTAAGTCTCAATTTGAGGAAATATTAAATACCTTAGAGGTAGATAACTTCCCAGTTGAGGCTTTTTTTGTTATTGCACGAAAAGAGGCAATAAATACTAGAGCAGTGGTTGTTTCTAATAAAGGGACAACTAAGAAAGTAACTAACATATTACTAGCATCTAAGGGTAATGCTTCCCTTGTTGCCGATATATTATATGCTACTCGTATAAAGCTTAAGCATAGAGGAGTTCGTAAAATAAACGAAAGTAATACAAGGGAATGGGCTTTATGTAAAAAGCTTGCTGAGATATGTAATACCTTTTGTGAGGATTTTAAATTTGATACTCGGGAAGGATTTATTAAATACATTGAGACTGGTTTAAAGAGGATGACAGATTATCGTAATGTTATGCAAAGGTTAATATCCATGCAGGATAACATTACTAATCAAACAGAAGCCGAGATTAAATTACAGTCAGCAGATTTAGAACTCACTGCTAAGGTACATGATTACTTTGTAAGTAAGATTGCTAAAGCAACTGGTATATATGAATCATATGAAAAGAATCCTGAAAAGTATGTTCACTTTGCTTATGTAGCAGCCTTCTTAGAGGAAGAAGGTTGGGATTATAAGGATTTCATAGATGCTCAGTTTGAATCTCTAGCATGGTGTAATGGTCTACCAGATATTGCTCAGTTATATACTGATAAAGCAGTAGAAAGGTATAATAAGTATTTATATAAAAATAAGAATAAAAAATCCTTAGAGGAACCTCAAGTTGAAGGCTCACTCTGGGATAAGATTAATAATTAAAAACATAACGTTATGAAAGCTTTAAAATTTTTAGGTAACAGAGTAGAGGATGCAGCTAATGCTTTTATCGATGTCCTCAAGTATTCGGACCAGTCGGTAGACTATCCAGATTTCAAGGATATCGAACCTTGGCCAGATGAAATTGTTGATATGTTTAAAGATGCACTAAAGGATAAACCTTTTTCCGAGATTAGTGCTATCTTGATGTATACCCAACAGTCATCAAGGTTTGACCCAATTGCAGAGTTAATGCTTGGTATTGGTTTGGTAGAAATGAGACACTACGACAAGTTATCAGATTTTCTACAAAAGGCAGACCCTTATGAACAGAATCCGGTTATGGATATCTATCCTAAAGTGGAAATGGGTTTTTCTCCTGAAAGTGCTTTGAAGATTGCCTTAAATTCGGAGATAGAAACTATCGGTCATTACAAGAAGATTATGAATAACGTAGCCTTACACGATGACCGGGCAGATTATGATGATGTAATGTACTTATTGAATAAGTTGGTTGCTGATGAGGAACATCATATTAAACTTCTCAAGGAAGCAATGGGAATGGATAAAGCTACTAAAGGTGTAACGGTAATTATCAAATGAGTAGGATAATAATACAAAACGGAAATATGTGCGAACTGGACTTACCTCTTAAGTTCGCACAGAAACTCTACCAGGAATTTTCGGTTAGACATCCAAATGCTTTCTACTTACGTACAAGGCAAAGAGGTATGCAGAACTGGGACGGCAAGATTCATTACATTAACAAGCATGGTGAATTTAAAATAGGTTTACTTCCAGCAGTATATGAGAAGTGTACTGAGTACGGAATTAAACCTAAAGTTGTAGATATGCGACAACCTTTACCTAAAGTCAGTAAAGTTGTTACGAAGATAGGAGAATATAAATTAAGACCAGAACAAGAGAAGGCTGTTAAAGCAGTAATCAATAATAAGGTAGGTAAAGTACCTTTCCAAATTGGAGTTTTAGATTACACTGTTAATGCAGGTAAAACTCTTATCATGTCATCTCTTTATTTATCCTATAAGAAGCAGTTAAAGACTTTGCTAATAACTAATGACTCTGATTGGTTGAATCAAGCTAGAGATGAATTTAAGAAATACCTTCCGGGAGAACAGATTACATTTGTTCAGGGTAAGGTATTAAACTGGAGTAACTTTACTATAGGTATGGTTCAATCTATTTCGAGAAATATGAGATTCTATCAAAAGGAATTATCTCAAATAGATATGGTACTTATAGATGAGGCTGACCAAGGAGGTAGTAAGCAATATCAGAATGTAATCACTCGGTTATTTAATACCAGAATTCGTATAGGATTATCTGGTACGATTTATATGAGTAAGCTTGCTAAGGATAGGGTTAAGAATATGAACCTTGAATGTTTCTTTGGTAAAGTGATTGCCGAGTTTAAACTTAAGGATTCTATCAAAAAGGGTTACTCAACAAAAACCGTTGTAAAGATGGTACCTGGTAAACCCTGGTATGGTAATTGGGAATCTGATTGTATTTCCTATAAGGAAATATACGATGATTCAATCACCAATTGTTATACAGCTTGGTTAATGGCTTATAATAGATTACTATGGAACCTTAATCAAGGCAGATACCCTGCTCTCGTAGTTTGCAAGCATATTGCACATTGTGAAAATCTATATAAATTCTTTAAAAAGAAACTGGGCGATGCCTATAATATTGCCTATGTGCATGTTAATACTCCTTCTAAGTTAAGACAACAAATAATGAAGGATTTTAGGGAAGGCAAAATAGATATCCTGGTATCAACTACAATCATTGCTCGAGGTAAAAACTTTCCTAAGCTTAGGTATTTACTTAATGCAGCAAGTATGGATAGTCAGGAAAAATCTATTCAGTTTCTTGGTCGTTTGGTAAGAACCGATAAATCGAAAAAGAAAGTATACCTGGATGACCTTCATTATCCTGGCCCTTATTTAGATAGGCATGGTAAGCATAGAAAGCAATATTATCAGAGACAAGAATTGAAAGTAATACTGTTAGATAAGCTATGGAAGAAACATCCTAACCATAGCCTTATTAAGAGTTAACTAGAAGTACTATGAGTATTTACTTTTTCTCCGTAGGAGGAAAAGAAGATTACAATTAATAAGCATATAGGCATTATGAATAATGATAAACTAATATGTATCAGAGATGAGGATGATACTAAACTAACTACTCTATTATCAGATGGTTGGAAGATAATCCAAATCTCTGCATCCGGTATTTATTGCTGGGTACTCTTAAGGAAACCCAATAATACTAAAAAGAAAATTAAAGGCTTTCAGTGATGGAGAAATATATTTTAATTACAGCGGTTGTTATTATGATAATAATACTCGCTTTAGACTTCATACTTTCTAAGGATGGCTATCAATGCCATTCATGTAAGAAACGTTTTCATAAAAAGGATTTGGAAATTAAGGGATGGCATTTCAAAGAATGGGTCTGTCCCAATTGTAAACACATTAATTACACTTATGATGAAGAAGATTAGGGAATGGTTTAAATCTCTTGTTGTTGGGGAGGTACATAATCCTAAACATGTATTCAACTGTAGAGATTTGATATGGGTATCAAATTTGGAAACTTCTCAAAATACTCCCGAATGCTTTACTCATTTCTTTTGTTTGTACTGGAGTAATGGTATGGTAGTCAAAGTATGTCAAGAGAGCCATGATAGAAATTCATACCAAGAATTATATAAACTTAGGGAACTATTTATTAATAACATCGGTTATTCCTATGTTCCCATAGAAGATAACAGTGAGATATACATTTATTATAAACCGTAAAAAAGACATATAATGGCTAAGAAAAAGAAACAACTTCCTGACTTATCGAAGCAAGATATCCTTACTCCCATAGATGTTAGTACTCTGGGAACTAATGGAGACCCTTGCTTCGGTATTGGGTATGACCTATCAACTAAAGAGTGTAAGCTATGCGGAGACTCAGAATTATGTGCATTCAAGATGTCTCAGAACTTGAATATCACAAGGAAAGAGCTAGAACAGAAGAATCAATACAAGGATTTGGATGTATTAGAAGATACGGTTGGTATCAAGAAATACATCCGAGGCTTGATTCGGAAAGGGAAAGACAAAAAAGAAGTTATTACCAAAACTGTTGAGAAATTCGAAGTACCCAGAAAACGTATTAGAGAACTTTATAAAGAGTGTACTAAATAATGAAACCAATAGAGATGATATGGGCTATGTTCAAGGTATACCTTAACAACCCAAACTATTTTGTAAAGCAAGAAGATGTACTTGCTAACCTTTGTATGGAAGGTTCTACCGATGTAATCAGAATGTGTAATTCATTGGGAGTACATGTTTCTAGACCCGAGAAATTAACCTTTGGACAACTTTTACGTAAATGTAATATATTATGAACAGATTTAGATTTATCAAAGTAAGGGAGGTAGTATCTCCCAACAGAGCAAACCCCAATGATGCTGGGTTAGATTTTTATGTACCAACCAACCTGACTTCAGAGGATATCCATTCTAAGAATGGGTTCGATTCAGGAGGGTATGATTTGGATATACCCTTTAGTGAACATTTCGTAAGGCATATAGCTTTACAACCTGGGCATAGGATACTTATCCCATCGGGTATCAAAGGTTTGTTAGAACCGCCTGCATCTATGCTAATGGCAGCAAACAAATCTGGTATAGCTACTAAGAAAGGATTAATCTTTACTGCCGAGATAGTAGATTCTCCCTATGTTGGAGAGATACACATTGGAGTATACAACACTTCTCAAGAAGCCCAGGTTATTGAGGCTGGCCAGAAGCTGGTACAATTTATTCATGTGCCAATATATATCACTGAGCCAGAAGAGATTCAACAAGAGGAATTTTATACTGAATCCCAGATGTGGGGAAGTAGAGGAGGGAATGGTTTTGGTTCATCAGGAAGTAAATAATCATGGACATCAGGAATATAAATGAACAAGTGCCTCAGGTAGAAGAAACTGAGGCACGGATATTACAAGAAATGTATGTTCTTGGGATAGAGCAATTCTCTGGGTATAAATCCATAGAAAAGCTACCAGATTACCCATTAGATATAAATAATCCAAAGAGCCAAGTTATTCTAAAGGATTTTATTGGTAGAGTTATTGAAGAGTTAACTGAAGGATTCGAATCTACCGATGAAGTAGTATCTATATATCGTGATTATGGATGGAATAATGATTGTTTAACCTCAGAGGAATATACTCAGGTATTAAATCATCTAGCAAATGCAAATGAAGAACAAGCAGATGCTTTGGGATTCTTCTTTACTTTGCTTTTATATTCTAATATATTGCCAGAAGATATATTAAAATACCAAGATGCAAAGAGTTTATTTGAGGTAATGGCAATTGGAGTCAAAAACCTACTCATCAAGTACCCAGATCATCGAAGTGTAAGGAAATACCCTATACTAAGTCCAACTGATTGGGCAAGAGAAGATAGAGAAGAATATGATAAGATAGTTTCTTATACCCCAGGTTTTCATGAAATGAGCGAGATATCTCATGAAAATGAGAAGCTATATTTATGGGAAGTAATATATGAACTTAATAAAGCAAGGAACTTCCTTAAATGTAGACCCTGGAAACAAACTCAAGTGATGACCAAAGAAATAGATTTTCAGGAATCTTTGGTAAAGTCATTCTATCTCTATATGGGATTTTTAGCCATGAATGGGTTTACTCCTTGTGGATTATTTAGTTTATTCTTTAAAAAACAACGTCTCAATTTATGGAGACAAAATACTAATTACTAGCATGAAGAAAGACAATATACCAGGTTACCCAGGACATTACTTAAATCGAAAAGGAACTCTTTGGAGATTTAAAAATGGTGAATGGATAAAAGTGAAAAGGTATATTAGTCCAAAAGGGTATCCACATGTTCATCTCTATAATGTTAAGACTAAAAGGTCACATATAAAAAGGTTGAATAGGTTAGTGGCTATCCTCTATATACCTAATCCGGATAATTTACCAGTAGTAATGCACCTTGATAATAACCCATTAAATAATAAAGTGAGTAATTTAAAGTGGGGTACCTATAAAGAGAATACCAAACAGATGATGAGAGAAGGTAGGAATAAAGGTCAATTTAGTTCTAAACTATCTCTCGAACAAATGAGGGAGGTAGTAAGATTATACGATTCGGGTAAGTTTACATTAAAAGAATTATCAACTAAATTTAATTGTAAGAATATGAGTAGGATAGTAAGAAGAGTAAAAGGGGAGGTAGTAAAATGAGTGGTTGGAACTCTAAGTTACCGGGACTTCAACTTAATCCGGAGGAGTCCCTCCATTCGTTAGAATTTGCTACCTCACAAGAAGCATGGGAAAAACTCAATGAGGGATTCCTAAGATTAGAGCCTGCTTTATTTGCAAAGGGGGCTATTGCCAATAGTGGGGTAGCAGTAGTGTATAACGTATTCATAAAGATACGCAATGCCTGGGTAGACCCAGAATTTGATTATGGGAGATGTTTCAATTATAAAGAAACTAAGTGGACTAGCTTATTGAATAACTACATAGACTTTAATAAGCTTGACTTGTTGCGTAGTAAACTGAGAGTACTGAGAAATAAGTACAATCAGAATTACAATATAACCTATATGTTTAACAATCATCATGATAACGGAAAGCAATGTCTAATAGCAGCGACTTTTTCAAAACGATTCGGGGAGGACATCCCAGTTATTACAATGGTAGTTCGGGCTTCGGAGATTACCAAGAGGTTAATATTCGATTTCCTATTAATTCAACGAATGTCAGAGTACGTATATGGTCCGGATCAGTCAGTACAAATCAACCTATTCGCGACTCAAATGTACGGAAATGTGGAGACACTTCTAATGTATCATACCCATAAGCCATTGAAGAAGGTACTTAAGGGGGCAGAAGAGAATGCTTGGAATAAGAGAATAAAAGAAATATGGAAGAAATTCCAAAAGGGTACAGAGAAGGAATTCTCTTCATTCAAGGTATTCTTTAGAAGTTTTAAAGTGCTCAGACCAGATTTATATGAAGAAACATATAAATCAATGAAAGCAAAAGAATTACTTCTTGAATACGAGGATATAGAATATCCCGAGAATGTAATCTCTTACTCTCAACGTAAAGCTTATAAAAAGAAACTTTTATTAAAACAGAAGAACAATGGAAGCTAAGGAATTTTTAAATCAGAAGCGTATAGGATTAGTAAACAAATTCTATTACCAGGTTTTTGAGATTAAAAAGAACGGAGGGGAACCGAATATTCCTCTCTTACTACAAGAGGTAGAGGATTTTGATAATTTTGTCGCTACTGGCATATGACCTGGGTTAGTTCTACAATGTCATACAATTAAATATTTATATTATATGAGGATATATTCGAACAGTTTTGAGTTGATGTCGGAAACTGGCAGAGAACTCAACAGTTATGGGCAATTGGTAAAACCCAAAACCTATCAGAACAAAGTAATTGAAGGTAATGAGGATTTTATTACTAAAGAACTCATTTGCCAACAATATTGCTTAACTTCATTGGGAGACCCGGTATGGTTATTCGTATTCTCTCATTCAAGAGAATGGGCAGATGCTGAGTTCCAAGAAAGGGTTGATACCTCTGATATAATTAATCCAGGTAAAGCTTGGGAATTAAGAAAAGATTTATGGGAACAGTTCTTGGTAAATGGTAAATTTGATTATACCTATAATGAGAGAATCATCCATGTTATTAAACCATTGATAAGATTATTGAAGGACGATAATGACACTCGTAAAGCAGTATTACCAATATTCAATGGTGATATGGACGGATTAGATACCGATTGGTATGATGGTAGTAGACGTATACCCTGCTCTATGTATTATGACTTCCTTATCCGTCAGAATGGTAAAGGAGAGAAGGTATTACATATTTGCTATCATCAAAGGAGTTCAGATTTTGTTACTCATTTTGGTAATGATGTATACCTTGCATGGAAACTTATGGAATATGTAGCTAAAGAGGTTGGAGTTAAACCTGGCTACTTGTATCATACCATTGATTCTCTTCATGCTTATAAGAAAGATTGGTTAGCATTAGCATCTAATCTGGAAGACTTACAAGAGAAATATTAATAATGAGGGATGTATCTACTATAGGTGGGTATGTCCCTTTTTCTATTTTAAAATATGGAAACACGGTATCATATTATAAAGAACAAGAAAGAGCTTAAGAAACTTATTGCTTGTTGTAAAGCTACGGGTTATGCTTGCTGTGACTATGAAACGAATGCCGAACCTATTTATAATAAGAGTTTTAAACCTACAATTCTCTCTGTATCTTGGATGCCTGGGTTTGGTGCTTCCATCCCTTTAGACCATTTCGAAACAAAAGCTTATACTTCACCAGGTTGGAATTGGAAAAAGATGTTAAGGAAATTTGGGGAAGAAGTAATTGAGAATTATGAGATAACTAAGGTTGCATGGAACTGGAAATTTGACGACCAGGTAAACCAGAAGTATCATATATTCTACAGAGGTACATGTTTAGATGGGATGCTTGCTAAATATGTTCTCAACGAGGAAAAACCTCATGACTTAAAGTCAATGGTAAGAAGATATTTACCAGAGTATGGTAATTATGAAAAGCAAGATGCCTTTGATAAGATACCATGGGATAAAAAGGAATTAGACCCACTTTGCCATTACGGTTGTCAAGATACGGATTATACTCTTAGGTTAATGTTATTCTTTGAAAAGAAGTTGATTGATTTGGGTATGTATTCGGTATTCCGTAATTTATTTATGTGTAATTCACGAGTACTCACCTCAGTAGAGAAAGAGGGATTATATCTAGATACTGAGTTCAATAAAAAGCTTCTGGAAGAATATAAACCAAAAATAGATGCTGCTAGACAAGCAATATATGACTTGCCAAGAGTAAAGAAATTCGAAAAGAAGTACAACCAAGAAAAGATTGATAAGTATATTCAATCTATCGAAGCTGAACTTGAGGAATTAGATTATAATGACCCAAAAGACAAACGAAAGATTGCATTAAGGGAACAGAAAATATCGAATATCAAGGCAGGTATATTCACAACTAAAAAGGAACAGGAATTAATAAGACCCATTAACCTTGGTAGCCCAGTTGATTTGCCTAAGCTAATGTATTCAGAGGATGGATTCCATTTCGATGTAATTAAAGATAATGATTCTGGTAAACCAAGTACAGATGAAGAAACTCTAACTAACTTAAGGTTAACAGTTAAAAAACCCGATTCACCAAAGGCAATATTCTTGGATAAACTTCTCGAACTAAGAGGGTTAGAGAAAATGTATAAGACTTATATTTATGGGTGGTGGGAAAAGGTACAAGATGATTCTCGATTACATGGTAGATATAACATACATGGTACTGACTCTAATAGGTTTAGTTCTGCAGACCCAAATATGCAGCAGATCCCAAAGACAACAGTAGACCCAAATATCAAGAAACAATTGGTAGCTCCTCCAGGTTATCTATATATGGCATTCGACTACTCACAGGCAGAGTTAAGAATGATGGCTCATTTATCAGGTGATGAAACTTATCTGGAAGCATTTGCAAAGGGCGTAGACCCTCACCTTGGTATAGCAGCAGCAAAATATGGGGTTCCAATTGAGGAAGCCAGTAAAATATACGAAGACGAAAGTCACCCTGACCATAAGCTTTGGAAGACTAGAAGAAAACAAGCTAAGCAAATTGCATTTGGACTTATCTATGGAATTGGAGATGCTTTGCTAGCAGTAAAATTATCAGACCCAAAAGCTGGTATTATAGTTACTAAAGAAGAAGCTCGTAAGGAGATGGATGAGTTCTTTAAGAAACACCCAAAGATACTTAAGTTCAAAGAGAAACAAGAGAAATTCCTTCGTAAGCATGGATATTATACCCAGTTATTTGGTACTAAGAGAAGATTACCCCAAATATACTCAAATGATAAACAAGAAGTTGCTTATGCCATCCGTTTGGGACTTAATTTCCCATGTCAAGGTGCTGCAGCAAATATGACTAATTTTGGAGCTATCCTTGTTTATTGGTTAATGAGACAAGGTAAATTACCTCGTATGCTTGAAGTAGCAACTGTTCATGATGCAGCCTATTTTTACTCAAAGCCTGAATATATTAATACTTGGACTGTTTTTAAAATATGGGATATATTGAGAAACCCTAGTACTAAGAAATATTTTGGTTTTCAAGTGGATGATGTAGATATGTCAATGGACTTCTCTATTGGTAGGTCAATGGCAGAAGAATTACCTTTTATTCCTGGGTATGATTATAGAAAGATGCTTCAACCAGATTTCTCAGTAGAGGAGTATATGGAAGAACATAAGAAGTATAAGAATGTAATCATTAAGGATTATCCTAAATTGTTTAGTAAAGAGATAAAGCAGTATGAGGAAGATTTTAAAGGGAAACTTAGATTGCATTGGTTGCCCTAATTACCATGTTACCAAGAATGGTAAGGTATATTCTAATTATAAGGGTAAAGGTTGGGTAAAATTATCCCTTAATCGAATTAAAAATAACGGATATGTTATAGTTTCTATTAGGGATACGAATGGATATAGGTACACTTATAACATTCATCAATTAGTAGCATTAGTATATGTACCAAACCCAAATAATCATAAGTATGTATGTCATAAGGATAATATAAGAACTCATAATCATTATAAGAACTTATATTGGGGTACTGCTAAGGAAAATACTCAACAATGTATTAGAGATGGTAGGTTTAAATTTTCAGATACAAAGTTAAGTAGACCCGATATACTTCAATTACTTTATGAGTATGATACTGGTATGATAAAAGCAAAACTTGCTAGGAAGTATGGGATATCACCCATGTTAGTATATAAATATATTAAGAAAAGAAAACGTTATGAAAAAGATTTTGAACGGACCCACAGTATGGAGGGCTAAATGCCCAGTATGTGATTGCGAATTTGAATATGATACCAGTGAAACTTTTGGGGTTTATAATAAATCTGGAGATTATTTTAGGATAGTACAATGCCCTAATTGTAAAACTAATCTGAAGCATTCAGAATCTGTATCAACCATTATAACAGAATCGAAAAGAGAAGATACTATGTCTACATAAATAATATAAATTTATGGAATTATGGCAACACAGAAAGAGATTGATAATGCAAGCAAATTAACTGCCCTTACTTATATGGTTGCAGGGTGTTTAGGTTATTCTATCGAAAACTTACTTAAGTACTTAGATGTAGTTAATCTAAGGTTGAGTGGACAAGAAAAAATGTTACTTAACCGATTAAAGACTCAGTTATCTCAAGTACAAACTAATCTTACTACTTTAGAGGGATTAGCTTTTAAAGTAATGGCTACAGATGAGGATGGTAAACTTGCTTATGAAGATGCCACCCATATTTATTGGGCTGCATTTTTAGCATTACTAGATAGAGGTGGTACTGATAACTTATGCGACTTAAGATTAATGGCTTTGGTAGATAAGATAAGCATCTATAAATCTCTTCTTAATTTGCCCGGTATGAAACTCTCTTATCAAATGGCTTTTGCTCAAGTAACTAAAGCAATAAGCAAAGGAGAATTTAGTAAAGAAGACTTTAAAAACCTATTAGAAGTTTATGAAGACGGAACTGAAAAAACTAAAGGTTAAATTTGAAGGTAAACTTATTGAGATTGATATACAAAAGGAATTATCTATCAATGAGAATATCATTAATTCTCAGCTACGAGAATCTCCTTCTAGTTATTATGTACTTGCTTCTTTGAGAGATAAATATATAAAAGAAAGGGATGCTCTAGCAAGGGAAAAAGAAGAAGCTTATTCGAATGCCTGGTTATATTATAAGGATGCTAATGAAAGATGGAATAACGAATATGTATCTCATAAGGCAAACCTTAACAAGAAATACTCTTCTATCAATGAAAGGTATTTAAAAGCTGTAGAAAAAGCAAATAAGTTCATAACTATATGTAAGTGCTATGAGTCACGCGAAAATATATTAAGAACTATTAATGCGAACCTAAGAAAAGGTTAACTCATTGAACTATAAACAATTACTAACTTTTAAAAACAGTATCAGAATATGAATTATTCAATGACATTTATCTCACCTCTTGTGGCTGAGAAATTTAATCAAGAATTACCTGGATGCCCTACAGAAAACCGGGTACTTATTTTATCTCCAAAGGAGGTAAACCAAACTAAATCGGGTTTGATTATCCCTGAACAAGTAAAAGAGGGAGTTCCTCGTAAAGGGGTTGTAGTAAAGAGTGGGGAAATTACCGAAGAATACAAAACCTACCGAGAATTGGTTGCTGTAGGTAGAATAGTTACCTATGGTTTGTATGCAGGTAAAGAACTTGAATTCGAAACGGACAAACTATCTCCTGCTCTCAAACAACTTTTAGAGAAAAACGTTCTTACCGTATTGAGTATGAACGAAGTAGTTTACTCAGAACCGAATAATTAAAACTAATCATTATGATAAAAGACAAGAAGAAAAAGAAAGTTTCATCAGAGGGACTTTCTACAAAAGAAAAGATGCTAGCTAGAAAGAAACAGCTAGAATCCAAGGGAAATGGTAGTGGGTTAGTATATCCAAAAGAGGGAACTCTGAGGATGAGAATTAAATCTCCGGGTGATGACCAAGAATTGGGTATCGAAATTATTCAATTCTACCTGGGTGGCAATTTGGGAGGAGTTATATCTCCGGCTACTTTTGATGAACCTTGCCCATTCATGGAGAAATACCAAGAATTGAAAAACTCCAAGGATGAAGATGACAAGGAACTTGCCAAGAACCTGGTACCAAGAAGAAGATATGTTATCGGTGGTATCATTTACTCAGATGAAAAGGGTAGTAAGGTAGATTACGAAGGCAAAGATAAGGGAGTTTTAGTTCCTCGCTCAGTATACCAGGATATCATTGACCTTTACCTTGATGAAGATGAGGCAGGTGATATGACAGATCCAAAAACTGGATACGATATCAAGATAATTCGTTCCGGGTCTGGTAAACTAGATACCACTTATTCTGCTCGTGCTTGCAAACCAACTAAGTTGGACAAGAAATATCAAGGTACAATTGACCTTGAGGGGATAGTTCGTTCTCAAATCAAATCCTATGATGAGTTGGAAGATTTACTTTCACAGTATCTAAACGAAGACCATGGGGATGACGATGATGATGATAAATCCAAGAAGAAAAAGAAAAAGGGAGTTCACAAAGACCATTACATGGAAGATGATGAACCCAAGAAAAAGAAAAGAAAATACAAATCGGATATTTAAGGGTTAGTAATATGGTTTCATTCGAAGGTGGTAATTAGATTCGTTCTGTTATCACCTTCTTTAGTTTAAAGACATTACATTATGGCAAAGAAATCTAAGGTTGGTTTAAAAGTACCAACAGCAAATGAGATGGCAAAGAAATATGGAAGTATGATTAAATTAGCTTCAGAAGTTACTGATACTGATTTATATATACCATCTACTTTCTTTGCTCTGAACTACTTATTTGGTAAGGGTATTCCTTATGGTAAAATCGTAGAGATTGCTGGAGAAGAATCCTCTGGTAAATCTTTGGTGGCTTATAACTTTGCTTATGCTACTCAACAACTTGGAGGTCATGTGATATGGGTAGATGCTGAACAATCCTGGATGAATTCTTGGGCTGAAATAAATGGGGTAGACCCCGCAAGAGTAACCATTGTTAATGATACCCGTATTGAATATATTGCAGACGTAGTGGCAGACTTAGCAATATATTTACGTTCTCAATTAACTCACAATGAACCGATACTCTTAGTAATTGATTCTATTGCAGCTACAGACTGTACAGATAATATAGATGCTAAGATGGTTGATGGTAAAGCAGAAATGGGAGGTAGAGCAAAGGCTCTTTACAAATACTTCCGTATCAGAAGTGAGTTATTCTACAAGCTGGGAGTATCTCAGATTTATATTAACCAATTAAGAACTGCTTTAAATGTCGGATTTGGAAAAGATAACACAACAACTACAGGAGGTGCTGCACTCAAATTCTATGCTTCAATCAGAGCTGCTTTCTATTCGGGAAGGTCTGTTACCATCAAACAAAATGGGAAAGAAAGGAAAGCTGGAAAACTTGTCACAATTAGACTTATTAAAAATAAGGTTGCTCCTCCTAGACCTACAATTAGTAAATGCCCAGTATATTTCAACCCTAAATTCCATGAGGTTGGATTTGATAGATGCTATGCTTTAGAGGATGTATTAGTAGATACCGATGTAATCGAAAAAACTACTGGTGGGTATAAATTGAAAGGGAAAACTCTTGCAAGAGGGGAAGAGAAATTCCAAAAGCTTTTGGAAGAAGACGATGAACTTCGTAGAAAACTTTTACGGAAAGCCGGAGTAAATACCATAGGTACTACTAAAAAGCAACTGGAGAAGATAGAAACAAATATATTCCCAGTCGATGGTGTAGAATATGAAAACTATTCAGATTCAGAAGAGGAGGAGGAAGACGATGAATAAGAAAGAGGTAGAAGGTATAGAGAAAGTAATTAAAGAGTACCTTAAGAAAAATTTGAGAATGGAATCTAGGGTTAGGTATCTAGATGCTTATAGCCAACCAGAGAATTATTTAGATGTATATCTTGGAGAGGAAAAGATTCAAGAAGTTTCACTTTATGAATTAGATTTTGGACGATGAGCAAGAAAACAATATTACTGATTGATGGGGAGAATATTCTCCATCAGTCTTTTCATAAGTTCGAAAAACTTAAATCTACCGATGGCAAACCGAGTGGGGCAATATTCGGATTTTTCAAATCTCTACATATGTATCTTACAAGGTTCGAACCGGATGAGGTTTATATTTCATTCGATAATGGTCATTCACCAGTAAGGACGAAGTTATTGCCCAATTACAAGGGACATAGAAAAAATATATCTGTAGATTACGAATCATTGCAAAAGCAAAAGGCAATTATAATGAAAATGCTGGGTATGCTAAGAATTAATTATATCTTCGATAAAAAGAAATCTACAGTATATGAAGGAGATGACTTCTTAGCATACCTTGCAATTAAAAAATTCCAATCCGAGAAAATGATACTTATATCATCGGATAAAGACTTTAACCAGTTGCTATCAAATAACCTGAGGATATATAATCCCAGAAAAGATGAGATGATAAGAATGGATAACTGCAAAGAATTATTCGGTTATCATTCTCATGAAACGGTAGAGTACCTTGCAATGGTTGGAGATACTTCCGATGATATACCAGGGTTCCCGGGTATAGGCCCAGTAAAAGCAAGGAAAATCCTTGATGAGGGTAGAATTGAGAAGTTTATTGCCCAGAGTAAGAACAAAGAATATCTTCAAATATGGAAAAGGAATGAACAGTTAATCGACCTTTTCTGGTTTGTAAGACATAATCCATTGGATAAGTTACCAATTAAGTCAAAGAAGAAGTTTAAGTATGAGAAATTCAAAGAGCTTTGTATCGAATACTCTTTAGCATCATTTTTGACAAATGAATTTATAAAACCATTTAAAGCATTACATCATGAGTAAGAGAATTATGTTTGTGGGTCCCTCTGGTATAGGGAAAACTACTTTAGCTAAGTATGTAGCTAAGAGAGAAGATCTACCTTTTATTTCTGGTAGTATGTCAGATTTATTACCTGCTACTGAAGGGGTATCACATAATGAAATATTATCCCTCGGTTCGGAGGCAATGTATAAAGCAGATTTTCAACTTCTGAACAAAAGGAATAGGTTATTCAAGGATAGAGAATATTTCGTAACTGATAGGAGTTATGCAGATTTGGCTGCTTATTTTTGGTATAAGCAATCAAGAACTTTACCAGAATGTGAAATGGAACATTTTTTCTGTCAATGTAAGACTTTAATGGAAGATCAATGTGATGTAGCAATCTTCTTACCATTAAATCTAGATACTTATAAGCATTGGTCAATGGAAGATAATGGTAAGAGAATACTTAACAGATTCTTCCAAGTTCAGATATCATCTCTTATGGGGGAATTGCTTGCAAATTGGGAAATACCCACTATTTGTATATCTGAGCTCAATTTAGGTATGAGAACGGAACAAATCAATTACCATTTAGATAGGATATGGGGAAAGAAGTAATAGCAATAGCCTTTTCAGATTTACATATAAATCTATGGGCTAAGTTTAATGAGAACAATCACAGGACCCTGAATAGTTTCAGGGTTTTGTCGATTATACGGAAATTATGTAGAAGGTTTAACTGTCCTGCATTATTTTGTGGAGACTTATTTCATAAGGCCGAAACAATGGACCAAGAATTGGCAGAGATATGTTATAACGAACTAATCGAAGGATTTTGGATATATGCCATATCTGGAAATCATGATATTAAGAAAATAAGTAAGGTTGGTACTAAACCCTTTAGCTGGCTTTATCAAGTAGAGAAGTATGGTATCATGATATTAGATTATGAAAAAACCCAACTATCTTCTACACATAAAGATATTATGGTATATGGGGTTCCTTATATTGATAATAACGTGGGTCTAAGTGAATACTTAAAGAAGTTAGAATTAGATAAAAGTAAAAAGAATATTCTTTTACTACACACCGATTATCCTGGTGCAAAAGATACAGATGGTAGGGAAATAGATTCCGTAGAAAACTTAAATGTGAATGTTCTCAATAAGTTCGATTTAGTATTATGTGGGCATATACACAAACCACAAAGACTATCAAAGAAGGTTTATATGATTGGAGCCCCTAACCATCAAAGGAGAACCGATAGAGATTGTGAATTGGGGTATTGGAAAATCTATGAAGATTTGTCTCTGAAGTTTGTACCTTTGAAAAATTTCCCAAAGTTCATCGATGTAGAAAGGGAAGAGGATATTAAGGATGATGGCAATTATTATACGGTAATCCCTCAAAAAGCTAGTACTCCAGTTAATAACAAACATAAGATTACTAAGCAACTTTCTAAGAAGTCTCTAGCAAAGAGATACCTAAGAGAGAAAGGTATTAAAGATGAGGTTAAAACTAATCTATTAATTGAAACACTTAAAAAGGCTGAGTCATGTTAACGTTCTTAAACTTAGAGGCAGAAGGATTTTGTTCAATAGAATCCTTACATCTACAATTAAACCCAACTTGTACCATACTTATCAAGGCACCAAATGGGAAAGGGAAATCAACTATTCTCTCTGCCTTGGTATGGGCAATATATGGGAAAAACCTAAAGGGTGTTTCTGAGGTAAATACTTGGAAGCAAGTAAGGCCTAAAGATTACAAGGGTACTAAGGTACAAGTATATTTTCAGAAAGATTCTCATACATATAAGATAGTTAGATGTCAAAAGTATGATGAAGTACTTGAGGATGGTGCTAAAGGTAAAGACAGACTTATCTTCATGAAAGATGGGGATATAGTTGATATCAAAGGGAAGGGGAAGATACAAGATTTTATAAACCGAGAGATAGGTTTATCATATACTCTGTTTATGAACTCAATCATGTTTGGTCAGGGTATAAAAAGACTCATACAAGAATCTAATTCTGATAAGAAAAAGATATTCGAAGAAGTATTTGACTTAGAGTTCTTAAACCTTGCTAAAGGCATTGCATTACAAGATAAAAATAACTTGATATCTCAAATAAATGAGGTAGAGCATGAGTCTCAAATGCTTAAGAAAGAATTAGAGGCTAACAAGGAAGCTTACTTCGATATGAGAGATAGAGAAAAATCCTTCAAGCAAAAAATTAAAGAAGAAAGAAGAGAGTTAAAGCAAGATAGGGAAAAGCTAACTAAGCTACTAATTGAAAAACAAAAACAAATCAAGGATGAAGTAGATGCTTCGCTTCAGATAAAGATTAAAAAACAAAATGAACTAATCCTTGATTTGAGGAGTAAGATAAAAGATGCAAAGAATTTATCGAATGTACCCCTTAAGAAAGTAATCAAAGAATTGGTAATACAGTTAGAAGCCGGTCACTACAAACGTGCGTTACGTGATGCTAAATCAATATATAAAGCGTTTTCTGACCTTGACAAATATGATAAAGAGTATCAAGAGGCTTTAGAGAGGTTGGAAGAACTTAGTAGTGTAAATGATAGGTATAAGAAATTAAAATCAGACTGTGATGATATTGCTTCTGATATTGCTTCTATTGACGAAGACCTGGCTAAGCTCAAGCAAGAAAAGCTTAAGGTCATGTCTCCAAAGTATAAACAAAAACTTAAGGAGATTAGGAAGAATTTACGGAAGGTTGATGAAGACTTTCACAATAAAGAGTTAGAGTTAGAGAATTATAACTGGTTAATTAATGACCCATTGGGTAATAATGGGATTAAGGCTTACCTATTTGATTCATCACTTGAGTTCTTAAATAAATGCCTCGATAAGTATTCAGAGGTATTAGGATTTAGGATCGAATTTAATATTGATTTGGGTACTGCTAGAAAAGAATTTGTTACTCTTATTGAAAGAGATGGGATGATTATAGATTACGATGAACTATCGGGTGGCGAGAAACAATTGGTCTGTGTAGCAATGGCTTTTGCAATGAATGAGGCTTTAACTGCCTCTAAGGGTATTAACTTAGCATTCCTTGATGAGGTATTTGAATCACTAAGTTCAGATAACATAGAAATAGTTACTTCCTTAATACGTTACATATTCAAAGAGAAAACTTTATTCTTGATAACCCACTTAGATTCTCTTCCTCTAGGTAATACTAAAATTTTGCAAGTGGAAAAGACCCAAGGCCTGAGTAGGTACCAATTACTATAATGGTATATAAAAATACAATACACCATTATATTATGAACTCTAAGAATAAAGGAAATCGATTCGAAAGAAAGATAGGTGCTTGGTTTACAAAATGGACCGGGTACAAATTTGAAAGGAATAGAGCAGGGAGTGGAGCTTGGCATTCAAACAAGGACTCCACTTCCGATTTAACCTGTACTGATGAAAGGCATGCTCATAGATGTAAGATATCCATCGAATGCAAGAATTATAAAGAGATTAAGTTTGAACATCTACTCTTAGGTAATAAGGGATGCGATATACTGAAATTCTGGGAACAAGCTTCTAAGGATGCAAAAAGAGCAAATAAAGTTCCCATACTCTGTATGAGATATAATTCAATGCCCTCAGAAGAATTTTTCTTTGTAGTTGGAAAGGATTTATCTTCCGTATTCTATAAACCACTATTCGATAAAGCCAATATTATGGTAATCGATGTACCAAAGATAGGTGAGATTCTTTATGTATTCATGGCTAGTGATATACTGAAGAATGTAAACTATAAGTTAGTACATAAGCAAGCTAAGTTAATTCTTAAAAACCAGTAACCCATGAAGAAGCATACCCCATACTCATATTGTATATTTTACCTTGAAAGGAAGTACTGTGATAAAATCAATAAAGAACTCAAAGAAAAGGGGTATGACCAAATCAAGGCAATTATTCCTATGGTAAACGTATTAAGAAAAACCACAAAGGGTAAGATGGTATTCGAAGAAGTACCAGTATTATTCAATTATGGTTTTATGAGAATGCCCACTAAATTAGCATTCTCAAGGCCCTTTCTTAATAAGTTACGTAGGAATATATCTGGTATCAGAACTTGGTTACGTAATACCGAGACAATGCACCCAAGAAAGAAAAAGGTAAGGATTGACAATGCAGAAGACTTTGATGATTTCTCTTTAGTGGCTACTTGTAGTAGAAAAGAAGTAAGGCGATTTAAACGTATTGCTAGAGAGAATAAGAAGTTTTCAGTGGATGATTTAGTCAATGTAAAGCCTGGAGATTACTTAGTATTACGAGGTTATCCTTATGAGGGAGTAGATGCTACAGTATTAGAGGTTGACCATCTTTGTAAAAGGGTAAAAGTTCTTATATACCCCGAAATGGGGAGAATGGAAGTATGGTTACCCTTTGACAACGTCATTTATAGTGTATATTTAAACCATGACCCAGATAAACTTTATGCTAATTCTGGGGAATATGACCCTAATCAGATAACCAATGAAGCAATTGATAGTATAATGAGATATAGGAGAATTTAATATTATGAACGAAGCTCAACAAAAAGCCTGGAGTTGTTTAATTGATAAAGAACAACAATCATTATTCCTTCAACTATCAGAAAGTAAATCTTCATGGGAAGCTGGTGAAATTTTAAAGTTATCTCATTACAAGTATCTTGAAATCCGGGAACGGTCAGAGAAATTCTTTAGGCTATTCTCGGATTTTTTTGAGAAACACACTTCTATTTTTCGACCAGATTGCCCCTGTGAGAGGAATTTCCAAGATTATATGGAGGGATGTTTAGAGAAACGATTAAAAAGAAAAGAAGCAAGCTTATTCACAGGAGACTCAGCTCAATTACTCCCAAAGGTAAACTCTAAAAATATAGAGAGAAACATGAAGAGGTTAAAGGAGTCTGATGATGAATGGGACATAGACACTCTAAGATTAATTCTTGAATTTGATAGGTGGAATAACTTTAGAATACTTCCAAGGATGCTACAACAGCCATCTGCATTTAAAAGGCGGTCGAATAAGAAGGATAAGATATATATCAAATACCTACTTAATAGGGTACCGGATTGGATGCACACTAAACTCAAGGAAAGGTTTAGGTATAAAGTAAAACCAGGAAAAAAAAAGTATTGGGTAGCTTTAATATCTGAGGACCTATATACCGATGGTTATCTATTGTTACCAGTAAGACCTTTGGATGAAGTAGTAGATGAATTTAGTAGATTCTACATGTATGTATTTAAAACTAAAGATGATGCTGATACCTTTGGTTTTATGGTATCTAAGTTCATGATTAAAACCGAATCTGTTAAGCTTGGACAAAAATTCTGGCCAGAGTACCGTTGCTGTGTGGAAAGAGCAGTAAACTATAATCAAGTGAACAACATAGAATTCAATATTAAGAAATTGGATATGGCTTATAACACACATATCAAGAGAAAGCATAAAAAACCTAAATCCACTGCTGCGAACCGAGCAAAAACCTCGGATTTTTATAAAAATAAATAGAGAAATAAGATAAGATTAAATTATTTATTCTTATATTTGCAAAGAAAATAAATGAATATTTAAAAATATTGATGATATGGCAAAAAAGAGTAGAAAAGACATGAAAGCCCCATCCAAGGAGAAATCAAATTTCCTTGGTGCTTCTGGGAGAAACATGACTTATAAGGATTTAAAGAGAAAGGCAATAATATTAGGGATGCCTTTCCCTGATGCTTGTTCTGCTGGGGTATTTGACTTATTACATTATATCAATGTATCAGAAGAGAAGCCCGATAAATCGTTAATTGATAAATATGACGATTGGATGGATAAGCAATTGGAAACTATTGGGTATTCAAAAGATGACCCATTAAGGAATTCTCGACTAAGGCTTGGGTTTCTCGGAGAAGAGGGGGAAAATGGGCAAAGGAGAACAAAACGAGTTCCCGGAATAAAGAAACCTCGAGAAAAGAAACCACCAAGAGAGAGGGATGAATTTAATCTTATCAAGGGTACAAAGAAATCTTATGTATTCGAATTAACTGCAAAAGGTTTTGAACTTGATAGAGTTATTCGGAGAATGAAAAAGAAATTCCCCGAAGCAAATGAGAAATCTATCAATCTTTGGTATAGAATGGCAAAGAGGAATATAAATGGTAAAGCTAAAGGAAAGTAACAATGGACCCATACGACCAGATAGATATTATATATGGACTTGGAGACCAGATACTACCAATAAGATTGTTACTGAAAAGAAATTATATAGGAAACATCTAACCGGTATACCATACTTTACTAGACATCAAGTAAAGGTTACCTTAGTTTATCTTTATGGTGTAGATGTTCTTCAGTATATCCATATAATATCTGGGAGGAAACTTATAAAACAAGGCATTAGAGAATTATCCGATATGAATGGTAAACTTCTTAAAAAGGGTAGTACTAAATTCTGGTTTAAGGGTAAATTCGTAAAAGCAAGGAAGTTCATAATGCCCGATGAATATCACATAGATAAACACCGACGAAGAAGATTTATGGTACAAATGCACCGAGTCTTTAAGTCTAAAGGAAAAAAGGAATTCAATGAAAGGTACTCAATCAAACTCTATGGACAACGGCAAGGCATATCTCCCAAGTATACAAGGCAAAAGAGATTACAAATCAATCTTGCTATCCTACAGGATTTACAACAGGCTGAGTCAAGAGGAGAAAAATAAATTCAATCTGTTATTCTTGCAGTATCCTCCATTGGTAAGTTCATTGGCTTTATATTTAAGAAAGAAGATGAACATCCCAATACAAAAGGTACTATTTATCAAAGCACAAAGGGATATGCTCGAAATATTCGATGAGGCATCACTTAAATTTTTAGGGTATTTGCCTAAAGAAAGGTTTATTAAGAAGTCTTTATTATTTCAAGGGTTTGTTCCATTAGAGAGTATTAAACTTAGAAGGTCTTATGCTTATATAATGACAAATAGGATGATAGAAAATAAAATATGGGTCTACCCAATTCGATTATCCGATAACTATAAAACAATGATAAAAGGGAAATACAAATCCTATACCGAAGTATTTGGGAAGGTGGGTATTCCTGGGATAACTAAAATTAAATACAGCAATGAATAATAACGAAGGTTTTAAAATCACAGCACATCAACCAGCAAACCCATTTGCAGGTAAGAAGTTTAAGATAGTCACTTATCAAGGTGACAAGGAACTTGCCTCTCAGGCAATAACAATTGAATCTCAATTAGAATTAAAGACAACTCTAGATGAGATAAAACAATTCAATATTGCTCAGGAGGAATTATTAAAATCTGGGTATACTCAGAATCAGAAATCCATACTGGTAAAGAAACTTATAACAGAGTGATATAAATAAATTATTAACCAACTTAAACATTACGAAAATGGCTAAGAAGAAAAAAGAAGTGGAACTGAAAGAAGTTTCCAGAACAGAAATCAATGGTGCAATCATCATTAAGTACGAAGACGGCTCAGTAAAGATTATCCCTGCTCCTATCATGCTTTCTGCCGAAGAAGCCGAAGACCTTTTTGGTTCTGAATCCGATGACGAGGAAGAAGAAGAAGAAGAGGAAGAATCAGACGATGAGGAAGATGATGATGATGATTCCGAAGAGGAAGAAGAAGAGGAATCGGATGATGACGATGAGGAAGATGATGATGATGATGATGATTCCGAAGAGGAAGAAGAAGAGGAAGAACTGACCGGTGAAGAACTTGCCGAAATGGACTTCGAAGAACTTGAGGATGTTTGCGACGACAAAGACCTTGAAACTGACCCAGACGATTATGATGAAGACGACATCGAAAAACTCCGTAAAGCAATTGCCAAAGAACTCGGTCTCAAATTGCCGGCAAAGAAAGAAGCCAAAGGTAAGGGCAAGAAAGGGAAAAAGTAATCTGGTAACTGTATTCAAGATTTAAAAGAAGGTAGGGAAATTTCCCTACCTTTACTATCAACTATTAATAAACGTAGAAGTTTACTTATAATAACCATTAACTTATAAAACATTAAAAATTATGGCAACAAAGAAATCAGACTCCAAGAAGAAAGGAGATAAGGAAAAAGATCCCGAAAAAGAAGCTAAACGTAAAGCTCGTCAAGAGGCACTCAAGAATCGGCCGGCTGAACAACGCCCTAACAGCAAGCAAATCGACGTTATTGCCATTAACGACAAATCCAAGGTAATGAACTTTGGTTATGCCGTTAAGAACAAGGAAGGCTATCAGGGTGTAGTGGTTACTTCTGTATTGGTTACGGATGGCAAACCGGTATCAACTTCAGTTTCATTCGTTCCGGGAACTCTTACCGTTAAGTCTAAGAAAGGACATGGCGTTATTTGTTCTCCGAAAAACAAAAAGGCTAAGGAAGAAGAAGAGGAAGAATCAGAAGATTAAACTCTAACTTACTAACTACTATCCCATATGTCTGCTATATAAATTTAGAGTTTAAGTTCATATGAATAACATCTACACTTAGGACGTTGTTCAGCCAAAAGCTCATTGCCTGTGAAGGTAGTGGGCTTTAATTTTTTATACCCATGGAAGAAGAGAAATTAGCAATTCGAAAGAACATTCGAATACTTGCATTGGATAATCTAATAAATACTTATACTGATGCACTAGAAGATAAAGAATTAAACCTGGGACCAGATGAAAGGGAACTTGCCATCAATATAATAAATGAGGCAAGAGAAATGCTATCAGAAGAAACTCAGGAAGTATCTAACCAAGTAATGCAAAGACCCAAATGGAAAAAGACTTAAGATTATTAGTGGGAAACATTAATCAAACTCTCAGAGAATTAGATTATGTTTCGTACCTTAAAAAGGTAGCTCTTAGTAAGGGTAAGAAAGGCGAATACCAATCCCATAGGTTGAAGAGTAATTATCTGAAAAGAAAACTCATATCTCTTAAAGGAGCCCTGAATAAAAAACTTCATGGGACTTATATTGTTGCCCAATTTAATTTTATAAGGGGGGAACAGAAAGAAACTTTTGAACAAACTTTTACGGACTTATCTCAGAAAGAGGTAGAAGATATACTTCAACTCGAGGCAGTTTTAAAACAATGCAGTTTAGAAATCCTAGAAATTAAAGAAATCCCAACCCAAATTAGGAAGGTATAACTATGGTATTATGTAAATAGGAAATTCAATTATTCACCTAATATAAATGAAAATGGCTAAGAAAACAGAAAAGAAGAGTAAATCGGAATCCAAGACTCCGGAACTCACAAAGGCTAAGAAAGCTTTGGATGCTTACCTTAAAGAGAACAAGTTGGACCCTACTAAGGATTGGACCAAAGACAAGAAACATGGTAAAAAGGTTACCGAACTTGTAAACAAGCTCAATAAGGAAAGAGACAAAGTTGCTGCTGCCTATCCTGAAGCTGACCAAGAGAACAACAAGAAATTGGTAAAACTCCAGGAAAAAGAGAAGAAGGAAAAAGCTGAGAAGAAGGCTGCCAAAGAGAAAAAGGAAAAGAAAGGAAATGGTGGTAGAACAGCTACCAAATACGATTATCCTCTCATCGATGGCAGAGAAATGAATTCGGCTGAGAAGAAAAAATATCGTATGGAGCAAAGAAAACTTGCTTCAGGTAAGGCTCCCAAGGAGGAAAAGGAAACTAAGAAAAAGAAGGAAGAAAAGGTAAAAGAAAAACCGGCTTCCGATAAGAAAGATAAGAAGGCCAAAGACAAGAAGAAAAAGAAGGCCGCTAAAGAAGAAGATTAATAAGAGCACTTTTTACTTTTACTTATCATATTTTTGAGTATTCGTTAATAATGGTAGAAGGCCTGGCAATATAAAAATTGTTCAGGCCTTTTATTTTCTAATTAAGTCGAAAATGGAACAAGAAGTATATAAACCAAAACTTAGAATCACTACACTATCAGAGAATGGTACTCCATTATCAGATAGGTTGGTAGATGCTTATACCGAGATGAATTCAGGTCCAAAGGTACAGCATAACGGTCCCATAAGAGTAGAAGTAACTCTTACTAATAAACAAGATATTGATAACTTCAAAGAATACTTAGATAGGTTATCTGGTACATTGCCTGCTAAGGCACCTAATGTTGGCAGAGGAAGACCTGCAGGGTCTACAACTAAGGAATTGGAATCACCAAGGGAGGACATTCTTGCAGATGTAGAGAAAATGATTGAAGAGGGTAAAAGCCAACAAGATATCATTAAATATCTTAGGGGATTGGGATTTGTATTTATCCTTACTGAAGATTTTCTATTTCACTTTCCTGGATTTGAGTTTAATAAAAAAGATGTGGGAGAAGCAACAGACAATAAGCAATATCCCAATTCATTTTCTTGGATGGCAAGATGTATCAAACGGGCTAAGGACCCAAAAGCAGATAAATTTGACCCAATGGTAATCTTTGGTTTTAGCATTCTTGGGGGACCCTCGAAAAAGATTATCCCATATCTCTATAAGGAAAGGAAGAAACCATTAAGGGCCCAAGTTGGTAAAAACGTAATCTCCTTCTCTCAGGCAGAATTCACTAAACTTCCCAAGTATATGTTAGAATCCGAAAGGATTAAGTTCTCTACTGAACAGAGACAATTGCTTCTAAGTCCCGAAAAGAAGCCTTCTAAATTCTTCCTAAGATGGGTAAACGATGCTATATTCCCAGACTCCATAAAGGAAAAGATGGAAGAAATCAAGAACCGCTAACACTTACCTCCGTATTTATTAAAAGAGTATTTTATATAAAATAATTTTAGTATATTTGCATAAAGAAAATTTAATTATGGACAAGGAAACAAAAGACATCGTAAAGCTCATTGCTGGTATTCAGATTGAATCACTCAACTCAATCAAAGAGGATGTTAAAAATGGGAATGACATTGCCCAAGACTTAATCAAAAAACTCCTTCAGATTGAGGATGACGAAATAATTCGAGCACTAGATGAGCACATTGAATTATACGTAGAAATGGAGAATACCCCTCAACTGATAAATATGCTAAGTGAATACCAAATGCTGGTATGCTCTCACATATTGTTCAGAATGGAAGATGAATGGGTACATACTAATTCTCAGGGAGTACTTGGTACCTGGGCAATCTTCCAAAGGGCAAATCTCAAATTCCACCCAGAACTAACACTTTTAAAATTTTAATATAGACATGGAAAAGAACGAATACTTAGAATCAGTAGAAATGAACACCGGAGTCGAAATGATTCCTTGCGAATCCTCTAATATTGAGGGCTTTGGTTATGACTCAAAGAAAAAACAACTTTGGGTTGCTTTTAAAGGTAATCGAGTTTATCGCTATGATGATGTACCTTATGAAATCTGCAACGAGTTACATCAAGCAGAATCAAAAGGTAAATACCTTGCAAAGAACATTAAAAATAAATTCGAAACTACAGGTTATGAACTCAGAAACTAAATTCATATTGGGCCTGGTAACCTTGGGGGCAGTGATTTACTTTATTGGTGAGAATAAAACTCATCCAGTAGAAGTGAGCACTGCTCCTTCTCGTTTTGAAAGTCCAATAACCAAGTTAATCTCTCTTCAAGATAGCATGGGTATTAAACCAAAAGAAAGGGAGCAAAAGAAACAATGGTATAAGTATAGGGTAGAAATAGAAACTATTCCAGAAAATCAAATCTATAAGATTGAGAAATCTGGATACCAGCAATATGAAGTTTCTAGATTGGGTGAAACTTATTCCTATGTAACCTACGAATTTACCTCAGACAAGGTAATGACTACTCAAGAAGCCTATGACTTCGTAAAGAAATATCCTGAAAGATGTACAAGGGTACCAAATACATCACAAGATAACATTTACGATAAATATAACGAGGATTATGAAGATTACATAAATGATCCAGAGGATGAAATTAACTATCCTCCAGAAATCTTCGACTTCCTAGCCGATTAACCCGAGCAAATAGAAAATAATTCAAATAAAATTTTTCTATTTAAAATAAAGTTCTTATATTTGTATCAGAAAAAGAAATTAATCATTTTACTAACATTTTAAATATAGACGTTATGAAAAAGAATGAATCAAAGGTTACTAACCTGGTTGCAACTAAGGTTGCCGAACAACTTGAAGGAATTAAAAATTCTAAGACTGCTAAGGCTTCTGCTCCTAAGGCCAAAAAGACTAAAAAGGAATTGGTACAAGATGCTCAAGAAGCTGCCACTAATTTTGCCAATGCTAAATTGGTAGAACTCTCTCCTAAAACCAAAACTTCCAAAAAGGAACAGGTTGTCAAGGAAGTTAAGGAACAACAAAAACCCTCCATCATCGAACAGGTAATTTCTAATCGGGAAGTTAAATACGTATACCCTGCCGATGTAGTTGATACACTTGCTCGGAAGAAATGGAGACAACAAACTCGAAACGAACTCCATCGATTGGAACTTGCAATGGCTCGTATCAAAGATACAAACTCTAAGGAATTCAAGGCTGCGGCTAAATCCTATGAGGACTTTAAAAAGAAGGTCCTCAAACCAGAACAAGTTGCATAAACCTTTATTAACCAGGTGCCCGGGATAATTACCTGGGCATCTCAATTCATACAAAATGGATTACACTATCTTCTCTGATAAAGAGATGCTTAAGCAGGACAAAGAATTGGTAGAATTACATAAACGATGTTGTAAGTCCTATCTAATCCAACATTCACTTAAGCACTCTAAAATTAAGAAGTTCTTTATCGTTTACGATTGGTATATAAATACTGATAACGTAAGGAATTTCTTTTTCAGGCCTATAAACCTTTTCATTCAGGCATTGCTTTTAGGGCAACTTGATGAAATATCCGATTACATTAATCCTAACAAAAATGGAAAACGAAAAAAGAAACGAACCAGAAAAGTATAACGTACTTTATTGCAAAGGCAAATATCAGTATAAATCTAAATATCCCCAAATAGAAACTAAACATAAGGTTATCTATGCAGGGCCAGTAGAACCAATGGCACCAATCTGGGGTAATGTATCAGATATATTAAGGAAATCTGATAGAATTTGTACTGAATCTCGAAGAGAATTAAAGAAGTTAGAGGAACGTTCACAGAATAACCTTTACTTCAAGAAAAATGGTATTACTCATATAATCGTATACAAATGTTTAGAGAAATAGTTAAAGACCTATATATAGGCAAATCTAAGTTAACCATAGAATGTAACCAAAAGGAAATACCCCAAACTACTCTGGTTCAAGACATATTACAGAATACTGGATTTACGGGTAATATGCCCGACTACGGTACCTATGGTAATTTCAAGGATGGGAAATTTGAGATTACTCCAATGATGCCTAAGCATTGCTTATTTATTACTGGGGTACCCAAAGGGGCAATCCTTGATAATTTCCGAGTTAGAAGAACATATTGGTCCTCTTATTATGAGGATGATGTAAGAGGGTACTTATTTCAGATTACAGATGAAAGTATACCTCGTTTAATAATCACAAACTAAATCTATATGGAAGCAATCGATTACGTAAAATTATTTAAACTCGACCAAGAGAATTATGACTTTAAAAGGGAAGAGTTTATATCCGAATTAGGTAAAGAATTTCTAGATTATTGCCAAACTACCACAATTGGGATAGATAAAAAGACTGGCAATATATACTACTACCGATTTAGGGAAATAGTTAAGAATTTCGAAACTAAATTCTGGGCAATCTCAGAACTTAAAATAGGAGAACCATTAACCCAGAAATTATGGAATGCCTTTTTCGCTACTCAGGTAGTTCCTTTAAGGCAAAGGTTATTCCCAAAGGTTCAGAAATTAATCGAAGAGCAAAAGGGGATAACCCATAACCGTAGTAAACAAGACAAAAAACCTACGAACCATAAAAAGGCAAACTATGGCAAGGGAAATCACAGACCTGCATGGGAATAAATTTAAGGTAGGGGATTATAAGCTTTGCCTTAATATTCCCATCACTGGGAAAGGTAATTTAGTATTCACCAGGGACCTAATCTCTGGTGAACCTTTTAATTTATCAGTAAGTAAGAAAAAATATAAGGGATATTTCTATAACCTATCTTTGAATCTGTATGTAAGGTTCGATTTAGAGTATATGGGTTATGATGAAAGTTCCGATATCAGAAAATCTCATTTGTATGTCAGAAAAGGAAAATAAAATGGTAAGATTCCCAAGACCTATGGGGACTACTGCAATGGCATTAGAATATCAGAAGAACCCAAATGATGAACTTCTGATAAAGATACATAATTATATCATCAATCAATGGCTAATGGGAAATGGTGTATTATGTGGTATCACATACGACATAAATACATTCTCATATCGTATGGGTATAGATATCAATTACATACGGGTATTTATGAGAGATAGGCTATTAAGCTCTAGAATATGGGATAAAGAAAAGGCAGAAGATTTACTACAAGCATTAATGGGAGAACAACTAGCATGGGCTTTGGAAGACCGTATGGAAATAGCCCATCAGGTTAATATCCTAAGAGAATCTCAGGGAGGGAAATACGTACCGTTTATATCTGCCGAGCTGGGAAAGGCCCTTAAATTAAAGCTTGAATCCTCTACATCATTGCAGTCTATCGTACGTAATCTCACTGGAGGAAGTACTACGAATATATTTGCTCAATTCAATCAACAGAACAACGTAACACAGCAAAATGCAATTACTGTTGAAGAGGCCCGTCAAATCGTATTTGAATCACAAAGGGTATTGGATAAACCAGAAGAGGCTAAACTATTGGAAGACAGGTATGACATTAAGTCATTACCCGAAGTAGTTGCTACTAAACAAGAAGGAGTAGATACCAGTAAAGAGGGTCTTAACCTTAATAAAGCAGAGCTAATGCAAATTACTGATGATTATAAGGGAGCTATGTCTTCATTCTCTAAAGAACATCATGAACTACGTAGAGAAATCGAAATGCGTATAGACCCAGACGAAGAAGACCCAGAGTTATATCAATATGAAGACTTTGAGAAAGAAGAAAAAGAGGATGGCTCATTTGCATCTCAATTCCTCCGAAATAGTAAGCTCCCATAGTTATATCCGGATATTGCATATTTAAAAAGAAAGAATTATATTTGCATATCAATTTTAAAATAGACAAAAATATGGAACTACCAAAGACATCTTACAAAGAGACTCGGGTTAACAAGGTTAATCAGGGTACATACTTTAAATTAAAACCAACTGATACTGCTCCAGTATGGGTAAGAGACCATTATGATAAATCATCTAAGACTTATGCTTGCCATAAGTATGATGACTCAAATCACGAAAAATTTCTCAAGGGAACAAGGAAAATATACATTGACTTTACATTTTAATCACATGAACTTATTTAAACGAAAGAGATGCTGTAGTGAACTCATTGCTATTAAAAATGGCAACTTAGTATTCAAATTGAGTAATACTCATATCAATGCTTCTTATAATACTTTACAGGCAATAATGAAGAAATCTGGTATATTCGATGAGAATCTATATTTCGATGTCTATCAGGAATATCGGAAACATTATGCTATATACGACGTAGTACCATCGTTGCTAAGGTATAAGATACCCTTGATATTTTCAGGTAGATACCCAAAGAAACTATTCGATAATCAGTTTACTTTTGAGGAATTAATACCGAATAATTTGGTATATCATAGTTTACCCGAAAATTTTAGATTACCAGAAAGCTTAGAGAAAATTCTTTTAGAAGTAAGAAAAAGGGTATCTGCTTATATAGACCAAGAAGATATATCAGACCAGGGTTATAGGGATTTGGTTCGAATGAATTTCGTAAAACAATGGGATGTATTTAGAAAGGACCCATCTCTTATAGATTGCTATATGGATGCTCAATTGGGCATGCTATATATGTGGGCTAGAGTAGAAAATAAAACAATCGTAAAGAATATAATCGAAAGAACTCAAGATGAACTAGCTCAAGAGTTCTTATCTAAATATCAACAAAATGGAGAATAAAGAGAAATTTGCTTTCCGAAAGGTTAAAATGTCGGAAGGTGTAGAGGTAGAATTTATTAAATTACTTACCTCATTAGAGACTAAAAATGATGAGGATGTAATTAAAGCTTTTAAAGTTCAATTATCCTCTGGAGTATTAACTTGCCATGCAGAAATGTTATCTAGAACACCAAATCAGATAATATTTCAAACATCTCAATTCAGTAAACCCTATAACTTTTATAAAAACTGGGAACTATGGGTATTCTCTAATATCCTGGGTGTATGGACTTTAAATAGGTTTAGGATATGATTACAATGAAAAACCTCCAAGTAGAGGATATAAAAGATGAATGGTTATATAATGCCTTAACACAAGGTATCAAGGAATGTATAACTGCTCCAGTCCTAACTTTGGACCCAACAAAACCAGAACCCATTAAGAGGGCAGAGATGATACTGGACAATTTCTCTCAGGAAGATTCTCCAGTAGTAGCTACAGTGATTGCTCCAGGCAATTTCATACAGATGATATTACCGAAACATGAGATACTTCTCTCGGTAATGTTCATATATAAGGAAAGAAATACCTATGTACAACTTGTAATACAAAAACTTGCTTATGAACGAGAAAAGACTACCACCAAGACTAATGATTCTGTTAGTAGTACTGAAGGGTGAAAAGGTATATAAAGTACCTATTAGGTCCGAAATAGAATTAGACCACCTAAAGGATTTCAATACATTGAGGAGAATCCTTACACCTTTAGTACAACTATACCATGGGGTAGGTTTTGATACTAGACTTACTTACGATGAATTCAGTATCTTCATTAATGACCTACAACATTTGGGATATGAACGGTTAGATGAATATCACTTGGGTATACAAGAATTAGTAGAAGCAAAACCTATCACTGAAAATGACCAGGATATTAGGGAAATACGAAATGGGTTACTTACCTCTCTTAAATCTCAGGAGTTATCAGAGGTATTAGCTACTAAACTAAAGCAAGCCATACATGAAGTATTTGAAAACGAAAAGAAGAAAGGTGGACTAATGTACAAGGAACCCTCTTTAGAACCTATGGAGAATTCAATAATAAAAGAGGCTTTATACTTGCTAACTCCCCAATTACCTTAATAATTGAAAGGCAGCCTAATCCACTGCCTTTCATAGCGTGTACATATCCTCAGCCTCCCTAAAAATAAATTAGATATATTTTTCTATAAAAATAAAAATGCTTATATTTGCATATCAATTTTAAAATAGACAAAAATATGAAAACGAACTCAGTAACTTACAATCAGGCAGACGAACTAAATAAGGTAGTTCGCAATTTCTTAGAAAAGAAATCTACATTTGAACTTGACTCTGATGAACAGGGTAGTCTTCTTAATTTCCTAATGGGACTCTTAATCAAACTAGAGGATGATTACAAACTCAATTGCTTGGATATTAATCAGGTACAAATCTATGATACTACCTATTATTCTTTCATTTTCGAATCAATAATAACTGCCGATACTAATCCCTATAAGGGACAATTAGCATCTGCTGCAGTTCAATTCATGAACGAATTCACAGATAACGATGGGAGGTTCATATCATTCAATCAACTCGATAGAAACAACTGGATTTTCCAACTTAATTTCTCAATCGCATGACAAAGTATAACGTTAGTCCATTAGTTGCCCGGGAGATAGAATTCTCCACGGGCACTATCTTTGGTGGTAGTTGGTGCCGATACTTTATTTCAATCACCCTACATCAATGCTATATAGAAGCAACATGGAAAACCCGTCCTAAAAATGATTTAGACGGGCACAAAGAAATCTTTAACTCTTTACAGGAGTATCTAGATTGGTTTGCTAATCTTAAGAAAACTTACGGGAGGAGAATATCCCGTAAACAAATGGTATATGCTGCATACGATGAAACAACACGTAGCTTCAGTTACAAACCCTACGAGAATTGGGCTACAAGACGTTCTAAAGAGAAATTAAATAAGCCTAAGGAACCAATACTGGCCGATGAATTATACTAATCCCCCAATCAGTTAATATACCTCAGGGAGTTCAGAAACACTAACATCTGGGCTCCCTTAATTATTGCATATTTAAAATATTATTTCTATATTTGCATAAGAGAAAAATAAATATAATTATTAACCGACCTCGAACGGGGTCACAAAACTTATTTCTTATGACAACTATTAACGAAATCTCAAATCACATTATGGGTTACTTTGATGGAACTCTTGATGCTTTTGGTTACACTGCTCAATCAGTTAACGAAATCTCAAATCCGGATGAATCATACATGGGAACTCTCAATCTCCAATTCCGGGAGTATCCTATAGACGATGACGAAAAGGTAGAAACCTACTGCAGAGAATCCGATGCTTTTGAACAATACGTGATAGAATTCATTAATTCTCATTGGGATGAACATCACCCATTAAAAGAACTTAACCCTAATCATCATTACATGTCAAACTCATATGGAGATACTATCCAGGTACATTTCAATGATGAATCCCTTTTCATTATCATTACTATGACAGGGCAATATTAACAAAACCCTCTGGGAGGCACTCAAAACACCTCCCAGAACCTCCCTATTTATAAAAATAAAAGTAGTTATAAAAACAAGTTTAGAAATAATTTTGTATATTTGCATAAGAAATCAAATTACTAACATTTTTAATATAGACATTATGAAAGAATTAAAAAATTTAGAGGCCATCCGGGAACTGCTTGCTTCCCACCCCATTTATACTTATGATTACTCCGATGGTCTTCTCATTAACAAGGAAGCTACCAATATCCAGGTTTATTCAATCGACTTAGAGGATGAACCTTTTGCTGCTTATATCTCAGGATATATCATCACATATGCTTCAGAGGAAGTTCTCTTCGAAAATCTCAGGGAAAACATTATTTCTCACATGGACTTAACAAAGGGTGCTGATGACCAATATTATGATGATTCACCCTCACAGGTAGAGGCTATCCTATTCGGAGTTCTTCAATTAATCCCTGAACATCAGGATTATATCATAACCGGACTCAAAAAACATCTCCGGGAATTTATCCAAGACGATGAACAAGATGAGGACATGATATCCCAATATACCAATATCTACAATGCTATCGAAAAATGGGAATCAGACCACAGGGAAACAGAAATCTTCCAACAACTTGCAGTATCAGAATTATTTAACCAACTAAATAAATAATCACTATGGTAAACTTATATAAATTGCTCAACGTACTGGAACAGGGCATGTCTCTGTTCCAACTTAATAAATGGAAAACCGAAGGCATCTGGTATCCAATCACCCAATACAAAAAGGAATCAGATGAAATACAGGTAGTAACTAACCTATTTATTGCTGACCAGGAACAGTACTATATCCAACTATCTGGGAATTATCCAGAAGAATCTGAAGACTGGAACAAGTTTCTAGAGGAAAACCAATGGAAAATCTATCCCTTACTTGCAAATATAATGCAAGTCTTCTTGCCCACAGGGAACTACCAATTATTATATACTCAATATCCACAGGGATTCATATCCATAATCGCTAAGCCCCATGATAAGTAAAGAACTCAAATCACAATTAAGTATTCTCAAGGAAACTAACCCAGAATATATTCAAACCCTAAAGGATGCCGTTACGGCATCCTATAAGGCAGAACTTCAGGCAATCAAACCCAGTTCTACCGAAGAAGAGGAACAACTCAATATCGAACTCAAGGACATAGTATTAAAAATACTATTTGGGCCTTTCTATAACTATTTCGTATCAGAATACGTAGTATCAGATACTATATGGGAAGAACAGGATAAACTAATCGAGGACTTATATTATTACTTCAAATCATGACACCGTATATTCAACAACAACTTAAAAAGCTATGCGATAATCCAAATTGGTATGACGATATGCTCATCTCATGGGATAAAAACCCAAGAAATCAAAGGGAAGCTATTTATAACTACCTTTCTCATGTACAACTAAATGGGTTACTAGAAAACACTCAGATAGTTTTTACATTCATAGATGGCGACATGAAACCAGCTTTCTATTTCGAAATTCCCAGAGATACCAATCGATATCTTATACTGGGAATCCTCGATGAAGCAGGTTATCCTCATTGCTGCCTATTAGGCCAACCAAAACAAATGTTTAACCCTCAACTCAATTAACATCATGAAACCAACAATAACAATAAACGAATACCCAATCGGATGGGAATGGTTAGACAGAGTACCTCTAGAGGACTTTAACTGGCTAATCGAGATATTTGCTATCCTGACCGATAACACTGATACTTATAACTTTGTAGGATATACGGATTCAGAAACCTTACCAGGTCATCAGAAGATATGCTCAGTAGACAAGATACCATTAGCTAACTTCCTAAATGAAGACCAAGGCTACGAATCAGGTATATCCATGTACGGTCACTACATAGCATGCAAATGCCTTGACATATCCTCAGAAGAGGAATATATGAATCAATTAACCGATATAAGAATCCTAACTAACGAACTAGAGCCATGCTAACATCAGGTAGATTCTTAGTATCATTCGAAGTCCCGGGACCATTACCTGGGACTACCGAAGGCTTCTGCGAAGAAATGAACGTAGTGTACAGAACCGAGGAACTTAATACCTACCTCCGCTACCCCAAACAAGAAATAAACCCATGGCATAAACATAGTACCTACATAAGGCTAAAGCTAAGAGAGATCCTTAAAGTAAACCTAACAGATATAACCATAATCGATATAATATCACTACCATGAATATCATCTATCACATAATCCGAATAATCCTATCCGTAGGAACTATCCTAACCCTCATACGCAATGAGAAAATATACCAAGCCCACAAGCATACCCACCCAACAAACAAATTAAGGTATATAATATCACAAATCCTAATATTAATCCTATACACCTCATCACTAATCTTAGTATCCTACACATATAGGATTATACTAACCCACCTATAACCCAATACTCCCCTACCCAACACAAAAATAAAAAGAAAATCATATAGAGCCTAACTAAGCTACCATCCTAACTAAGGTACATATAATAAAATACCTAATACACATATACCCCTTATTATACTACATACATAATCAATATACCATAATACATATCAAGGTACCTCGCCGGGGGTTTTGGGGATTTAGGCAAACAAGGCAAGTGATAACCCCTCTACTATACAAAGCCACTCAACTCACTATATAGCCACTATACCATATAGCTCTACTACACACTTTAAAGGCAAACTCAAAAAGGCCTAAAAAGGCAAATAAATCCGACCATTAATGGCCCCTAAATCCGATTGCCTTGAGTACCCTTTATATGTATTATATTATAGATTGCATTCAAGGTAATTCGAAGGTAGGGGATTATATAATACAGGTATGTTATGTAGCTTCTATGTATGTAGGTAGTATAGCTTTAGTACATCGTCGATTAATGGCCATCACAATTTACCCTGATTACCTTCACCAAGTTATTATATTAGTATATATTATATAATAAGTACTGGGATTAGGCAATAGGATTTGTGATCAAGGCAATTAAATTATTAGGTTTCAAGGCTAAATGGTTTATAGGATTTAAGGCCTTCATGGGGCATATTTAGGTAATATTCCTAGTAACTCTGTAATTTATTTGCTTAGTATTTATATTAGCATTAACTTTTGTATTCTAGGACAATTTTGTGATTTAGGGGTACCTAGATTGCCTAGAGCCATTAGTTATTATATAATATAGGTTATAGGTAGGGAAGGTAAATGGCAATCTCCATTCATGGCCTCAAGGACTAAGGTAAATATAATTCAAGGCCCTTAATAACCTACGAAGGCAATTGAGGTTATTGCATATATAATATATTATATTTATATTTGCATTGTAATAATAACTAATTAAATATAGACGTATGAAAACAAGTATTTTAACAACTGATTTTAATTTTGCAAAGAGTATTAATCTTTCATTAATTGCTGCACCTGATGCCTATCCTTCTTATCCATCAGGCATGCTAGACTTCATTAAGCCTTACTTACAGGAACTACAGGAGAACACAATCATTCCTGATTACTTAACTCTAGTATCAATCCAAACTATCGATAACCAAGATGCTGGGGTACACATATTAACCTTTACCATCAATGACCCAGAACATTTCGATGACGATGATACTGCTGGCATCACTTGCCTTGAATGCTTACGGGATACCTTTGCCTATGACCCAGAGGCATGCTTTGGTCAGGCACCTAAGGTAAACGAATTCGAAAACCTTTACACAGTAACAGTTCCTTTCACTTGCTAAATCACTAAGGGGTATCCATAACAGGGTACCCCTATTAATACATTAAATACAAACGTTATGAAAGCTCTTAATCAAATTTCAAATCTCATCATTCTTACCTTAGTAAATTACGCTAGGGATTATCCATGGGCATCTTACATTGCCAATTCACTTTCACAATTCGATTCGATATTGCCAGAACTAATGCAATCGAAAGCTAAGGAAATATCTATCTACCTTAACACAGATGATTGCCTTATGGAATTCTCATCCGAAATCCCTGACCCAGAGGAAATTGAACCCGATTTTACCTTCAACATCAAGTATATAACCTTTCAGGTATACTTCGATTAATATATTAACCCAGAGCCTAACTAAGGTATCTGGGTTTTACTTACGCTAACTTAGTAAGCCCTTATAGGCTAATCTATGAAACCCCTTTTCCCCATAGGCTTACCATAGTCCATATATGGCCTTATAGAATTAGGACCAAGGGGTTTTTATAGAGAGATATATCCCAAGGGCCTTAATTCTTTATCACCTTAGTCCATTAATAGCCTTATCAATATACAAGTATATAACACACTTCCTAGAGGACAGGCATAGGCCATATAGGAATATCCATATACATATCATATATGCCCACTACAAGGCGTGCGAAGATTCTCCTTGTGAACCCCAAAAATTAAGTGCAAATATTAAGTGCACAATATTTTCTATTTTATGAATTTTTCACAAAAATAATTTTGAAAATAAAATTATTCATTTTCTCAAAAATTTTTCTTGAAAATGTTTGTAGATTAAAATAAAGTTTGTATCTTTGCAATGTGAGAAAAACAAAAAGATATTTGAAAGATTTTATTTAAAACTTTTTAAGAAAATAATTCTCTAAAAATTTTGTAGATTAAAAAATAGTTCTTATATTTGCAATACAGAAACGAAATAAATAATACCTTATTAAGATAGTTTAAAAAGTCTTGAAAGTCTATTTGAAAAGGTAATAAAAATAATAAATAATAAAACTTTCAAGCAATTTAATTATGAAAAATCAAATTAACAAAGTGAATGTAGAAAAAGCAGTAGCAAACAGCAAAGCAAATAGTTTAATTGCTTTAGACGTTTTAAAGTCTGTGAAAGAAAAAAATCAAGGACTTTTTAAAACAGCTTTAGGAACAAAAACAGAAATTTATAAAAAAGAACTGTTTTTAGGAGCAAACGAAAAGCAAATCAAATCTTTGCGAAAAAAGTTCAGAAATGTTACTTTCAATTTTCTTTCAACTATTGCAACGAATGCGGATAAAAAACTAATTGAGGGCTTTATAGACTTTTATAAACAAGTCTATGTTATAAATGATTTTTCCTTTTCTTCAATTGCAAGCGAAAACACAAAAGAAGAAAAGAAAGAGATATTAATAAAAGGGCTTGAGATTGTAAAAAAATCTTTGAAGTAAAACAAAATTAAAGTAGGGGAAATATTTCCCCTACTAACTTAAAATAAATCATTTATAAAGATATGGAAGTATTTACACAATATTTAATTATTAATATAGCATTGTTTGTAATTATAGCTTATTTAGTTATTCAATGCTATAAAGATATAAAAGAAATTTTAAAAGACGATAACGAAACTTTTGAGGACTAAAAGAAAGCAAGGGATAAATAAAAATGTTTGTCCCTTACTTTTTATTTTCAAATGTTAAATTTAACGTAACCGTACTCCCCTTTTAGTACCACAACTTTCGAAGCCCTCACATTAAGGGGTACCTTGAAGGCAAATACACATTTTTAGTACCACACAAAAATCACTCCTCGTATTAAGGGCATACCTAGATATCCCACAACCACATACATGCTCACATAACACACAAAGAAGCCAGGGATGTTAGGTCTCTGGCAACTAATTAAAGTATAGCACGAATTAAATCCTTAGTCCTATCTTTCCCAAGAACTCCTCGAACCTTACCACCTTTCTTCTCATAAAAGAAAACATAATACTGTTGAAGATTCCTTAACCACCCTCTCTTAACTTCACCATACCCATCAAAATACCTTTCTATACAATTCATATCCAATTGGGTAATCCATATCTGATACCAAATCCGATTATCCTCTTGGCATTTAAGAATCCTCTTTTCATTATCATCCCTAATTGTTTCAACCTTCACCATCTTAATAATCCTCCCTCACTGATTTTAACCTACTGGTAATATCTATTCTCCCAGTAACCTTTAACACCCTACTATTTTTTCTCTTTAGGTATAAATATCTTAAATAATCTTCTGCCCTTTCAATTGCCTTATCCTTATCAAGGAAGGTTTCTATATTACTCGAATACTTATCTCTAAGTGTAAGCCAAAACACCAATCCCAGGAAGGAATACCTAATCTTAATGAAGTACCTTCCTCTGCTTGTATGGTAGTAAATCTGATACTGATACTTTCTCATAATTCTTTATATTGATTATATAATATCATAGACTTCGGATTATCCCTCTGGTAGATTACAATATCAAAGTTCTTTCTATAAACCAAAAACTTATAAAGATATGGAAGAAACATTATTCAAACTAGCACGTGCAATTACAGATACAGGTACAGATACTGTATCTTCAGAGGGTGGTACTATAACCTACCGTATCACTTCCCTTAAAAGGAAACTAGTAAATGGCAAAGTAGCTTCAACCTCTACACCCTCTTGTACTTTGGGCTCAGCCTCCGTAAGTTGGGCTATTTGGGGAGGAGTTACCGTTGGAGATGGTTACTTAGATGTAAAAATTAACTATTCAAAAAATACTGGGTCCTCAAGGTCTACTACTCTGACATTTACCCAAAATTGGTCTAATAACAAAATCAATCTCACAGTAACTCAGAAGCCACAAGGGGCTTCAACATTCACTCTCTCTGGATTGCCCACAGGTACAGGCTACTATCTCTTTGGCAGGGGAGCTAGGCCACAGAATACATCATCTTCAGGTCAGAAGTATATACAAGGTCTCTCAGCAACTGGTACTACTACTATGAGGATTCCATTCTATGCCAATGACTCAGAACCTGGTTCTCTAATAGAATGTACTACTGGAGATACAGTATCTGTATATACTAAATCAGGTGCTACCTGGATATCAAAGAGGTCATTTATAGTACCAAGTGCAGGAGGAACAGTATCAATCTAAAAACATTATACATTATGGAAAATAAAGTTCTTAAATTAGGGATGGGGGGGGATCCACCAAAGATGTATATGCAGAAATAAGACAGGGTAACTCTGAGAGATGGACAATACAATCTCAAAAGAGTAAGTATGTAAATGGCAAATTGTCCGGGGTTATTGAAGTTGGTTATTCTGCTAGCATCAATACCCCGGACTATGTTCTGGAGGAAGACAAGAGTAACAATAGTATTCAGATTACTGCACAAAATGACGGTACTTCTGGGCTTTGTGTACTTACACAAAATGAATCTGGTAATAAAATAAATCTTAAGATTACTACTCCCGAAGAAAAAGAATACTGGGAAATACGTTTTAATCCTATAACCATCAATGGAGTAGACACAAATGCTTTTTTTTATATTACCACCAATATTAGTGACGAAAATGGATCTATGGCTGATGGTAACAGATATAAGAATTGGATAGTAAATCAAAATAGATATGCTATTAATGTCTATATTGCTAGTATATACTCCGTAAATTCCGACATGCTATCTTGGTCCTGCCTCGATAAGAATGGTAATGCTTTTAGTCCTAACTACGATTTACCAAGTAATTCATACTTTACAACAAAAACAACTGGATTGGGTTCCTATACTCTTACAAAAGTTTCAACTCCCCCTGTTAGCAATGATACTCCTATACTCTCCAGTAGGTTTAACCCCACTAAAAAATATCCATTAGATTTGAATTTTTATTGGGCAAGTCAAAAGCCAACTTAATACGGGTATTAAGATAATATCCCAATTATAAAAGCAATTACCCAGAATATAAGAGCCAGTGTATATGCAACAGAATATCTATGCCAGGGATACCAGCAGGTAATATAAGAATCTATTTTTAGTATTTCTGGATGTTCTTCCTCGTATTTTTTATCCTCTTCTCTAGAACTGTATTTATGAAATACATAGAAAGGTAAGAATACGAGGAAGATTATTAGAGCAACTGGGAACAAGAGTAGGAGAAGAATCTCCCACCCTTGCATTGATGACCCAGCATAATTACCATCTCTGTCAAAAAAGTATCTCATAGTAATCTATATTTTAGGTATTTGATTAATAAGTAAATCGGGAATAGAGGTAATACTATCCATACCGATATGAATAGAATAAGAGAGTGTATTTTGTGAGTATAGGGTAAATAATCCAAGCAAGCCCTTACAAAAAATACCGTGAATGGCAAACATACCAAGTAAATTATCGCTAATACCGTAGTCATCATTGTTCTTTGAAGTATTTGTTAATAATCTTGGTAAGCTTCTTATCAAATTCAATCATCATATCGAAAGCTTTCGAATCTTTCATACTTCTCATCTCCTTATCAAGTAATTCTAGGTTTCTCTTAATCGAGAAATAAGCCTTATATGCAAGGAATATTCTTTCATTCTCTTCCGTAATAGGAAGAACTTCCCCCTTTTGCCCATCCAATCTTGGATATGTATTATCTGGACCGAGAGTTCTTGCAACTTTTACCCGGTTACTAAGCATTGCAAATCCACCTTTCTTATCAATAGATTCTACTGTTACTTTCTCTGTGATGGGTCTTCCTGATAATACGAAGATAACTTCATCACCTTCTTTGAGCTTTTTGATTTCTTTCTTTTCTTTTTTCATATCTATTTTATTTAGAAATTTTCTTTATGCAAATATACGAAATTATTCTTTGTTTATTGCATTATCTATTTTATTTTTAATAAATTCATAGGCATTACCCCGGTAATCCTCTAGCATTTTGTATTCCTGTGGAGATAGAAATATTCCGTTTACTTTAAAAGCATCTCTTAGATGTTCTGGTATAGTGCCTTGATGAGTGATGTTATTATAACGGATGATGAAAAGTTTCTCTTGGTCTTCATCAATAACTCCCAGAGTGTTTACTGGTTGGAGTTTAGTTTGGTAAATACCACCAAAAGCCGAGGGCACCATTAAAATACTTCCCGGTACTCTAGTTATCCAATGAGAATAATCGGGAGTAATTACGGCAATTTTCTTCTCTTTTTCAAGTTCTTTATCATAAGCTAATCGATTAAACCAAAAAGCACATTTAAAACAAACTTGTTTTCTTGCCATAAGTTGGGGAATCTCTCTAGTTTCATCGAATTCCTCTAAATTAATTGGTTTGCCACATATCTGGCATTCATTTTTCTTGCCCATATTGCATTATTTTATAAGTTATATATGATAATAGAACCTCGAAACATCCTAAAAATGGGTTATAAGCAATACTTTTGTTACTAAAATTGAACCATTAAAACTGATAAGTTATGGATAAACTAACAAATGAAATGATTAAAGACCTTGCTATTCGCTTAGGTCTAGAACCTGCTCTATTGAAGGCTGTTCAATTGGTAGAAGCAGCAGGTAGAGATGGGTTTTTAGCTGATGGTAGGCCTCAAATTCTCTTTGAGGGTCACATTATGTACAAAGAAGTACATAAGAAATTCCCTGACAGAGATTTAGCTTACCTTTGTAAGAGATATTCTACGATTTTCTTCCCTAAATGGGATAAATCGAAGTACTTGGGAGGTGTACACGAGTACAAAAGACTCGAATTAGCCAAAGAAATTGACGAAGAATGTGCATTGAAGTCTGCAAGTTGGGGAATGTTCCAGATTTGTGGGTTCAATCACAACCTCTGTGAATGTAAAGATGTCTTCGAATTCGTTCATAAGATGTCGGAATCTCATGCAAATCAACTAGAACTCATGTATTATTTCATGAAAAACTCTGGTTGTTTGAGTAATCTCAAAGAAAAGGACTGGGCTGGCTTTGCCAGAAAATACAATGGTCCTGGATATGCCCAGAATGCCTACGACCAAAAACTAAGAAATGCTTACGAAAACTTCAAAGATAAATTATGAAAAGATGTCACTTTAACAGCTGGGTAGCAAAGGTATTCCTTTTCCCCAGTTACAAAGCAATTACTCTGGTGTATAACTCGTTCTTCAAACACAAAATAGAAGAGTGTAAACCTGATGATATCAATCATGAGTGTATTCATCAGATACAGCAGATTGAGTGTAGTATAGCGGGTTTGATACTCGGTATCATACTCTGGTTATCCTTTGATATATCCTTCTGGTGGGTAGTGGCCCTGGTTTTTGGATTCTTCTATCTCTGGTATATTATCGAATACATAATCATCAGGTGCTTTGCCAAGTGGGATAAACAGAATGAAAGGTATCATGATGTAAGTTTCGAAGAAGAAGCTCACAACAATGATAAGAATCTGAGTTATTTGGAAGACCGTAAGCCATTTGCTTGGATTAAGTACATTAAATTGAGAAGCTACAAGAAATGAAAAAATTAAAAGTATTAGGGGTGTCTGCTGGTGCAGGCATCCTTTTGTTCCCTTTTAGAAAGAATTTGATAGCTAATATAGAAACTCGAGGAGTATTTTATACTAAAGGCTTAGAGCAGTGGAAATTGAACTTTGGTGGTATACCCTATTATAAAGATGAAACCCTCCCAGATTGTAAGCCAGACATTATACTTTCAAGTCCAGACTGTGGAGCATCTTCTATTATGAGGCTTTCAAAAGTAAAAGAATTGGGCAATCCCCAAGAGAATAAATCCCTGAATCTAGTAATTCAATCAATCTTACATTATAAACCTAAGATATTTCTTATTGAAAACTTACCTCGTTTGCTATCTTTGCTCCCAAAAGAATATCTTCAAAAAACTCTTGAAGACTATAAACTTATTTTTCACGAAAGAAGCGTTTCTGACTACGGTAACTCACAGTTATCACGAAAGAGATTACTTATCATTGGAGTACATAGAAAAACTGGTAAGAAATATTTGAATGCTTTTGATGAAGTATTTCAAGTAAAAAACCCAACAATTACTAGAAATCTACTTAAACCACTCACATTCTCTCAGGAAAATAATACTAACCAGATTCCGTTTATGAGTAAAACTCTGGCAATGTATGACTATCGGAAGCTTCCTGAAAAGAAGAATCTTACAGTAGCAAAGATACATAGACTCTGGGTTAGAGATTTTAAAGATGAAAAGAAGTGGCCTATCAAAACTGCAAAGATGAGTACTCTCCCAGGAGTATATCGATTGGAGTATGATAAACCACCATTAACTCTCAGACCTGCAGATAGGCAATTCAGACCCGATGGATACCCCTTGGGAATCGAAGACTTCAAGGCAATTATGGGATTCCCTGATAAATTCGAAATTTACCTTCACAAGAATGGTGATACCTTCGAAGGTGATTTTAAGGATTACCATTACTGGCTTAACAAGGCAAGGTATACAATTGCCAAAGGGGCAGTAGGGGAAATAGGTATTTGGTTCAAAAAATGCCTCAAAAAGGCAAATACCAAGAAACCATGAGTTTCAGCTTTATATATAAAGTCTTATATATAAGTTTCTGGGGTGCCTTGAAATATATAGATATATAATATACTACGTATATATATCTATATATTTATCTGCGTATATATAGCTATTCATATATCATATCGTAAGTAGTATATTTGGATATTATCTCACTTCGTTCGATAAAGGTAATCGCTAAGCGATTACCGAATAGATAGTATCATTAAAGCGTGCGAACTTCCTAAAATTTTTGAACATGAAGAATTTAAAGAAGGCCTTGTTTATTGTACTTCTAGGATTTACTATTTACCTTTGCTTCAGGAATTACAAACTTTCTCGAGAGGTTGATTCCTTAGAACTAGCGGTCAATGAAATCCCAGATACAGTATACACAGAGAAACCCTTCAAACCAGAGAAGAAGTACTCAGAAAAAATTGAACCAGGTAAAATCTTAGTTCATGATAATAAGCAGCCAACTCTCTTTCCTGATTCCATGCTAAGGCAGCCAGTTATCAGTAACCAAGATTCCCTGGTTCAAATTGTTTTGAAGAAAGATAAGTTGAACTTAAGTCTGTTCAATAAGGAGACTAACACTTATTCAACTAGACTATTCCCAATCGACTTAGATAAGTACAACTACAACTGGTATGAAGGTCAATTAACTCGAAAGAAAGTTGCAAGGTTATCACTTAGTCCATACGTTTATGGCAAATACAGACCTTTCAATAATCTCTTCGATATGGGAGCTGGTCTTTCAATCAAGACTAAGAGATTTAATTACAAATTCGGAGTCAATACCTTTTACTATCCGAAGATAAAATCAGGGATGGGTACTGACATCGAATTTCAAATAACATATAACTTTTAAGTAATGGCAAAGACTATCTCAGAAACTAGAACTACATTAACTCGGGAGGAGCTATCAAACCTATCCCGAGTTTCTAGTGATGTTTTCTTTTTTAGCCTTTTTTGCTATGTGATACATCCAGTAAGAGGAAAGGTAAGATTTGATTTATACCCATTTCAGAAATCAGTTCTCTACAATTTCATTGCCCAACGATTCAATATCATTCTCAAGTTCCGTCAGGCAGGAATTACAGAACTTATTTCAATGTACTGTCTTTGGTTGGCGATGTACCATCCCAACAAAAAGATAAACATTATCTCTATCAAAGACACAACTGCTAAGAAGGTGCTTAAGAAGATTAAGTTCATGTACAAGAATCTTCCATGGTACCTTCAAACTCCCATAATCAATGGTAGAGCTGGAGAATACGGTTCTGCTTCCATGATAGAATTTGATAATGGGTCATTTATTGAATCAATTCCGACATCATCCGAAGCCGGTCGTTCGGAATCCCTTTCTCTTCTGGTAATTGACGAGGCAGCAGTAGTAAGATGGGCTGCTCAAATTTGGGCTGCTGCATTCCCTACTCTTTCCACTGGTGGAGCTGCCATCGTCAATTCCACTCCCTATGGAGTTGGTAATTTCTATCACTCAACTTGGGTAGATGCCATTGCAGGAGGTAATCCTTTTAACCCAATTCGATTATACTGGCAAATGCACCCAGAACGAGATATCAATTGGTATAACCAAATGTCTTCTGCTTTGGGAGCAAAACGAACTGCACAAGAAATTGATGGTGACTTCTTATCATCTGGTAATACAGTCTTCGACTTAGCCGATATTAAAGCTATCGAAGACTGCCTTAGTGATTACCCAGTTATTAAGAAGAGATTTAATGGTCAATACCGACAATTCTGTGAACCCGAATCAGATAAAGAATATTTCATTGGTGCAGACGTTTCAACTGGTAGAGCTTCTGACTACTCTTCATTTACTTGTATGGATAAGCTAGGAGAAGAACAAGTAGTATATAAGGGAAGAATGGCAGTGGGAGCTTATGCTAAGTTACTTGGTGATACTGGGAAGTTGTTTAACTGGGCAGTAATAGCTCCAGAATCCAATGACGTTGGTTTATCAGTAACTTCTAAGCTTCAAGACGAAGGCTACCCTAACCTTTACTACTACCAGAAGATGCTGAAGAAAAAAGGTAAAAGTAGACCTGAAATGGATAAATCCCCTGGTTGGTTAACCACCCAAAAGAATCGTTCAGTGATAATAGAAAACTTGGAAGAAGATATTCGATTAGATCACGTAATCATTAAGGACCCATTCTTTGTACAAGAAGCTTATACCTTCATTTATGATGGTTTAGGTAGACCTGTTGCAATGGGTAAACATAGGGCTAACAATTCAGCTGTAGATGTAGACCTTGAAGGAGATGTATATGCCGATGATGATATCTTTGGAAAAGCAATATGTAATCACATAAGGAAAGGAAAAACTAACGTAATCGTACAACCAAGATGAAAAAGTACTTCAATTTTAGTTGGGGTTGGGGACGTAAGAAGGACCCTCCCAAGAATGGTACATCCTCTAATAAAGAGGAAAAGCCTGCCACATCGATTTCGCCTGGTAGGGTTTCAGTTGACGATGATAGCGATAACTTAATTACATCATTACAAGGGTTGACTAAATTAGTTGAACCCTCTTTTCGTGTTGATGTGATACCTTTAATTCGGGATTTATATAAGGTAAATCCTGATATGGGCATTGCATTGCAAGATATGTTTAAGTTAGCTAACACCAGTCATACAGTAACTTTCCCTAATAATACCGATGAAGAGGCTTCAAAGATGAGAGAACATCTTAAGAAAGCCACCAAGGGATGGACCAGATATACTGCTGGTATAGATGGTTTAGTTAATAAAATGATTGTTCAACTTCTTGTAAGTGGGGCAATATCCGTAGAAGGAGTACCAAATGATAAGCTTGATGGTTTGGCTACTGTATTATTCCTTAAGCCAGAACACATCAAGTTTAAACGTGAATTAAATGGGGTGTATGCTCCTTACCAAAAGAATATGAATTTCTTTGTTAAGCAACAAGATTACATTAAGCTTAACCCAGAAACCTATTTCTATGTTGGTATGTTCAATGATACCGATGAACCTTATGGAGTTCCTCCATTTATGCCTGCATTGGATTCTCTCAAAGGACAAAATGATATGAAGATTAACTTCAAACATATCATGGAGATTTGTGGTATGGTTGGTTTCTTAGAAGCTAAGATGCAGAAATCTCCACAAAGACCAAATGAGAGTATAAAAGCTTATGAATCCCGATTATACCATGAACTTAATATCCTTAAACGTAATGTTAAAGAGGGTATGAAGGATGGAGTAGTTGCTGGTTACATAGATGACCATGAATTCAAACTTAACTCTACTACTAAGGAACTCGGTAATATCGAGAAGCCTTGGAATATGAACCAACAATCTGTAGCAAATGGGTTGGGAGTTAATGGCTCTATCATTGGGGTATCATCTACTACTGGTGAAGGTGCAACGGGTATAATGCTGTCTAAGATGATTAGCCAGTTAAAAAATATCCAAATGCTTGTAGCTTATGTATTGGACCGACTTTATTCTCTAGAACTGCGTTTGGCAGGCTTTAATAATAAGGGGATGAAGATTGATTGGGGAACTTCTACAGTTTCTGATGAAGTTAAAATCCAACAAGGTCTTCAGTATAAGATACAGAACCTTGACTTATTGTATAAGGCTGGTATCATTAGTCAAGAGCAATATGCTTGGGCAATGGGTTATGATTCTCCTGATGAGAAAGAACCAAGAGTTTCACTTGAGGACCAATTTGCTAAGGGAGGTAATATAGACCCCCAAGAAGGAACTAAGAAGAAACAAAGGCAAGATGATAAAAACCAATCTGCTCGTAGGTCAAGAGATAAGAATAACCCGGCTCCTTCTCGAGGAGACCAAAATACTAAAGCAAGATGAGTAAATTTACAAAGAAAAACAAAGAGCATCTTGATTCTATGGTGATAGGTCAAGGCCATACCATTATGGCTGGGTATATCCCAGAAGCAGTGGGAGCCCAGACTTTCTCCGAGAATTATTACAAATGGAAGAATCCTACACCGGACACCATTGCTCAATTTGGATTTTGGGGAGGGGATATAGATTATAATACCTATTACCCTAACCTGGATAAATCGGAATTAACTCCAAAGGATGAAGAGTTTATCGAACCTATGTTCCGATTACTTTCAGAAACGATTGTATCTAAGAATTGGAACCCGACAGACTTTGGTCAGAATGGAGTACTAAAGGCTTCTATGAAGATGTTGCTTGGTCAAACAGTAAACTGTGACCATGAAACCAACATCGGTAATGCTATTGGTGCTGTATCACAAGTAATGTGGCAGGAATCCTATAAAGACGGTAGCTTTACTATACCCGCTGGTATCAACGGTATTCTGAAAATCGATGGTAAGGCAAACCCAAGAATTGCTAGAGGCATCCTTATGGAACCTCCTTCAATTCATAGTAATTCAGTTACTGTACAATTTAAGTGGGATAAATCCCATCCCCAAATGGAAGATAACGAATTTTATCAGAAACTGGGTACTTATGACTCTAAGGGAGTTATGGTACGTAGAATTGTTACTGAAATTGTTCGTTACCTTGAGACCTCACTAGTTTCACATGGTGCTGATTCATTTGCCCAGAAAATTGGTTCGGATGGTAAAATTATTAACCCAACCTTTGCCAAAAGAACTTGGGCATCTTATGAAGAATACAGAGATGATAAATCGAAGCAATACTTCTTTACTGATTATAAATCAGATTTAACATCATATCAAGAAAAGAACGATACTCAGGGTTCTTTTAATGATAATGATGCCAATGATAATCATTCAAATAAAGATAACATGAACGAATTACAAAAATTTCTTGAAAGCCTTTTTGGGGATAACATGCTTACCCTGGAAGAAGGTAAAGAGATGAATCAGGAAAATGTAATTGCCTGCATTCAGACTTTGGTATCATCCAGAAACGAATTGCAAACTTCGGTAGATAATCTTACTACAGAGAAAACTTCTCTTACGGAACAGATTACCAACTTGAATGCCGAAGTAGCTAACTTGAAGGAAATGGCAACCGTAGGAAAGAATCATATTGCTTCTCTACGTGAAAATGCCGTAGAAACCTACAAGAAGTTGATGGGTGATAAGGTAGATGAGACAATCGTTACGATGCTCAATGCCGAGACTACTGGTATTACTACTCTTATTTCCTTGACCAAGGATTACCAAGCTCGCTTGGAAGAGAAGTTCCCTCTCACTTGCTCAAAATGTGGTTCTAAGGACGTCAACCGTGCTTCCTCAATTGCTGAGGATGATACCGAGGGTAAAACTGGAACCCAGGGTACTGATACCCAACGGAATTCAGAATCTCCGAGTACTAAGAATGTAATCGATAACTTGTATCGAAACAAAATCAAATAACTAATATAAATAATCCGCGTTATGGAAAAAACTAAAATCGTAAACGACCCTCAGCAACTTACTCTCTTTGGGGAAAGAACCCCGAGAGCGGTGATTTACAAAAGTGAGTCACACAAATTGCACCAGGCTTTCAATGTTAAAGCTGGAGAGAAAATCGTACAGGGTATGCCAGTGGCTTTGAATGAAGAAGGTTTGATTTACCCTTGCACTGATACAGCTACTCAAGTTTATTTGGGTGTAGCAGTAACGGATAACGTTAACCCTGCTTATCAACCTCAAAGAAATTTCCCGGTAGAGGTAACAGTAGCTATGGAAGGTTACATGATTTGTAACTGGGTATCAAACGAAAATATCGAAGCTGGCTATGTAACTCCCGATGGAGAATTGCTTAACGATAGATTCGTAAAAGCTAACCAAGCAACTTCAACCCAGTTCATTGCCCTTAATCCAGCAGAAGAGGCAAATGAGGTAATTCAAGTACTCATCAAATAAGAGAAAAGAAGTTATGGAAAATAAAATAGATATTACAAAGTTGAAGGCTCAGGATTTTATGAATGAGCTGCCGGAAATGGTAAGAAGCTTGGAAGCTGTTCGTTCCGGTTCACAGGACAAGAAGCCTGTAGAGGTAACTTTTGGAGAATTGGTTACCGGTAAATGGGGTATTTCAGAAGATGAACTTTTTGAAAAGATGGGCATCAATCCAAAAGTGGACACGATGCAGAACATCTTTACAATGCCCCAACAGAATATTCGTTGGATTGTTCCGGAAATCATCCGTGCTGCTATCACATTGGGTATGCGCCAGGCTCCGTTCTATCCAAATATCATTGCATCTGACCAACCAATCAATGGTTTACAAGCAATCATGCCGATGGTTAACATGTCGGATGCTGCCCCTGCAAAGGTTAATGAGGCAGAAACTATCCCATTGGGTGATGTTAGCTTCGGACAGAAATCAGTTAGCCTCTTCAAAATCGGAAAAGGTTTCAAACTTACTGATGAAGTTCGTAACTATGTTTCGCTCGATGTCTTGGGAATCTACCTTCGTGATTTTGGCGTTCAGTTGGGTTATGCTCTGGATACTCTGGCTATGGACGTTGCTATCAATGGTAACAACCCTGATGGCTCTGAGTCTGCCCCGGTAATCGGTGTATACGAAACAACTAACGGTATCACTTACAAAGACCTTCTGCATATTTGGGTACGTGCTGCTCGTATGGGACGTAACTTCCAAACTATGATTGGTGGTGAAGACCAGGCAATCGAAATGCTGAACTTGCCGGAATTCAAGGATCGTCACTCTGGTACTACAGAAGCTACTCTGAATGTTAAGTCTCCTGTTCCCAAGAATGCTGATTTCTACATTCACCCGGGTACACCAGACCAACAGTTGCTGTTGATTGATACATCTGCTGCCTTGATTAAGCTTACTGCTCGTCAGTTGATGCTTGAATCTGAAAGAATCGTTTCTAACCAGACTCAGGCCATCTATGCAAGCTTGACTACTGGCTTCTCTAAGATGTACCAGGATGCAACTCTGTTGCTGGCTGCTGACAAGAAGTTCTCAGAATTCGGCTTCCCAGAGTTCATGAACGTAGACCCATATTTGATGGTTAACCTAGAATAATAAGGGACGTCCGGTTTCATCTATATAAATTCCCTGAGAGGGTAGGTAACTAAAAAAAAAGACCTATCCTCTCTTTAATCATTTTTAAATCTTAGGAAATATGGCTAAAGATAAATATACAGTAACTGTGGGACCAAGAGCTTACAGTTTTCATGACCAATCAACTGGTATTACCGTTTGTAGAGGAGAAGACAAGGAACTCTCTCGTCGTCAATTCCGTGCACCAAAGATTCAGAAGGCAATTGCCTCTGGCCATCTGATTATCATTGCTGATAAATCAGAAATCGAAAAGTATTCAGAGGCCGACATCGAAAAGTTGGATAAGAGACTGAATGCTCAGTTCAAGAAAGGCATGACTCTTGAAAAACTTGCAAAGGGCTATTCCCTGGAAGAACTGAAACTGGTAGCAGGTCTTCATGAAATCGTTGCCGAGAAAGATGATACAGTAGAAACAATTCTTCAGGCTTTGCTGGAAGAATTCGAATCCTCTTCTAAAGGGTAATCTATGAAAATTACATAAGACAGACTAATATGAATAACAATCTGGACTTTTTGTACGTTACGTCAGGTCTGGAAGTTTCATTCAGAGTCATATCCAAAGTCCCGGCCAAATCTATTTTTGACTGGGACTTTGGCGATGATAAGGGAGAGGTTTTCAATGGTGGAAGACATGTTTCCTATTCTTATGAAACTCCCGGTTTCTATACCGTAACATTACATGTAACTAACTCTAGCGGTTTAGATATCACCGTAGATAAGACTCTGGTAGTTTGTGATTATGGGCATACGGCATTAGCCGATACAATATATAACTTAATCGACCATTATATCCCTTCAGAAATATCCGATGGGATGACCAGGGAAGAGAAATCTATTTACATCACTAAGTGGCAATATTACATTGGACCTCTAGTAAACCATACAATTGCACCAGATAAGTATACGGATGAATTATGGTATGAAGCACTAGAAAACCAATTAATAATGGAATTGGCTGCCTGGGATTTTCTCAATGTGAAGATACTTAATCTATTAACGAGTACTTCCGAATACTTAAGTCAATTAACTTCTACCAAAGAACAAACTGGTGATGGTACTTCTAAACCCGAACTTGCCCGAGGTGATAGGATAAAACAAATCACTACTGGGCCTACTGAAGTGCAATATTATGATACCTTGGCAGATGCTACAAGTTCCCTATGGAAAACACTTTCTCAAGCAATGCAACCAGGTGGATTAATAGATGAATTAAGGAAGAACCTTTGTATGTTAGCTTCACGATTGGAAATCTACTTACCGTTCTGTGATGAAGTATTTAGAACCGTAGTCCCAAAAGTAGTTAACAGAAGGCAACCTGGAGTATTAGATGGACCCAACCCAAGTGCTCCAGTAAAAGGTGGTAAGAAATCAATCTTAACTAAGTTATGACAAAAGAACCCTGGAGAATGGTAAAGAACCGCTCTTGGGATAGATACAAGAAAATTATCACTGACTTCTTAGATTGGGATGCTGGTAGGCAATCCATAACCTGGGCCAAACATGTTAATCAGCTTCTCAGTCATGCCGAAGACAGTATACCTAAATATTATAACATCCAAATCGAGGCATTATGTTACTACAATGCTTTCAGAAACTGGCCTATCAATAAGGCAACTATTTCAGGAGAATTGGATGATGAAAACTTATCAATACTAATTTCTAAATCTTATATAGAACAAATCGGTTATCTTACACCGGAAGGTTATTGGGATTTTAATTGGGAACAAGATAGGTTTGTAATTAATGGTATAACGTATAAGCCTTCTGGAGATACTCAGACTGCTCAGGCAAAGGATGAGGCTTTAGTTTTCATGGTTATCCTAAAGAGAGACCGAGATACCAAAGTTGAATTTGTAGAATAAAAATAAAGTATATGGCAAAGATGTTAGTACTGAGGTGGACACCAATTACTACAAACAGTGGAATTTGGTTTGATAGTAATCTGGTTATCCTCAATGGTACCTCTGGAGTTCATATTGAAATGAAAGGTAATGGCAATGATGTAACGGCATTTCAATCGATGACCGGAAACAAATTTGTCACCTGCTTTCAAGATTACTTCGGTGATATCTGGGATAAAATAATACCTCATCCTGGTATAGGCCAGGTAATGAAATTCCGTGTAAATAAGCTTCCCGATTATGCTTGTATTCGGGGAGATATAGAAGACGGTGGAGATGTAGATCCAGAAAATCCGAATATACCAATGAATGCCTTCTGTGGTTCAGAGGGAGAATCATTCAGGGATATAGATTCGGAATTCTTACTGGGTCGTCAACGTTCAGTAATTAATCCTTAAATTTTATAAATATGTATGTAAGTAAATATTACACCTGCGAAGAGATTGACCAGCGGTTGTTACAGGGTTACTATGATGACTTTGTTCGTGCTGGCTTTGGGGGAACTATAAATGAGTTCTGGGCCTTCGTACTTTCTATCAAGAATAAGGTAGATAAGAAAGAAGGATACGACTTATCGAAAAATGATTTTACCGATGAGTTGAAGGCTAAACTTGAGGGCATCGAAGAACATGCAAATTATATCACTAAGGTATCTCAGCTTGAAAATGACTTAAAGTATCAAACTGAGGAAGAAGTTAAACAGATGATTAGTGATTTGGTTGATGGTGCAGATGATGCTCTTGATACTCTTAAAGAGTTAGCAGAAGCTTTGGGTAATGACCCCAACTTTGCAACTACTATCACTAATAAATTAACCGACCTTCGTACTGCCTTAACTGAAGAGGTTAATCGGGCTAAGGAAGCTGAAGCTGCCTTGGGTGCTGCAGTAGCCGCAGTTCAGGATAACCTCGAATATGGGTTAGACCAAATCAATAAGAAGATTGATACGGTTAAGGCAGACTTAAAAGCTGAAATCGACAGAGTTGAGAAGAAGGTAGATAAGAATGCCGAAGACATCAAAGACCTTGAAGATAAGGTAAATCAAGGTAATGGTGAACTTGAGAAGGAACTCAAGGATCTTATCCAAAAGGAAAAAGATGAACGTATTGCTGCCGATAATGAGATTAAGGAAAGTGTAAATGACCTTAAAACTCTCCATATCAATGATAAGGCATCCCTTGAGTCAAAGATTGCAGAAGAAACTGCAAATCGTACTAACGCAGATACTGTACTGGATTCTAAGATTAACGAAGAAATCACTAATCGCCAGGCAGATACTTTAGCTCTTCAAGGTAAAATTGACCAAGAGAAGGTAGACCGTCATTCTGAGGACCAAGTTCTTCACAATGAAATCTCTAAAGAGGTAACAGACCGTACCAATGCAGATAATGCTCTTCAAGGTAATATTGATAAAGAAGTTCAGGCCCGTACTGTTGCAGACCAAGTATTACAGAACAATATCGATTCAGAGGCTACTACTCGTGCTGCTCAGGATTTAGTTCTTGAACACAAAATCGAAGATGTAAAAGAGCAGGGTGTAGAAGACAAGGATCAATTGCTTAATGCTATTGCTGCCGAGGCTGCTGCTAGAGAAAAAGGTGATAAAGATCTTGATACTAAGAAAGTAGATAAACGTGAAGGCTATTCTTTGACTAAGAATGACTTTACCGATATACTCAAAGCTAAACTTGATGGAATTGAGGAAAAGGCAAATTATATTACGCATCTTTCTCAGCTTATCAACGATTCTGGTTTCCAAACTGAGGAAGAGGTAAATGCAGCTATCCAAAAGATTATTGGTTCTGCTCCAGAAGTACTTGATACTCTTAAGGAAATTGCTGATGCCCTTGGAAATGACCCCAACTTTGCTGCTACCATTACCAAGAAATTGGCTGCAATCACAGAACAGGTTAACCAAGAAATCGAAGACCGAATTGCGGGTGATGAGGCAAACAGTGCTGAGGTAGCTGCTGAAGTTCAAGCTCGTAAGGATGCTGATACAGCTCTTGAAACTAAACTGAAAGAATATGTAGACAATAAGTCTGCTATTGGTGATGCTGCTCTTGGAGTTGTAAAAGACAATCTTAACAAGGAAATCCAAGACCGTAAAGATGCAGATGCCGCAATTCAATCTAGCTTGGATAAAGAGATTGCCGAAAGAAAGACTGCAGATGAAGCCTATACTCAAAGTCTGGCTAACGTTAACCAACGTATTTCAGACTTGGCATTGGGTATGCAAGAGTCTATCAATACATTGCGTAATGAGCTTACTGAGCAGGTAAATGCAAATACTACTGCTATTGCCACTAACCAACATAGTATTGAAAGAAATTCAGAGGCAATCACAAACTTAACTAAGACTGTAGGTGATAACTACAAGGAAGTTAAGGATATGATTAACGAAGAAATCATTGATCGTACTAATGCTGATAGTGCCTTGAGTTCTCGTATCGATACTCTCAATATCGACCTTAATACTGAGAGTGTAGAAAGAAAGGCTGCCGACCAAGTTCTCCAGGTTAACTTAGATAAAGAAGTAGCAGACCGTACTGCAGCTGATAAAGCTTTGAGTACTGAGTTTACTGCTAAGTTGGATAATACCAAACAAGCTTTGGAATCCGAAGTAGGTAATATTAACACTAAGCTTGAACAAGAAAAGGAAAATCGTATTGCTGGTGATAATGCTTTGGGAGTTCGTATTGATTCTCTAGAGGCAGGTAATACCGATGCTATGAATGAACTAAAAGCAAAGGTAAATGCCAACACTACTGCTATTAATGCAGAGAAAGACCGAGCAATTGCCAAAGAGACTTCTCTTGAGGCCAAGATTGATACCAACCTTCAGAATCACAAGGATGATATGGCTGGTATTAATAAGGATATCCTTACCGAAAAGAATGACCGCTTAGCTGGAGATACTTTACTTCAAACCAATATCGATAAAGAATCAACTGAAAGAGCTAATCAAGATACTCTTATCAGTAATGCTGTTGCTCAGGAGAAAGCAGATAGAATTGCTGCAGACCAGGCAATGGACGATAAGAAGGTAGATAAGGTAGATGGCAAGGTACTTTCTTCAAATGATTTCACTGACTTGCTGTATGCCAAGTTGGATGGCATCGAAGAACATGCAAACTATATCACTAAGGTTTCTCAGTTATTAAACGATTCTGACTTTCAGAATGCAGAACAAGTAGAGGCTGCAATCCAAAAGATTATTGGTTCAGCCCCTGAAGTATTGGACACTTTGGCAGAGATTGCTAAGGCTCTCGGTGATGATCCCAACTTTGCAGCAACTATGACTGCTAAGCTTACAGAGTTGGAGAATAAGCTTGAAGCCGAAAAGAACTTACGAGAACAGGGAGATAATACTTTACAACAATCATTCACTAACCTGAGTAATACTCTTACTACTACGGTAAATGAGCTGAGAACTTTTGTAAGTGAAACTCGTACAGAGTTGTTAACTTCCCTGAATGCTACTAATGCTCTGGTAACTCAGAATACTGCTAATATCCAACGTAACCTGGAATTAATCCAGGGTATTCAGGATAATATCAATGGTAATTATACGGCCATTACGGATCTGTTAAATAACGAAATTGCTGCTCGTAAAGCTGAAGATATTCGGTTGGAAGCAAAGATTGATCAGAATACTTCTGACCTTAATACAGAGAGAGAGGAAAGAAAGGCCGCAGATAAAGTTCTCCAGGATAACATCGATGCAGAAGAAGCTGCCCGTATTGCTGCCGATACAGCTTTGGGTAAACGTATCGATAAAGAAATTCAGGACAGAACCGATGCTGATACTGCCTTAGATAATAAATTCACTAACATTACCGATGACCATGAAGAAAGATTGGAAGCTGAAGAAGGTACTTCCGATGCTTTGCCAGACACCATGGTTACCGATGTTAGTACTGTAACCCGAACAGATACTCAGCTTTCTTTCAAAGTAAAGACTTCAACCAAGGATAAGGCAAATAACCAATATGGTGAAGAAGTAGAAGCTACCAAGAATTTACTTCCGGTAACTCAAACTCTTGCTGGAGTTATGTCTGCAGCAGACAAGGTTAAGTTAGATGGGTTAGACCCAAATTCTTTAACTGATCTCTCTGCAGCTTCTGATGCTAATAAGGTAACAGTAACCGTAACTAAGGATAACGGTTTGAATGCTGATACTACCGAAACTTTCGATTTGCCTCAGGTATCGGCTACTAAGGCTGGTACGATGACTGCGAAAGATAAGGTAGAATTGGATAGAATCTCTACTGCTAACTTTGCCCTTGGTGCAGTAACTCCCAATGAAACTACTGTTGGCATAGCTGCTACTAAGACCGTAGTTGAAGATGGTACAGTAGAACAGAATCCTATTACATTGCCTGCCTCTACTACAGAGAAAGCTGGTGTACAAACTGCAGCAGATAAGAAGCTGTTTGATTCTATACCAGATAATATTATTATCTTATCTGGTGATAAACCAGTTGAGGTAGGTCAACAAAGCAGTCATGTTACTTTAACTCATAATTTCTCTTCTAAAAAAGAAGAGGGTATTTATACTCATGAGCCTGAAGATTATAAGACTACTTATATCCCAGCAGCTACTACAGAGAAAGCTGGTGTAATGACCGCCCAAGATAAAGTTAATCTGGATGAGACATTACCCAATGCTATTGCTCAAGAGGTTCAGGACCGTAAAGATGCTATCGAAGCTTTGGACGGTAAATCAGAAGCCGCTCTTGCTCAAGAAGTAGCTGATAGAAAAGCTGCAGATACTGCTTTAGATACCAAGTTTACTAAAGCTGTAAACGATGAAGCAACTGCTCGTACTTCTGCTGATACTGCATTGGGTGCAAGGATTGATAAGGAGATTGCCGATAGAACTGCGGCAGATACTACCCTTGAAACTAAGTTACAGAATAATATTAATACTCTAGAAGCTAAACATGATGCCTTTGTAGCAACTAAGGGTAAGGCTGATGGCTTTGCTCCATTGGATGGGAAGGGGTTAGTACCTGCTAAACATTTGCCTTCATATGTAGATGATGTACTTGAAGTATATGCTACCTATGATGTAAGCCCCACTGGAGGTCTTACTAATGTTCAATTGTATACGGATGCAGGTCACCAAACTCCCGTAGTTGGAGAATCTGGTAAGATTTATATAAATGTTGCCGATGGTGAACCTCCATACCAATTCCGTTGGTCAGGTACTAAATTCGTAGACAGTAATACTTCGTCTCTTATCATTGGGGAAATCGCAGGTACTGCTTTCGAAGGTAGTAGAGGTAAGCATCTTGAGGATGTGGTATCTAGCATGCCTAAAAATTTAATTAGTAAGGTTTCAATAGCTAACAAAAATAAGCGTAATGTTATTATCTTATGTAACTATTCTGCTACGGATGGTCAAGGGCATTACATTGATAAACCCGATGGGATGGTAATCCCTCTAACCCCAGCCACTACTCAAGAAGCTGGTCTGATGGATGCCGATAGTGTAATAAAGCTTAATCAAACCTTACCAGATGCTATTGAAGCTGAACAAGAGGCCCGTATTGCAAAAGATAATGCTCATGATACCTTTAATAGTTCTCTTCCAGGAATTATTCTTACTGGATTCACTCTTACCCATAATTCAACTAATGTAAGAGCTACTCTTAATAATAAAACTAAGAGTGCAGAGGGTAAGACTTATGAAGGTGCTACAGATTTAATTAGAGATATACTTGCAGCAACTAAGACTACTGCAGGTGTAATGACTGCAGCAGATAAGACTAACTTGGATAATACCGTACAGGGGTTGGCAAATGAGATTACCAATAGAACTAATGCCATCAATGCTCTTCGTACAGAATTGAAAACTTACGTTGACGATTTGATTGCCGATACTGGTTCAGATGTAACTGCCTTAGAAACTAAGGTAAATAATCACATTGCCAATAAATCTAATCCTCATACAGTTACTAAAACTCAGGTTGGATTGGGTAATGTTAATAATACTTCTGATGCTGATAAGCCAGTATCTACTGCTCAAGCTACTGCTATTGCTGATGCTAAGGCTGCAGGTACTACTGCTCAGACTTCTATCAATAGTCATGCAGGTAGAAAGGATAATCCTCATACAGTAACTAGAGCTCAATTGGGATTGGCAACTACTGACCAGGTAGTATTTGCTAAGACTACTGCTCCTTCCGGTTTCTGGAAAGAGTCTTCCGATGAAAGATTGAAATCTAACATCAAACCATTAACCCATACTTTGGAACAGATTTGCAGTATACCTACAGAATCCTTTATCATGGATGGTAAGGAAGATGAAGGTACCATTGCACAAGGTTTGGAAGCAGCAGGGTTTAACCATTATGTGGAAGAAGACCCAAGAACTAAGGATTCAGTTCCTAATCCTGAGGAATTCGAAACGGTTGTTATCGACGGTGAAGAATATGTATTGGTAAAACAAGTTAAGTACCATAAGATGTCTACTCTGGCAATCGAAGGTATTAAACTTCTTTACGAAGAGATTAAGGCTTTGAAGGCTGAAATCTCAGAACTCAGAAATCTTAAAGATGTAGATTAATATGGGAGAGATAGCAACATGGAGTGCTGTCAAAACTAAAGTAGGCCTTGGTAAGACAGGTAATGACTGCCCTACCAAGGCTGAATTGTTAGCACTCGCCTCTACAGGAACGGGGGAAAGTTACGTTGGCTTGGAAATCTCCAATGCTAGTTCCTATGGTAATAACGAAGCTGTTAAACTCGAAGATATTCATAAGGTAACTTATAAGTATACATTCACTTTGAGATACTCCAGTATAAGTTTTGATGCTTTAGGTAACCCCAGTAGTTCTAATTTTGGTTTTGAGTTTACCAGTACGAAGCAGAAATATTGGGATAATGTAGCTAATGGGTCTGCTGTTAGGGTTAATTACGTAATAAACAGTAAACCAAGTTGGATTACTAACTATAGTAAGCCGGCAGATGGAAAGCCTTGGAAAGCTTCAGAGAATCTAGACCTAACCTCAAGGTCTGGTAAGGGGTTGGCTACTCAATCTGAATCTGGTAAAACCGTGGAATTCACATTTACCCAGGCAGCAGCATCTCAAAGTTGGTCTCAAACATTCTCAGTGAATCCCACTTCTCTGTCTTTTGGGGCAACTGGAGGAACAAAAACATTTACTGTAACCTCTTATAAACAGGAATACCGAAATGGACATACCTATGGTAATCAAATTCCCTTAAGTTATACCAGGGCTAATACCGGAGTTACCGGTACTGGTACTTCAGTAACTATGGCAAATAATACTTCTACTTCGGCAAAGTCGGGTAGTGTAGTATTAACTCAGGCAGAAACCAATAAGAAACTAACTATCAGTTGTTCTCAATCTGCAGGTTATAGAACCTATAGTGAAATCACTGTAAGTGGAGGAAGTGTATCCGATATACCTGCAAGTGGAGGAAGTAGAAGTTCATTCTCAACTATGCCCTCATATTCTCAGACTTGGGGATGGAATGGTTCTACAACTGGAGGAGGCACAATTACAAGCGGTGCTAGCATTAGTTATGGTACTGCAGTTAGTGCAGGTTCTTTGGGAACTACTGCAAAGGCTAGAACAAGGGTAGGCTCCCTTACTTGTACTGTATCTCTGAATGGTAAATCGAAATCTATAACTCTCGATGTATACCAGGCAGAGAATAAAATTACCAGTACTACTGATGGTACACCAGTAATAAGCTTATCTGCAAGTTCATACTCTATCTCTAATTCAGGAGGTAGTGTTAATATTTATGCCAGTGTAAGTATACCTACTACCAACCATTGGAGTTCAGGGTCAACAAGTGCAGGTTCTTCGAAGAGTGCTACACCTACGGTTAGTGCAAGTGGTACTGGTTTTAGTTTGAATGCTGCTAAGACGGTACTTACTGCTACGGAGAACTTGGGTACTTCAAGTAGAAGCTGTGTAGTAACTGCATCCTATAGTGGGGCAACTACTAAGACAATCACAGTTACACAGAGTGCTGCTTCAGTATCTTATAAGTATTACTTGGCATTCACTTCCCCTACTGGTTCAAGAACTACCACTAGAACCGGATTGTCAGCTTTGGGAGGTAATAACTTTACAGTTGATGTAGCTTATTCTTTTAAGACTAAGGTAATAAATGGTTCTGAGGTAAGTACAAGATATCCCTTGGCTTTAACCGTAACTTCAAAACCAAGTTGGGTTACAAATGTAGCCATTACAACACTATCCAGTGATAATGGAACCTATAGGTTAACCTTAACCTTAACGGAGAACACCGTAGAATCAACAAGGTCAGGTACCATTAAATTAAGGCAAGCAGAAAACGATGATGAGGGTTGGGAGCTTACAGTCAACATAACTCAGAATGCTGCAACAATTACTTATGAATACGTATTTAATTTGGGGTAATAAAAATACAACACCATTCTGTATTTAATGTATAATTAACCTAAGTATTAATCTTTAAAATCTTACAATTATGGGAGTAGAAGTAAAAGGTGCCGGCGATGGCGTTGTAATCGCGGACAGAGGCTGTAACGATGGTTGCGGATATAGAGATCATTCCGGTTGGGCTCTGGATGGGGAGCCGTTGGTGGTGCATTGGTAGGTGGTGGTTTTGGTGCTGCCGCAGTTTCTGTATGGGACAAAATCAATGACACCAAGGCTGACATCCAGAAAGTAGAATCTACTGTTCAGGAAGCAAAAGCAGGTATCTACAAGGATAACTCTGATGCTGCCCGTGGGGTAACCCAAGAAATCGGTGGAGTAGCAAAAGATGTTGCTGGTGTTGGTAAAGAAATTCTTAACAACCGTTTCGCAACAGAAAGAGGTCTCTGCGATTTGGGCTACAAAACGAATTCGGATATCCATGATTCCCGTGACCAGATGGGAGCAGGATTCAATCGTGTTATGGACCGCCTCTGCAATATGGAGCATTATCAACAGAATTGCTGCTGCGAAACTAAAGGCTTGATTAAAGAAGTAAAATCAGACTTGGCTCTTCAGCTGGAACGTTGCTGCTGTGACATCAAGAATGGACAACAGGAAATCAAATGTCTCATTGAGAACACTGCAAAGGACCAGGAGATTGCCCGCCTTAATCGAGTAGTAGATGCTCAGAGAGACCAGAACATTATCAATCAAGTTGTGGCTGCCTTAAAAGGTACAACTACACCGGCTCAGTAATTTTTAATTTGCTGGGATGACTAAAAGGAGTGCATCTGTTTTTAGGTGTACTCCTTTTTTCGTTTTAACTCATTAAACTAAGGAATTATGGAACAAGAACAACTCACCGAATTCAAGATACAATTAGCTCTACCTGCTCCCAATATAGAGATTGCACAAGAAGTAGCAAACAAAGCTCAGGTACTCATAAATCAATTTGGATACTATCAATTCTTAAACCTGGTAGACTTCATGCAAAGGAATCCAGGTGCAGTTTCATTTGGTTTAAACTTAATTAATAAAAGATGATTATGGACGAATTGATTTTTCAGAAAGTACAAAAGGGTGATATGATTTTCACCTTAGAGAAAGATCGTCGGTCTGGTTATCCAATCTTTGACCAAGCAAGAGTTTTAAAAGTTGGCGAAAGTAAACCAATGGCCTCAAATGGTAAAGAAGGTTTTGTTAACAGTATCGAATTAGTGATACAAGATTCAATATCTCAAATTACCATTTATTTACCAACTAATGTAAATGAAGGTATTTATAATGGTACCTATTATACGACCAATCTCGATAATATCATTAATGAGGTATCAATGCAGAAACAGAATGCTTTAAATATTTTAAATAACAAAGCCAAATTTGAGGCAGTTGTTTCTGAATGTGATAATATTCTTGGTTTAATTAATAATCGTTCAGAATCACCTCGTAATCCTGCTCCAGATTTCGAAGAATTTAAGTTATCCATGAATGAGAGGTTAACTAACCAAGAAACCCTTTTATTAAGGATTGCTCAAGAATTGGGATTAGATAAACCTAAACAATAATAAGAATTATGCCAAGTAAGTCGGTTAATATTACACTATCGACTCCAATTGGTCCTCTAGAAATATACGTAGATAAACGAGAACAAGCTCGTGCAGAAAGGTTGATTGCTAAGACTCCAAGTATCTTAACTAAGGGTTATGCGAAAGGTACAGAAAAGTTTGGTAATCAACTTCTTCGTATAGTAAGACGAAGTTTGAATACTGGTGTACCTCCAAGGGGTTCCGGAGTATCTTGGCCACCACATGCTCCTGGTACCATAAAGAAATATGGAGACCATACCATGCTAAATCTTACTGGACAATATGCCAGGTCAGTTACCTTAGTAAAGGGTAAGAAAAGAACTTTCGTTGGTTTACCAATTGGAATCAAGAAGATTACTTATACTGGTAAGACTTCAAGAAAAACTTTGAATCAGATAGCTATCATGTTAGAGTATGGTAGTAGAGATGGTAATTTACCACCTCGTCCTCTCTGGGCTCCTGCATTTAAGGCTGCTGGTGGAAAAGCTGCCTTACAAAAGGAAATACGTAATGAAGTTAGAAAAGAAATAAGGAGGATTATATAATGGCAGTAGATTTTGAAATATCTTCACTATCAGGAACTGGTACTGCTACCATTCGTGTAAAACCGAAAGCAGTAAATACAGAACAGACCTTAAAAGAGCAGGTCCTCAAGGTAGTAGTTCAGGGTGTAGAAAGGGAAGTAACTCTGGTACAAAAGGCCGCTCCTAAAATAGTAGAGACCTGGGGAACTTATTTTAGTATCACTCCAGAAACTACTTCCCATACTTTCGATGGTACTAAAAGGGGTGAGACCCTAGAAATAGGTGTATACAGTTACCAACAGAAGTTTATCGATAATAAGCCTCAAGATGAATATCGTGCTGTAGATTGGAAAGTTGAAAGCTCCTCAGATTGGTTAGAGGTAACCCAAGAAATTGGAGAAGCTAATGCCGCAGGTAAGCTTACTATCAAAACTAAATCTACTAATCAAGAACATAACCCCAGTAACTATGACCCCTTGGAAAGAACTGCTATAGTTAAGATTATCTCACAGCAAGAACCTAACACTGAGATAGTTTTAAATATAACTCAATCTCCAGGTACTAGAACTACTAAGTATGGCTTTGAACCAACCCCGAATATACCATTCCCAAATCTTGGTCAAAATACTAGTACTGCTCAGATTAGTAATGTAAAGGGTTATCAGTACTACCTTATCAACGGTATTCAAGTTGCTAAATCTATAAAACAATTTAAGATAACCGATATAAGTAAGACAATAGAGGGTCAATTCCCTGGAGGTATTGGTTCTGAACCAATACCCTTTAAAGTATGGCTTACCGATTATCCTTCAAATATTGCTACTCAATGGGTTAGTGAATTAAATTGTGTTGGTCATTTACAAACCATAATGAGTGGTTTTGGAGGTATTCAGGTAACTTATAATGGGTATATTAATGACAATGGCAATCAAAGTGTTCAGTTAAATATTAGATTAGGACTTTAATGGTAAACTCAGAAGAAATAGTAGAAAGAACTTTTTATATCTCTCTACTTAGTACAATGTTGGAAATGGGTCTTACCTTAAACCCAGAAGACTTCTTACCTTTGTCTCAAGAAAACGAAAAAAGATTTCAAGAGGCAATCAAAGGTATGAAGAAGTTTATACCACTTTTTGGTATAGGGAATAATCAAGTAAAAGGCCCAAAGACTCTCCCAAGAATAACCATAGAACTACAGGGTTATTATGCTGGAGATATTGGTGTGAATAAATACATCATTGGTGATAAACTTGAGGATGGTAATTACCAAGCTTCAGAGTTTCCTTATGAAACTAAGGATATTACCATAGATGTACATCTGGTTTCTCAAACACAAGCAGATATGAGATTGCTACATACAATCTTATATACTGGCTTACCTGCTAGAGGATACGTGAGACCATACTTCAATGATTTAGAGGAATGGGAAAAGGGCAGGCTTGCTCCCACCGGAAACCTATTCATTGAGATTGGTAATTATTATGACCATCCAGATGTAGAGCATGGTATACTTGAGAAGGTATACACCTATGTATGTAAGGACGGTATTCTTCCAGAAAAAGCTTTGGGAGAAGGTACTCTTACACCTATCAAGGATATATCGGTTCTTATTGGATTGTTAGAACAAAACGAAAATGAAATGTTAGAGTTAAAAGTACCTAAGGTATAGGTACAATACTCTAGGGTATAAATTAAACGAGTAATTAACTTTAATCACAATAGAATTATGCCAACTTCACCTCATGTTGATTTTAAGTTTAAGAACAACAATGTTCTTCAAACTACTCCCATGTTAGGAGTTTCTTGTGTATTGGCTAGAACTACTAAAGGTCCATACGATGACCCTTCAGAAATCATCTCTACATTCTCTCAGTTCCAAAGAATCTATGGTTCTGAAATTGTACCCGATGGTTCTGTATCAAATATCGAAAAGGCTTTGCAAGGTGGTTCTAAGCTTCGTGTTATTCGAGTACTTGGCAAAGGAGCTACTCAAGGTACAGTAACTGCTTCTCCGGCTGCGGCAAGAAAAGCTAAAGATTCAGAAGATGGGATTTCAGTTGCTTCTGCTGTACCCGACTCGGCTAAACCCTCTGCTCTGATTACTTTCAAATCAGGTAGTACTACCTATAGTTTTGGATTAGTAACCAAGGGATATGGAGATCCCATTGGTAGTGCAGATACTTTCCAGGTTGGTTTTTATAAGCAAGCTAATACCTTGTATTATAAAATCTATTCGGCTAATGGGCAAGTACTTGAACAGGGTCCAGTAATAACCTACAAAACTGCCGATGATAACAATAATACTTCGGTAGATTACCTTGCTCTTAGTGCATTTGCTAAGAACTCGGAATATATTAAGCCGGTAATTACTGCAGGTTCCTCTTTTGAAAACCTAATTAAGTGGCTTACCGATGATATCGATGGTACTAAGAATGCTATCACTATTACCGTGGGAGATGCTGCACCCTCCGAAACAGAGAAACTGTTTAATGGTACTATCGGTAGTGCAGGTTCCACTCCAACTGCCGAAGAATGGATTGCTTCACTGGACTTGGTAAGAGACTACACAGACTTCTACCAATTGTTTATTTCACATATCTCTCAACACTTGGAACAAGATTCAGAGGTACTCAAAGTATACAAGGCTGCTGCTGATATGGCAAAAGAACTGATGGAATGGGTACTGTATATCGAAGTTCCCAAACACTTAACCCATTATACTCAAGGTACTCAGGCAAGAGATTACAAAGCTCAGGTTACTTGGGTACAGACTTGCCTTGGTACTGTAGGTAACTCTAAGTACATTGCCTACTTTGGTGGTGGACTTAAGTACTACAACGAAAAGGGTAATCTTCAGGATTCCGATGTAGTGGGTACTATTGTTGGTTTGGGAGATGCCTCTGCTACTCAATATGGTCCTTGGAAATCCTTTGCTGGTATGAACCGAGGGGTTATTGGAGATGCAGTTGGTCCAGTATGCCCTAACTATGGTTCTCCTTCTCGATATAACGAACTGAACACCCTTGCTCAGAATTATATCAATGAGATGGTAATCAAAGATACTCCAGATTCAGGTAAGCAAACCATGCTATGGCATTGCTTCTCTTCTCAAGTGAAACAGGATTCTGAAAGATTCCTTTCAATCGTAAGACTGAACCTTTACCTGAAGAAGTTCCTTCGCCCGGTACTCAACAAATATATCGAAGAACCAAACGTTTGGAGTACTTGGAAGAGAATCTGGTTGGAGGTTAAACCTACCTTGGATTCTTTGGTAGATGAAGATGCTATGACCGAGTATACCTGGATGGGTGACCAAGATGCAACTTCTTGGGATGACCTTTCAATTAATACCGAGGCAGATGCCCGTCAAGGTAAGTACCGTGCTATTCTTAAGTATAAGGATGTAGTTCCTATGCAAGAGGTAACTATGGAGATTGTAATTGATGCGGCATCCAAATCTGTATCAATCGTAGAAACAAGTAATAACCTATAAACATATAACGATGGGAGCAAAAGTAAAAAACCCACGGAAGAAATTCTTGTGGAGCATCATGTTCCCCAAACACCCTATCAATACTTATCTGTTTCAAAGTTGTACTTTGCCGGATATTGAGATTGACCAGGTTGCTCATGGGGACGTCAATAGAGACGTTAAAACTGCAGGTAGGGTTACTATAGGTAATCTTATCGTAGAGAAACTTATGACTACTGCAGGTTCCGATACATGGCTTCATGATTGGCTATACTCTTGCCAGGACCACATAGTTGGTGGTGGTTTAGTACCAAGCCAATACTGGGAAACGGCAATTGTAAACGAACTTGCCGAAGATGGAGTCTCAGTTCTTAATACCCATGTCTTCGAAGAGGTATGGCCATGTAAGATTACCGGCTTAGACTTGGACAGAATGGCTTCAGAGAATACCATTGAGTCCATAGAGTTCTCAGTTGGTACTGCAGATAAATACTAATTCCTTAGTCTATTTTCACTAAGATTCGGTGGAGGGGTGGGATTCCTGTGATAGGAGCTCACCCCTTTCTTGTTGTTATACGGAGTACTATGAACATTTGTAAACATTAAAAATAACAGTTATGGAATTTAGAACATTTAGATTTACCGGACCCTCTGGTTACGAATATGAAATCAGAGAACAGAATGGTGCTGATGAGGATATCCTCAGTAACCTTTCAGACATGAAGACTTTGATGAACCTTACCAAGTTCATTGCAGCAATTGTAATTAGAACTACGGCTACACCCAATGGGAAATTAACCATAGATGATGCCCTTAACTTACCGGTCAATGACCGCTATGCTATTATCTTTAATTCTCGTATCTTCTCTTTGGGGGATGAGGTAGAATTTGAATATGATTGGGGCAAAGAGAATGGAGGTAAAGTTACTTATGGCCAAGACCTTCATGAGTTCCTTTTCGATTACGGTACTACTCCAACTGTAGAGGATTTAAATCAGAAGCCAGATGCTATCCCTTATTATCCAGAGGGAGTTAGATTGGTAGACCATGAATACATTCTTTCATCTGGCAAGAGAATTAAATTCGATTGTATGACTGGTAAGGGAGAACAAGAGTTCATGAAGTTGCCATTGGATAAGCAAACTAAGAATGCTCCTCTTCTTTGTCGGAACCTTTACTTAGAGGTTGATGGTAGTTGGGAAAAGGTAGAAAACTTTACCCCATTTACTGCAAAGGATATGGCTGAGATGAGAAAGTATATCTTATCTATGGACCCCATTTTCAAAGGTGAGTCTCACATCACTAATCCAACCACTGGAGAAGAAAGAACTTATCCTATAGTTTGGGCACCGAATTTTTTCTACCTGACGGAAGAGTAATGTTAGAGAGTGATTTTGTTTATATCACCAGAGCCGAGATAGCCTTAGACTATTTCGGCTTTTTACGTCTTCCGTACCGAATAAGGAAAATATTCAAGGAAATGGCCGAGCAATATTATAAACAATTAAAGAAAAGAAAGTAAATTATGAATACCAGTAGGAGTATAGTAGAGGTCGGTGTTGCCATGGTTTTAAAAGACCGATTCTCTCAAGAGGCTGGCAAGATATCTGGGTCATTCAGAACAATGATGAATGATATGAATACCTGGAATAGAGGTATACAGATGTCAGCTTCTAATACAATGGACTTCGGAATGCAGCTCGTAGGGGGAATGGCAAGGGCCTATAAATACTCTGCGGGTGTTCAGAATGAAGTTTGGACTGCTTCGAAAATTGCTGGTGCTACCATTGCAGAACAAAGGGAGATGTTACAATTGGCAAAGGATGTCAATGAGATAACTCCTCTTACGGCTTCGGATGTTGCATCAGGACAAAGATACCTGGCTATGGCGGGTAATAAATTCGATGCTATTAAAGAGATGATTGGGCCAGCATCTAAGCTGGCTTCAATCTTTACAATGCCAGTGGGACAGAAAGGTGGTGTAGCTGACTTGATGACTAATATCATGTCAATGTACCAAATCCCAATGGGGGAAGCCGCTAGAGTAACAGATGATTTATATACTGCAGTTACTAATGCAAATATATCTTTAACAGACTTAGCCCAGTCCATATCTTATGCAGGAGCAGATATGGCAACTGCTGGAGTAGACCTTCGGCAAACCGCTGCTGCTATTGGTGTATTGGGTGATATGGGTATACAGGGTTCTATGGCAGGTACCTCACTGGCCAATATGATACGTTACTTACAACTATCTCTTGTTAACCAAAAAAAGAAAGGCTATAACGCTTTAGCAGACTTGGGCTTAAGTCCCGATGAATTCTTCGATGCTCAGGGTAATCTTATAGACCTTTATACTATCTATCAGAAGTTTGCTAAGGCTGCAGTAGATTTACCTTCACGAATTGAAACACCAACTTTCTTCAATATCTTTGGAGTTCGTGGTAATCGTGGTATGCTCCCCGTACTTAGGGATATTGCTTCTGGTAGAGATAAGATGGGTAAGATACTTGCTACCTATGACCAAAACATGGGAGCAGTAAACCGACTTAATGAAGAACGTCTTAAAACCGATGCAGGTGTAATTGACCAATTCGAATCAAGTTTAGAGAACTTAACCGTTACGGCAGGTGCGGCTTTGGGTAGAATCTTTACCCCAGTACTAAAGGTGGGTAACTCTATAATCAAAGTAATTAATTCTATTTCAGAAACTTGGGTTGGAGGTTTTGGTCTTAGGGTAGGAGCTACTGCAGTAGTAGTAGGTACTATTGTTGCAGGATTTAATACTGTAAGAGGTATTATTAGGTCTGTTGGGTATTTACAAACTATTGCTACTGCTTCTACTGAAGGTATGTCTGCTGCAGCAATAAAAACTAATACTCAGTTTGCCATTATGGAAGCACACATGGTAAGGATGGTTAACCTTATGAGAACCATGGTTCAACTCCAAATGATGTCAAGCGGTATTGGTATGAATTCTGCTGGTAGATTTTATAATACTAAAACCGGAAGATATGTTAAGACACCAAATCCTGGAGTACCATTAGCAACTACTATGGCGGGTAATTTAGCTGGCGGGGCTTTAGCTGGTGCAGGAGCTCAAGTAGGTAGTCAAGTAGTTAAGCAAGGTGCTATAAAAGGGCTAGCTTCAGTAGGTGGTAGACTCTTGGGATTACTCGGTGGACCTTGGGGATTAACAATTACTGTAGGTCTTCCTTTATTAATCGAGGGTATTAGTTACCTTAGTAATTCAGTAGATAGGAATACTGAAGCTCAGAATAAAGAGAAAGAAGACCCAACTACTATCAGGGCTCAGAATGAAGAGAGATTTATTAATGCTGTTAGGTTAGCTATTAAAGAAGGTATGAGAGATTCTCGTATCAATATCTCAGTAGATGGTCAAGCAGTTGGAGATTATGCTCCAGGTTCTCAACAAGATTTTACTGGAGCTGCATTTGTAATGGGAATATAAAACTAAAACACTATGGCTAGAGTATTAAATAAAGCAGCAGGTAAAATTGTTGAAAAGTACAATGACCTTACAAGAGATACGGCAGGTGTTCTTACTGGTCCCCTAAATAAATTATGGAGAGCTCGGATATTACTCAATCGAACTATCTCTACTCTTCCAAAGGATGATTCTCAAAAGGGTAAACTCTATAACCCAAATGGGGTAATCGGAGAAGCTCAAATATCGTCTAAGAACCCTATTCTAAATAAACAACTCCAGACTAAATGGAGAATGGAATTACAATTCCCAAGGTTAGAAGAAGGTGAAGGAGTAGACCCAGCAAAGGGGAATAAGAATACTACTAATTACAGAAACTTCGAGGCTAAAGCAGATGTTATATATCAGAATGAAGTAAGGATATATAACATGACTGTTAACCCCACTCAATACATTACCTTACAGAATAGACCTCCAGAAATAGATTTTAGAGGAGAAACCACATGGGCCACCATTAAATCAATGGGTCGCAATGTACCAATGTATCACTTTACTGGAGCTGAAGACATTATTCAATTCAATGTGTCTTGGTACTGTAATGACCCAGAAAATCCAGAAGAGGTAATCAATAAATGTAGGTTATTAGAGGCATGGTCTAAATCTAATGGTTACCAGGCTGCTCCTCCGATTGTTAAGATTGAGTGGGGGGATTCTGGTATATTCGATAACCACAATTATATCCTTACCTCAGCAACTTATACTCTGAAGAACTTTCAGAACGGTTATCGAATAAGGATACCCGGAAAGCCAGCTACTTTTGGTAATGGTAGGTTATTGCCTGCAGCAGCAACTCAAGAATTGATTTTCAAGAGAGTAAGTGCATATAACTTATCCTATGGAGATTTTATAAATTCCGATTCACTTAAAAAGACAGGAGGTATTAAATATGATTGATGTTAACCAATATATAAAGGGAGCTAGCCCATATAATAATGCCTATGCTCTGAAGTATAACGATGGGGATTATTCCTTAGAGGCTAAACCTCCAATAGTACCAGAATCCCCTAACGATATTCAACATACTGTTAAAGATGGGGAAACCCTACAAAATATTGCTTTCAGGTATTATGGTGATTCTGGTAAGTGGTACATCATAGCTGAAGCTAATAAGATACTGAATCCTTTTAAGGAATTAGAAATGGGAAACCTAATAAGAATACCGACTTATGGCAGCTAAACAGAAACCTATATTATATAATGGAATGGGTCAACCTTATTTGGCCCTTTTCAATTTTGGAGGTATGCCTATAATGAATCCAATTACAGGTATACCCCTTGGAGCGTATATAAGTACCTGGAGTTATAGATATGATGAAGAAAAAGAAAACTTGGCTACCATTACTTTCGATACGGGTAATCCTGATACTGTAGATATTGCCGAGATTCAAGAGAACCAAAACATTTGTCTTCAATGGGGATATATATACCCTGATGGCCAATTTATATCTGGGCCCATAAAAATAATTAAGGTAAGGGAATTCGAAGCCGTATTTGATTCTACAGGTACTCATGTAACTATTAAGTGCATTGATTCTTCAGGGGATTTAAGATATCAGCCTGCTTATGTTCATTCGGACATGGAAGGTTATAAATTATCTACCTATTTAGACAATGGTTGTGGGAATGCTACTGGTGTAATCATAGAAATATTTCAGTAATGGAACAACAGATAATAAGTAATAAAGTATACGAGTCACTACAGGTACCCACAGAGAGTACCCGTACTACTACTGGTAAAGTACTCTATGCTAACAAATACAGTGGAGTAGCAGAAGTAGCTATGCCAGAAGACTTGAAAGCTTTAATTGATAGTGACTTTGGGTTAGTGGGCAAGAACGTCTTAGTTCAATTAGAACAGAAGATGAAAGGGTATACTAATGGGCCATGGTATGTGGATTCAAGGGATGGTGTTATCTATATACATAATCGGAAATTCCATGAAGAACCGGTATGTACTTATACATATCAAGGAGAGAATGGGGAAGTACTTAGAGTATCTTTTGCTACTCAGAAAATAACTAAAAGAGTTAAAGCAGTATTAGCTCCATCTCTAGACCCAGATAGTAAAGATTTATCGGTATTATCAACTAATATAAATGAGCCAGAGGATAAACCTCCATTAGCTTTAAGACCTCTTGTGGCTCAGGTAGATAACCTTATGGTGTCTAATATTACTGGCAATGGGTTTGAAGATTATAGAAGTCATCCTACTACTCCTACAGAGGTAATGGATGCTTGGGACACTCAGCTTCAGTATAACATGGAAAAAACTGCAGAATATAAAAAGAGAGTAGAAGAGTATGAAGCAGTGGGTCCAGTAGGTGCTTATGAAGCAGGTAAGCAAAGAAAATTCGATGAAATGTCTACCGAAGAAGTACGAGCTACCATTAATCAAGCAGCTAATGAATTACCTGACGATAAGAAGAATGCCCTTAAACAAGTACTAAAAAATTCTAAAAATGGTAAAGAGTTAGAAGCTAATCTTAAGAAGCTATTAGAATGCGAAATGTATCTTTTCGAAGATGAAGATGGTATGGAATTTATGGTAGAAGAGTATGTAGACCCCTTAGATTATGACCCAGAGGGTTATACCTCTAAACAAGCAGGAGCGGGTATAGCTTCTGGTATCAATTTTCAAGCTGGAATATTACCTGCTTCAGAGAGAGGTTTCGAAGCTTTAAAGAAAGACCCCTATACTGAAGTATTATCCGATATGGAAGTTGATACTACTAAGGGTTATGGTCAAGGTCAATATGGTAAGAGGGTTAAGGTAAGACATATGAAAAGGGTAAATCTCAAGGTACCTCTTTATAAACTTTACCATAATTTATTTAGTAGATACGGTGGTGCCGATAAGTATGCTTGGGCAGCTAATGCTAATGCCAATGGTGGTTTAAAGCAAACTGAGAAAAGGTTAGTATGTCAACTTCAGGTAGTGGGTAGACCTATGCTAGCAACTTCCCAAATAATCCGAATAGATAATGTAGGGAAACGTTGGTCAGGGCTTTGGTATATAAAACAGTGTACTCATTCTATGGATGCCGGTCAAGGGTATATAACTAATATGGAATTAGTAAAGAACAATTCCAAGTCTGGCTCTGTAACTTCTAAAACTGATTTATCTACTCAAAACATCGTAGCTAATGATGCTAAAGCTAATGCTAAAACTAAAAAGGGGCAAGATAAAAAAGCCCTAAGTACTTCTCAGAATCTTAATCTTAACTTTACTTATAATGAGAAGGTATATTACAATGAGCATTTCTTGAATGATAAGGGGGACATAATTGATATCAAGGGTCAAGCTGAGTTTATTCGAAAGAAGGCTTATTATACTGAAGTAAATGCCGATAATCCTCAAGCCTTGGCAGAGGGTATAGTATTATCTACAGGTAATACAGTTACCTCTAAGGGTAAGTTAATCCCGGGCAAGGTATCAGTTAAACAAATCCAAGTGCCTGAAGATTATGGGGTTAAGTTTAATTATATGGCCATAGCTAATCGAGTATACCGAGACATAGCTAAAAGGTATAAGCGAATAGCAAGTCAAATCTATGTAGAAAAATAAGGGTATGAGTTACGAAACAGCAAAGATAATAACCGACGAAGGCTTAGAGGGTCTTGGTCGGTATTACTCTGTTTATCGAGGCATTGTTATTGATAATGACGATGTAGAGAAACATATGAATAGAGTAAAGGTATGTGTTCCAGAGGTAATGGGGGGAGTATTTGCTTGGGCATATCCTAAAGGACAACATGGTTCAATTAGTTCAGGTTTTAAATTCTTAGCTCCTAAAGTGGGAGATACGGTATTTGTTACTTTTGAATTTGGAGATCCAACTAAACCACTCTGGGAATACCATGGTTGGGGAATGAGCCAAATACCTCAACCATTAGATGGTCCTAATAAAATGGGGATAGTTACTCCTGAAGGAAACCTAATAGTCATAGATGATGATAACGGAGAACTCAATTTACATTTCAATGGGCCTGTAAATGTTCGTTCGGAGAAAGAGATAGTAATAAATGCCGAGGGAGATATAAATGTATCTTCTGGCGATTCAGTGATACTTAATACTGGAGAAAATGGTGGAGTAATCAATATTTTTCAATTAACCGAAAAACTAAATCAAACTATCCAAGAACTAGAACAACTTCGCAGTATGTTCAATTCTCATGTACACTCAGGTGTAACTACTGGACCAGGTTCTTCAGGTCCAACTCTAACTCAAGCAACTAAACCTTTCTCACAATTCGTTGTAGACGATTATGAGGATAAAACCTGCATACACTAATGGAAAAGAATTATTTTACAGACTTAGTTGGTATAGGTGTAACTTATCCTATCCAACTTACAACTAATGAAAAGGGTGAAAGAGGTTGGTACCCAGTAAATGGGGATTTTAAACTTATCAGAGATAATATAAGTTCAATATTATACTACATGATAGGCCAGAGATTTCGACAGGAAAACTTTGGTAGTAAATTATGGCAATGTATTGAGGAGCCAAACTCACAAGCCCTAAGTTTTATAATTAAAGAGTTTTTAAAACAAGCCATAGGTGCTTGGGAACAAAGGATAACCTTCCAAAATATCACCGTTACTAGAGTTGATGCAAAAATACACATAGAAGTAACATATGTAGTAAATGGAACAAATTCTAGTCAGTACCTCGATATCACCTATGACAGTTCGGATAATTCATTAAATACACAATAATATGGGAATCACAAATAAATGGCTTAACCCATACCAGAGGTCTTATCAACAGATTAAGGCCAAGCTGGTTGAATCCCTTATGGGACTCAAAGACCCTCAAGGTCAGAAACTCATAACGGATTATTCGGAGGGGAACATCTTAATTATCATCCTCTCATTATTTGCGGCAATTGCCGAAGTACTTCACTACTATGTAGATAACATGGCAAGGGAAACCTTTCTACCTACGGCAAGAAGGTATGATTCGGTAGTTAAACATGGAGCTTTGGTAGATTATCATGCTCGAGCAGCAATTGCTGCTACAGTAGATGTAATCTTATCCAGAAGCATTACTGGTAATTCCATTGGAGCTAAGTTAACTATACCCCAAGGTACTCTGTTTACAGATTCTAGTGGTAATTCCTGGTTATCTGCTAGAGACGTAACTTGGTATTCAAATGTAACTACTTGTAAAGTACCTATAGTTCAACACGAGAAGTATACTGCAAGTGCTTTAAATAATATGGTAATACCCACTGGAGATAGAGTTATAATTCATCTGGGTACTCTACCCAATGGTAAGTATTATGAACAAGGTTCTATGTCATTGCAGATAGGTGGGGAAACTTGGGTATTAGTAGATACATTTGCAAAATCCAAACCTACAGACAAACACTTTATGGTTTCAGTAGATGAGGCACTTAATCCTTATATAATGTTTGGGGATGGTACCTTTGGTAAGAAGCCTGCAGCAGGAGCAAAAATAACCAATGTGGTATTCTACTTAACCAATGGTACTCAGGGTAATGTAAAGAGTAATACTATTACTTCTGTACCTTCAGTAATTTCTTCTTCAATTACTGATGCTACCGTAAGTAATGCTTACGATGCCGGAGGTGGTTCAAACTATGAAAACTTTACAATGCTCAAAGAACATATACCTTTGAGTGTAAAGACTTTGGGAGTAGCAATTACCAAAGAGGATTTCGAAAGTTTAGCTATGTTAGTTGATGGGGTAAACAAAGCTAAAGCCGATTATGAATGCGGTAGAAAGCTTACCGTATATATTAGCCCAGATGGTGGAGCAGTTGCTTCTTCTGAATTAATTAATAGGGTATATAATTTATTATCCCAAAGGGCTCCTATGACTACTTGGTTGAAGGTTAAATCTGCAGGCAAGGTTCAGATTATTCTAGAGATGGAAGTTACTGGTAAGAAGTCTTATAAGACTGCAGAGATACAAACTCAAATTCTTACAGCATTATACAATGCCTATTCTCCAGAGCAAGCTCAGATAGGTGGAAGCGTAAGGGTATCAGATATCTATGCCTTAATAGATAACTTATCAACAGTAGATTACCTTCACCTTACTAAATTCTATATTAAACCTTGGCCTACTACCATCTATGGTAATAAAGAATTGAACTTGGGTCAGTTTAAATTGAATAAGGCTAAAGGGTCTATGACTTACTATATTACCTTCAATTCATCCACTACTTTTACTGTACGTTCTGTATCAAATGGGTATATGGCTACTGGTACTGTAGGTAATTCTATACAGGTAATAGATAAGGCTAATGGTTTTGACTTCTCTTTGGATATTCAGAACAATAGCTATCAGTCTGGTTACAGATATTCTATTACGGTATCAGAACCTAACCATGACTATGAAGACCCCGGTTTTAATTTACCAGTATTTGAAAACGCTTCACAATTGACTTTAACCGTAAAAGAAATTGTATAATGATAAACCTCAAAAATCTAATCGACTTTTTGCCATTCGAGTATAAAGCTCAAGATACCTATAAGGTAAATGGCAAAGGCATCTTAGAGAGGTTTCTAGAAATTTGTGGAGAGCATTTTGAAGATTATATTACGAAGGACATTGAGAACATTCTGGATATTATTGATATAGATAAGGCACCAGATATGTACCTCAATTTCCTTTGGCAATTTCTTGGAGAAATGCCCTTTGCTTATGGGAACACTATAGATGCACAGAAATGGGCAGAGTACTTTAATGGGTTCTACTCTGATAGTAAACTCCAAGAACTATCAAAGCTTTGGATAATCCCAAAGGAAGGACCCCTTACATTAACCAGTACTCAAGTAAGAAACATATTGAAGTACTCAATATCTCTTTTTAAAATAAGAGGTACCTCTGAGTTCTTCGAAATAATGATGAGGCTGTATGGGTTAACCTGCGTAGTAACTGACCCTGCAAAGGCTGATAGTTATGATGGTTGGGTAAAAGGTAATCCGCACTTTGACCAGTATTACCATTATGACGATAAGTATACCTATGATAGTACTTTCGATTGTTCTCAATGTATACCGGTAACCTTTAGACTTACCGGTCATGGATATACTTCGAACTCGGCAGCTTTCAGAAAATTTAGAGAAGCCGTAGAGGCTTTCTTTAAAAGATTCATACCCTATCATGTATCTTTCGATATTCAATATGGGTTTACCGTAAATGATGGGTATACTATTAAAGCCGAGTTAGTAAATCCAGACCAACCCAATTTGATTACTTCTGAAGTATATGAAGTACCAGTGAAGGTAACAGTAACTTCAGATTGGGTAAATGCTGACTTAAGGTACCAGATATCTAGTGATAACGTAAACTGGGGTTACACCAAACATGAAAGTGGTTCTATCTTTAACATACCCAGGGCAGGTACTTATTATTTTAGAAGTGTGGGAGACCCTACTAAGGTAACCCAAATCACCGTTAATCAAGAATCCTATAATCGAGTATATTCTATTACTTGCGACCCAATTACTGGAAAGATAACTCCTACTAACCTAAAAGTAAGTACAGTAGTAAGGGCAAATGTATCTTATAAGGGTACAGTGAAAACTTGTAATGTACGATTATCTGGTACGGATATAGTGAAAGTCTCTGGTTCAACTTGGGAGTTTTCCGAACCAGGTACCTATATATTCGAGGTAGTAGAGTTCCCAGTGAAGCAAACTTCTTTTGTCGTAACTCGAGAAGAGGTTACATATAAGGTAAGATGTACACCTTCTGAATTTAGAGTTTGGGATAAGCAAAGTATTAAAGATGCTACCACTACTCTTACCATTGAATCTAATTATCCAGAATCATTTACTGGTGAACTATACTGTAAGCTAATTGGTGATACTAAGTTGTTTAAGAACGGGGATAAGTTTACTGCTAATAGTTATGGTACTTATAAGTTTAAATGTACACTGGATAAAAGGGAAACAGATGAAGGTGTAGGTATATTCGAAGTAGTATCTGGTAAGACTGCAGTATATAGAATTACGGTTAGCCCACCAACAGTTACATTATTCAATGGCTCTGCCAAGACTACCGTAAAGATACAACGTATCTCTGGTAATGGTGATGATTATAGAGTAAGGGTAATTGAAACTGGAGAAACCTTTGATGCTCAGAATGGATATGTATATACTGCAAATAGGGCAGGGACTTATACCTTCCAGTCAGTAGCTTATCCTACTGCTAAGACTACTCTGGTAGTTAATAACTCTCCAGTAGTATATCAGAACAAGTTAAAGATAGTACCTTCGGATGCTACAGACAGTCATTGGAAAGAACCCAACTGGGCATTACCAGAAGACCTGATAGATGATACTTATGCAGTATACCAATTACTGGATGAGAAGTCTGCTTGTAAGTTCCATCTTGAGGAAATGAAAAATGGGGTCAATGTAAGTGGTACTGCTACCTGTGATGAGAACGGGGAAACCTATAACCTTGATGAGGAAATTGTTCTTACCAAGGCTGGGACTTATACCTTTGTGGCAGATGATGGTTCTTCATTAAGATGTCAAGTAATACTGGAAGATTATCCTACAATCATAGAGATTTCTTGTATTCCTACTTATGCAGAACTAAAGGGGAATGTTAAACAAGTATCTACTTTAATCAAGTGTACTTCTAATAAACCCGACTTCGATAGTCGAATAAGGGAAGTTGGTAAAGTAACTACTTATGACGCAGGTGGTGCTGGTTATGAATTTGTAACTGCACAAGCTGGAGAGTATATATTTGAATCAGTGGTAGATACTTCGAAGAGAACTAAGTTCACCGTAGTAGATGCAGACCTTTTAAGTGTTAGTCCTCAAAAGTTAGAATGGGAACATGATGACCTCTCAGAGAAAACATTTACCATTACAACTTACAGTAATCAATCTTGGCAAATAGTAGAACAATGATAAATTCAACAATCGATAGAATAACAGAAACCACAACTCAGTCTTTATTCAAGACATTCACTGTGGGTATATTGGGAGAGTGTACACAAATCTTGTATAATTTGAGATGGATGATAATCCTTGCAATAATTCTAATCCTATCAGACTTATGGTTTGGGTTATCTGCAAGTAGGTTACAGAAAATCGAAATTCGAAAATCTAGAGCTGGAAGAAGAACTCTAAACAAGATAGTAGATTATATCTGCTATGTTCTACTTGGTGCTGTACTTGGTAAAGCTATTGGAGAACCCTATGGGATGAACCCAATAGTGGTATCAATAACGGTTATGGTAATATGCTACTGTTTCGAAGTAGATAGTATATATGGACACATCTGTGAAATACATGGTATTAAGAAACGGTATAGTATATGGAGAATACTCTTTAAATTGTTAACCTTAAAGTTCAAGGATGTAGGTGAAGCATTTAAAGATATGTCAGAACAAAAGAATCAATTTAAAAATACTAAGGACAATGAAGACGTACTTTAAGTATGAAGGTATTATTAAATCAAAGGAAGCAGCAGAGGCAATTGCTGCTCCTTCTGGTTTAGGACCATTCTGTGGATTTGGCTCAGCTACCATAAATGGTAACAAGTTAGTGGTATCTCCTCAGGGAGTTGCTGGAAGTAAGTATGCCAATGTAATCAAGGATAGGATTATGGCAAGGTATATGGCAAAGGCTTCAGAAGATGGAGAATTGCCAGATGTAAACTTTGGGTGTATTTCAAGGGATGGGTATGTATTTATATCTGATGAACAAACGATTACTATTGAGAACATCCAAGGTACCCAAGGTTCAACAGAAGAAGTATTACTCTTTGCAGTACATACTACTATTTCTGAACCAGTAGATAATCCAGTAGACTTTGTAGCTTATTGGAATGAATCCTCCGAAAGCTTCTACACCTTGTTTAAAAAGTCTCTGGATATTTATTATCCGATTGCCGAAGAGAATCGTACACCGGATATCATTAATAATGATGTATATTCTAATTACGATATGACCTATAGCAATCTTCTAGAGCTGGTAGAGAGTGCTTGCCCTTATTACTCTAATAATAAAACTTCGGTTGTTCTTATCGGAGTATATGGTAAGGGTACTGATGCAATGACCAAACGAAATGAGAACTTTGCTATCGTACCCTATCAGGGTAAGTTCCAAGAAATCCCTTATACTACTGCTGCTCAGAGTATGATGAAAGAATCAGTGAAAAGAGTAGAACAGATAAATTCAGGCTTCCCAGTAGTAGATGAATCTGGTACTAAGTTAAATATCAAGCAATACATCGATAGTCAAATTGAGGCTATCCGAAAAGAATTCTCTGAATCTCTGAGTACTGCTAATTTACCAATCGGTTCTATTATTCTTTGGGAAACCGATGTAATACCCAATGGTTGGGCAGAATATACTAAGGCAGCTGGTAGAATAGTTATTGGTTACCAAGCTGGAGGTGTTCAAATTGGGGATGAAGTAATGTTACAGAATGTCGGAGATTACTATACTCCAACTAAAGGCAACTTCCTAATCTCAATTAAAGGCGATGACCTTCCTAAGCATAGGCATGCTCTTGGTGTATCTAAAGGTAAACAAGATAATGCCAATAACTGGGAGAACGTTCGTCCTCAATCTTTCTTTAATAGGGAGACGGGATTGAATGGAGATTTCGGTAGAGGAACTCCTACCAAGGGTATTCAAGATGGTGCTATCGTAGTAAGCTGGAACCTATTAGGGGAATCTTTCTTACAAGAAACTTCGGTAGAAACTTTGGATATTGAAAAATTGCCACCGACTATTACATTACGATATATCCAAAAAATATCATCATAAAGTTGTTATTAGTTATTTAGTAGTATTAAAACTCATGGGTATTATTTGTATTGTTTAAGAGTAAACATTCGTTTACAATCTGTGTTTTGCATAGTAAAAATCAATTGGGAAAGGGACGTTGGGAAACGTCCCTTTTCTTTTGTGTTTAGTATTTAAGTTCTTCTTTAGCTCGGTCTTCCCAATATTGTATATCTTGTCTAAGTTCTGATATATATCTCATAGATTCCTTAGTCTTAGGCATTTCGAAAAATTCGATAAGCATTATATTAGTTATTCGAGTACTATTTTCAAGCCTTTCCTTGATAAAAGGGGGAGGAGTAATTAATACCTCAAACAAAAGATAGGCATCTGGAGAAAGCTTATCCTTCATATAAGTATACATCATATCAAGCATTTCTGATTTAGCTTTCTCTTCTTCGGTATCATCCTCTAATTCTTTGTCATTGTCGAATAAGTCATCAAGTTTAAAGAGGCTTTGATTATACTCTGCTTGTTCTCCGTATGCAGAACGAAGCAATTTGTTTTTGAATGTACTAAGTGATGCAAGGATTCTTGCTTTAAGATGTTCTTCAGTACATTCACCATAGTATTTGTTGAAAACAAATAACATCTTATCCCAGAAATAAGATTGGATAATATCCGGTGTAAGATTAAACCGTTTATAATCAATCTGACGGGTAAGATTTCTGATTACTGGCTTACAGACTTTATAAAGTCTGTTGAATGTAGCTTCATCATATTCCTGCATAGGTTTTAATCTATGAAGCTCTGAGCCATTATTTCCTTTACTTTTTCCCATGTTTTTAAATATTCGTTATGCAAATATAAGTATTTTTTCTTATATAAAATAATAATATTAAATAATCTGGAGCTTAAGGTAGTGGATTAGTAGTTTCTAGATAGATGTCAACATGCTCAGAACTATCTCGGTACTATCAAAATCTATTAGTTTATATAATATTGCAATATAGATATGAAGAAATTTAAAGACAATATCAAGTTCAGTTTTTCTCCCGAGTTTCAATTCGAGATACTCAGGTTTGTTTTAAAAGATAAGGAAGGGGGATTAGTACTCAAAAGGATTAAATCCAATTACCTGGTTCTCATAGAACACTCCCTTATCTTCGAAGGTATATCAAAATATTTTAAGAAGCAAGGCAGAATGCCCTCCGAGAATATCTTAAAGGAAGTATTAAAAGAGTTACTAGAATCCAAAACCTATGTGGATTTGGTAACTAAGGATGATATACCTAATATCAATAAACTAATAAGTAATCTCTATCATATACCACTATCGGATTCTGATTACATAAAAGAAAAGATATATCAGTTCTCTACCTATGTTGAGATGAAGAACTTAAATGATTCTTTTGATTTGGATAACTTCGAACAATACGAAGAATATTCGAGGAAGATTGAAAAGGTACTTCAGAAAAGTAAACCTAAGAAAGAGGATGAACCCCTATATATGATTCGAGATATTACCGAGAGACAGTTTAGAAGGCAATCAGAACCTTCAGTATTACCATGCCCATTTAGGCAATTGAATGATTTAACCAATGCAGGAGGTTATCCAGAACATTCGGTTAATGTGATATTGGATAAACCTAAAGCAAAGAAAACATTCTTCATGGTAAATCTTGCAAGAGGTTATCTTAGAATGAAGAAGTCTGTATTATATATTGATACAGAAAATGGTCAAGAACAAATTATGGACCGTTTCATTCAATCAAGTATTAATAAAACTAAGAAGGAATTATACTCGGGTGAATATGATAAACTTGAGGCAAAGCATTTAAGGAAACTTGCAAGGTTTGGAGTTGAATTAGTGGTTGAGCGTGTACCAGCAATGATTACTAATACCACTTATATAAGGGAAAAGATAATTCAGCTTCGTAATCAAGGAATTGATATTAAAGTTCTTATGGTTGACTACGCTGGTAAGCTTGCATCAATAGCGGGTGATAGAGAAGATTTCGAAAGGATATCTAATGTATACGTAGACCTTCAGAATCTGGCAGAAGAATTACATTTAGATATTATATGGACTGCCCATCACATTACTCGTGAAGGTAAAAAGCATAGACTTACTAGATATGATGAAAATGATATCTCTGGTTCAATTGCTATTGTTCGTAATGCTCAAGTTATTGTGGGTCTTAATTCTACCGAGCAAGAAGAAAAAGATAATATACTTCGAGTTGAGATGGTAGTACAAAGGGACGGTCTTTCTTCAGGTAGAGCCTTATTTAAATGTGATGTTGAAAGACAAAGATGTACAGAATTTACAAGAGAACAACGTAAACAATATGATGAAGTATATGGTAGTAAGTTGGATGAACAATTTAAAAAGAATACTAACCCGGATGCGGATTCTAAGAAAAGGGAAAGAACTACTGGAGATATTTAGATGTAAGTTGGGTTATCATGAATGGGTAGCAGTTCATTGGACTGAGTTTAAACAGAGACCTCGTAGGGCAATTTTTTCTAAGAAAGGCGGGAGAAGGAAAGCCCAGTATTATGAGAAACGTCATGTAGAGTATTACTGTAATATATGCGGGAAGAAAAGATATGAAAATAACAAACCAGTTTAAATCTAGACTAAGGACATACTTTATTAAACGATTGGGAGCATTCGATTATAAGCACGGATGGTTACGCATTCCCACTTGCCCATATTGCGGGAGAGAACAGAAGTTGGGAGTTAACCTTTCTATGTATAGAACCAATTGTTTTAGATGTAATGCCCATCCTTCTCCTGCTCAACTAATAATGGACATAGAAGGATTTACTGAGTACCATGAACTAATTAATTTTTTGAACAATGGACAATTTGATGAACTACAGTTTAAGGAAGAGAAAATCGAACTTGCCGAAAGTAAGCCCGTATATCTCCCAGATGGATTTAGAAATATTTCGCTCGGAGACAGCCAACTTGCAAAAAGCATTCGTGGATATATCAAGAAACGCGGCTTTAACCTCGAGAAGTTTTCAAGATGTGGTATCGGATATGGAACAATGGGCACGACATATGGGTACCTTATCATCCCGTTCTATTATCAAGGACAACTTAAATATTACAATGCTCGGAACGTTATCGGAAAAGGTCCCAGGTATAATAACCCAGACAAAGACATCACCGGTTTGGGAAAACAGTTTATCATCTTTAATCATGACGCATTGGAGATGTACAGGTCGGTATTCATTTGCGAAGGAGCACTTAATGCCCTCACTCTCGGAGATAGAGCAATTGCCACAATGGGTAAAGCTATTAGCCAGTACCAAGTCAATGAATTACTTAAATCCCAATGCCAAAGATATATTATCCTTTTAGACCCCGATGCCAGGTCTTATGCTGTTAATCTCGCACTTAAATTAGTAGCTTATAAAAAAGTCAAGGTAGTATTTCTTCCAGAGGGTTTTGATGTAAATGATTTGGGGAAGAAACAAACACTTAAGCTAGTATATCAAACAAGGTATCAAAGTTATCAAGAACTGATTCAAATCAGAAACTCTTTGGAGTAAGGAGTTCCTATTATATTATAAAATAATATATTTATGCGTGAACCATCTATCCATATAACTAAGTCTCAGTTTGAGGAAATATTAAATACCCTAGAGGTAGATAACTTCCCAGTTGAGGCTTTTTTTGTTATTGCTCGAAAGGAGGCAATAAATCATAGAGCAGTCTTAGTTTCTAACAATAAGAATACTAAGCGAGTTAATAACATATTACTAGCATCTAAGGGGGATGCTGCCCTCGTTGCTGATATTTTATATGCAACTCGTATAAAGTTAAAGCATCGGGGAGTTCGGAAAATAAACGAAAGTAATTCTCGAGAATGGGCAAATTGTAAAAAGCTTGCAGAGATATGTAATACCTTCTGTGAAGATTTTAAATTTGATACTCGTGAAGGTTTTATCAAGTATATAGAGACTGGATTAAAAAGGATGACTGATTATCGTAATGTTATGCAAAGGTTATTATCTATGCAAGAAAACATCACTAATCAAGTAGATGCTGAGATAGAGTTACAAAATTCAGATTTAAAACTTACCAAAGAGATACATGATTACTTTATAGGTAAGATTGCTAAGGCAACTGGTATATATGAATCTTATGAAAATCAACCAGAGAAGTATGTACACTTTGCAAAGGTTGGTGACTTCTTAAAAGAAGAAGGTTGGGATTATAAGACCTTCATCGATGCTCAGTTTGAATCTCTTGCATGGTGTAATGGTTTACCAGACATTGCACAGATGTATACTGATAAAGCAATTGAAAGATACAATAAGTATTTATATAAGAATAAGAATAAACAACTACTCGAAGATGAACCAATAGTAGAGGGAAGTCTTTGGGATTCTATAAACAACTGAATATGGTGAAATATGATAATATACCTGGATTCCCTGGATATTACATTAGTAAAAGGGGAGGACTTTGGTCTAATCGTAAAAACGGGCAATGGAAAAAATTAAAGCCCCATCTTAATAAAATGTGGAACAGGTATCAATGTACTCTAAGGGATTCTCGTGGCATTAGGAAACTTTGTAAGATTTCTCGGCTAGTAGCTACAGTTTATTTACCTAATCCAGAGAATTTACCCATAGTAATGCACCTAGATAATAATCCGGCTAATGATTATTATCGAAATTTAAAATGGGGTACCCAGAAAGAAAATATTAAACAATGCTTATCGGATGGTAGGCTTTTTAAAAACGAAGTCTTCTTATCTCGTCAACAAAAGCCAGATACAATTAGAGATTCCGTAGTTAAAGACTACATAAAAGGATTCCCATTAAAATACATAAGTAACAAATATCAAGTATCTAGTTCTTGTATTACCTCGATCTTAAGGGAACGTAGGATTCCAAGAACTAGAGATACTAAATTTAAAATCAAAGAGTAA